TTATATATAATATATATTATTTAAATTATATTATAAAACATCCACTATTGCACTTACAATTTGAATTCCGAAAGGAGTATATCCAACCGTAATACAATAAGATTTTCCTGCAACAGCAGTCAACTTTGCTTTGTCACCACTTAATCCATCTCCGATACACAAATACGTTGTAGAGGGCATGTTTATTGCAAAGTTTGCACTTGCTTTAAAACAAATTTGTGAAACATCATTTATACTTGTAAATTCAGCAGCGTTTATCGTAGGGAAATTAGTCATCGACGAAACACTTCCAAGCTCATAAGATTTACCTGAACTAATTTGATTAATCCCCGTTTCCTTAACAAACAAATCCGCTTTTTTACCCAATTCATTAGTTACAGAATTTTGGGACATAACATTTGTCGTTGATGTTCCAGTTGTTTGAACAACATTCGGTACAGGACCGATATCAACAATCCCATTCGTTGGAGATTTCGTTGTTCCGTTTACCTTTACACCAGTAACCGTACCAGTTTTATTAATACCAGCGTAACCACTGTCGGAAGCTGTTGGCCATGACGCATTAATTGTAGTTCCGTTGATACTAATATGCGTACCTGCGCTATATGTTGTATTATTATCTGTCCAAGGAACAGAGACAGTCATCGACCCGTCATCTGCAACATTAACACCATAAACTTTACCACTCGTTGTACCGGGTTTAACACCGCCAATTTCAGAAGATGAAGCAACTTTTAAACTATATGTTGTTGTTCCAGAAACACCACCAGAACCAGAAACGTTTAAACCTGTTCCAGCAGTATGGCCGTGTGCCGTATTCGAGGGAAGTGTACCCTCTGATATGGAAGTTATTTTGCCCGTCTTATCCTGTGTTATACCAGAGATATATTTTCCGCTAGATGCTGTTTTCGTTCCAGATAAATTGGACGATGTAACAGTAAGTGTATTACCAGATTTTGTGATATTCGTCACAACACCGCTGTTTGCCGTTCCAGATAAATTATTCACATAATTAGATAAATCTATATCTGTGTTTCCAATTTTTTCCCATGAATAAGTTTTTGTCGTTGTTCCGCTTTCCAACGTAATATATTCATCATAACCATCGTTAGAAGAATGGGAGTGCGCTACAAGGTAAATCTTTCCCATTGTATTTGCACTTGCCGTCGGCAAAGATGCAACAACCTCATATTTGAATTGTGATATCCCACTTATAGCTGTATCAACATAATTCTTAACACCACCAGAAGTAATATAATTGCTGGAGTTGGCCGTTGGTGTTGAATCTTGCCCTGCATTAACGACATTTCCCAAACCGACATCTGATTTTGTTAATGAATTTTTGTATGCAAGAGAACCCAATCCTTTAACATGAACGTCGGTTCCACCAACGGCAATCGTTCCGTTCGCGCTACCAGTTGTAATGGTTTGATGTGTTTGAAGTGCCGTATCTGCTTTACCCAGCGATGTTTGTACACTACTCGCCAAATCAGTTTTTGGAATACCGCCAGTAGGTTTTGTGTATTTAGCATCAATCTTAGCTTGATAGCCGTCATATGTCGTAACTTTGGCAGAAGTGATGCCAGAATTAACAGCATTTAATTGGCTCGTACTAAGCTGATCTTGCTTATTATCAAAACCAGTAACTTTAATATTATCAACAATAGTTGTGCCAACGGTTAGTTTTAAAGTCCCATTATTCGTACCACTAGTCAAAGATATAGAATTAATTAAATCTTGCAAATCTTTTCCTGAAATTTCCAGAACATTTTTGCCATTAGCTTTATCTATACTAATACCATTAATTCCGATAATAGGTAAATTGAATTTTAAAGGTGAGTTGTTTTCTGTTCCATCTGAAAAAATAATACTGTTATTTATTTCAAAAGCAGCACCATTTATTGTATCATAAACTAGTGAAGAAATATCGGTTGATTGTATTTTTGTTACATCTGGAATTTCGGTAATTGCTCCAAGATCCTATGCAGTAATAGTAACTTCGCCTGTTTTCCCATTAACGGATGTTACGCCACTAGTAGTCTCATTTTGATATGTTATATTTTGTATAACAGTGCCTCCGCCAGTAGTATCACTATCTGACGGAGATATTCTTAAACTTTCATTTGTCGGACCACATTTAGCAATTATAAACGCGTTCGACAATTGATTTTGAATCATATAAATAATAGCCAAATCTCCACTTTTGAAGCTATATATTGATTGATTTGAAATATTTGGAATTATTCTAATACTTTCAAAATCTGAAAGCATTTTAATATTTACTGTCCCATCTTCATTTACACTGTCAATTTGACAAATTTCAACTCTGTCTAGCTTATTTTGCTCTTCGTTGATAATGGAACGTATTATATTTAAAAAACTATTAGCTTGTTCTGCTTTGTTCATACGTCCCTCCTTATCTGCTCGTAAATGAAAGATTATTTATATTTGAGCTTGAAATTGACATTGTTCCACTATAATCCAGCGAAAAAGAAATCGATTGAACAAGGAATTTTTCATTTTCTATTCCATAAAAACTATCTGTAATTTCTATTAAATTGTTTACTTCTATTAAAGGATTTAATAACATAGTGTTGCTTACACTTGTTTTAGCAACACTAACTTTTCTTAATTCATAATCAGCTCTTTCCTATGCAAGGTAATCTGAATTAATCGAAGAATCATTGATTATTGATCCTGTTCTATAGCCAATTCTTGATACACTAATTGGAGAATCTGCTGAATTATTAACGGCTGTTGCTCTACACGTGTTACCATTAACATTTGAACCGATAACAATAACTTTATTTACAATATCTTCGAAAGAAAAACTATAATTATGTGTCATCAAATCCCCGTTGTCTGCATTAAAAGAAAATAAAATTGGTTTATCGGAATCGTTGATAACTTCTTGTTTCGGAATTAACGTCAAATTACCGTTGACATTATAGAAAACTTCTGCAGAGAGCATTTCTGCTAATTTTAAAATAATAGAACCGTAAGTTGCACCAGCAGATTCTGATATTTGGGAAATTACCCTTTTACCTTTAAATAAAGAATTATAAATTATATCTTTAGAATCCAGCATAAAACCAGAACCATTATCCGTATTCAATATGTTGTTTATAACCTCTTCAATATCCTCTCCCACATTAATTGTATAAGAATACTCCAATGTTCCACTTTTCCCTTCTAAAACAGAAAATTTATCAGCTGTTTCTATACTAACCGTTTTTGTATCTGACTAATTATCAACGCTTTGATTTTGACAAGAATAAATGCCCTTTCTAAACCAAACAACACTATTTTCATCATTGTTTAGATTGAATCCAATATAAAAAGAAAATTTCTGTCCAACCCAAAAATGATTGATTGACGGCGTGTATTCTCCGTTGTTATTATTCAATTGAAAAGACAATGTTCTTCTCTATCCACTTTGATAATTTTCGGAATAACTTCCGCCAATAATGTCTCCGTTTGGAATTTCATATCTTTCTGTTTCATCGGCGTTTAAAACATAAATTTTAAATCTTGGCGATATATGTTTATTTTTAATATAATCTTCTATATAATAAAAATTATAATATTGATCAAATAAATAAGGAGAGGTAATAGAAATTACCTCTCCGCTTCCTTGTAAAGAAAACTAAGATGAATTATAAATCATATTTACCTCTCCTTTTTATATTTTATCTAATGCCACAAACGGCATACATAGATCCATCAACATATCCAAATCCTATGTTGTAAGAAGTGCCCTTTTTAGCACTAAGTTTTCCGCCTTCGACACCTTCGCCTATAATAGTTGTGTTTTCTGGCGGCGTATACGTGAAATTACTTGCAGCAGTAAAATTAATTTCTGCCTGTGAACACTGACGATTTTTATAGTATTCGTCATTAATACTACCAAATGTTGTTGTTAATCCATTAATAGAACCAAGATTATAAGTGATATTGTTGTCTAATTTTACAGAAGGACTTGTTCCAGAAATAGACTTAATGTTTCCCTCTGCTTCCAAATACAAATCTTTATCTGTTTTATTTCCAACCAATTCAACACCGTTTATCTGTGGTTTATTAGAAAGAATATTATAATCCATCACTGGCTCATCTCCTCCACCAGAAACACTTCCGCTTAAATCGGTAGTGAATTCGGTTGTTTGTATTATTCTTGCATCGCTTGCGTCTGCAATTTCCGTCCAACTAAAATTAATGGTTATCGGCTACTTGTCCCAAGATTCATTAATTGAATTTGAAAATTCGGTTATCTGTATAATAAACGATTGACCTTTAGAATTCTTATAAAGCTTCGGGTTTCCAGAATTACATAATTTCTTCCACTCATTTAACATGTCAACACTATCATTAGATGTAATTTTTGTGTCAAAAACATTAATAACACGTTCGTCCATTCCGCATTTGTCTAATAGTTTTTTCCAACGAGATTCTGTATATCCGCCATATACTTCGCTGGTATTTTGTGTTAAACCCCATGAAACACTACCGTCTTCGTTTCTTACAAGAACATAATTCCTTGTTAAAAAGTCGAAAGGAAGCATTTCGGAGCCAAGCAAGCAAGAAACAGAACTTGTTGTATAATTCTTTTTCCCATAAGAAAAAGCTGGGTACTGTCCAAGCGTATCTTGTTGTGATTTAGCAACATTCTACTGTTGTTCACCTGGTTCAACGTTAAATTTAAATAACCAAGTTTCATTTTCAGATGTTGTGTAAACATTATGTTCGCTAGTTTTGTGTAATTCAGAAATCGACCAATAATCCCACTTTGTTGTTATCGGGAAATGTATTTCTCTTTGAATGGTTTGATCTCCATTTTGATCTGTCAAATAAATTATATATTCATAATTTCTATTTGTTGTTACATTGTAGTCTATAACACGAGAAACATTGTTTTGCAAAACAACCGGGTGTAATATTTTTTCATAATACACCTGGTTGTTATTATCTCTCCATACTTCTCTTTTATAAATAGATCTTTGTGGAGTCATCTTTAATCCTTCTGAAACAATTCCATCTGGGAACGGCATTGGCAAATCATTAACTTTTTCAGCTGTGTAATTCAACGCAAATAATAAAAAATCTTTATTTTCGTCGTTCATAATATCATTATATGTTTTCTTTGAAGAAATTGCTGGAAAATTTCTATTTGACGGAGAAGATTCATCTTTGTTATAAGCATATAAATAAGAAACTCTTGATTTTCTTGACGGTTTGCCAAAATCTTGCGACTTATAGCCGCTACTTATACCTATCTTAATATTAGCCATTTTCGCCCTCCCCAGTAACAAAAGTTAATATACCAAATGTGTTCTGATTAGATAACGTTGTTGTATCTAATTTTGAATTTAAAGCATTTGTAATTGCCTTGTTCTCAACTGGATTAACAGAAGTCAACGACAATTCCGAATCAACATCTATTACTCTTTGTGATACGTTCCCATCAATGCCGTATGTGATATTGTCGCTTTCTTTTCCACTCCACTGAACATAAAAAGATAAAACTTTGCCATATAAACGATTTTTAATCGTATTCAACGAACCGTCTTTATTTCTTAAATGTTCAGATTGAGTATCTTCTACCGTAATTTCATCTTCCCAAATATTATCTTCGCCGTTTTCGTTTGTATCTTCCCAGATATTATCTGATATATCTTCTTTATGATTATTAACTTTTCTATAACAATAATAAACGGCGTTAGCAGATTCGTTTATAGCAACTACTGTTGGTATAATTATTTCATCGTTTTTATCCATCCAAAGACTATAAACCTTAGTTCCAGTAGGTAAATTTTCTACTGTTTTTCCGCTTAAAGACAAATCATTCTTTATAAATATTGGAAAATTATAAAATACATCTTTATTGCTTAATCCATCTGAATCGTCCAAAGTATAAATCATCTTATCTATCTTAATCGGCACTTTACTTATGATATCATTTTTAACGCTATTTTCTTCATCATAATTGATAAAATACCAAGAATTTGAATAACCTATAGAAGGCTTATTAGCTCCAAGAGGAACTACATTCGAAGGGACATAAGATATATAGTAATTATTGGATCTAATATAAGAATTATAAGAAGCAGGAAACAAATCGGTTGTTACATTTCCATAAACATATATATTCGGATTCTTTCCGATAGCGTAATTGCCAATCTTATAGCACTCATAATTCGGGAAACCAATTTTATAACCTTCAGGCCACTGATTAGAACTTATATATAAATCTTCTGGTTTCAAAACCAAGTTCTTCGTTTTGCCGCTATCTGTATTAATAACAACGTTTAGAAATTCTGCCGAGTATTGATAACTGTCTATTGTAACCCTCGTCGTAAACTCGATACCTTTGTTCTGATCAAATGTTAAATTTTGTTTAGAAGGGGTATTCCAAGAACTTAATCCGTCATTGCTATATACGCTATCATATAAAACACCTTCTGAGTCATCAGATATGCTCATAACACTACCAGAATACGTAACGCCATTTGGATTGTTTGCGTAATAGTTATCAGTTTCTATCAAATAGTTTCTATCGCCAAAATTCGGATATATATAACCGTATTTATCTTCAAACCACATATCGACGCCAGTTAAATCGCACCGAAGTCCATAATTAGCCCAATCTTTATCTTGTTCTAATTCTACTGTAAAATTAGTATAAACGGCAACCCTCTTTGTAATAATTGTTCCATACTGATCTGTTAGAACGAGCGATATAATATACCAATGATTTACTTCTGCTAAACCATAAAATGTATATTTTATCTCTTTATCATAACCAACTTCTGATTGCAAAATAAGATTGTTCGGATTTAAATATGTTGTCAAAGCAGACTACGCTGCGGTTTTATACACATCGGCGTTTTCGTAAATATTTGGAACATCGTAAAGAAACCATTGATAATTTCTCCACTGAACCAAATTGGTTTGATTATAAATAGCCTATGCAAAAATACTTCTCTCATAAATCTCACATGTGTTATCAGCCTTAATTTCTATATTTTCACCGCCAGAAACACCATATAATTTCAAATAGACAGTTGGACGTTCATATAAATTAAATTGATTTTCACTGCTCGAACGGAAGAATGTTTTAATTGAATATAAATCATTTGTTTTAAAATTTAAATTCGAATCTTGTCCATCTTGTCCAATTGCCCAAACGGTTTTATCTAACAACATAATATTCGAAGAAGAATTATCTTTATTGAATATTTTATCTCCAACAGAAACAGCGGTAGACGGAGAAATAAAATTGATAATTCCAGTTGTTATATCATATATAAAAAACTGAATTGTATCATTAACTATCATTGGAGCTTTTGCGTTATCATTTTTCCAAACAACGCGTATTTCACACTTATTCCATCCCTCTGGTGGATTAAAGCGGTATAAACCATAATTCCCACTATAATAAGCCACATTTTGATCAAACCTAACTTCCACTTGTAAGTAAGAATTATTTCGATTACGGTACGCGAAAATTTGATATTGACGATCATTCTAAAATATATTATCCTATTTTGTTATGGTATAAACTGGAGTGATCATCCAGTCATTATAACTACCATCCTCTTTTGGTTTCGTTGTCCCAAATACTTTCCATGCATTTTTGTAAAGATAAGTATAGGTTAATGTGTTTTTTGATTCCCCAATCAAAGACGCTAACTATGAAGTTATATCCATATTGTTTTTATAAATAAATCCATAATTATGTTCTTTAGAATTATTTGGATAAATTTCAACGGGTTCTTCATTGTTAAATTTTATGGGCGTCTTATTGATAGTGCCAGTTGTAACTTGTTCCCCTTCTTGCGCGAAAGTATATGCTTGAAGATTTTGACCTGCGAACGAATCATAATCACTGTTGGAGCTATTGGTATCTAAAACAACTTTATTTGTAATTTTTCCCCATGTATCAGCATCGGAAGAACGATACCATTGAATTGTTATTTTATAGTCCGTTCCTGTGTATTGTTTACCAATATAATATTCTGTTCCTTTTTCTATCGTCGGTGTTTTAGGAATCCAAATTCCATTATAATTAGAAGAACCATTGATATTCGGTGATGTATTAGTTTTTATCGTTCCGTCTTCATTTAATTCATGTCCATCATTTTCTGTATTCAATAAAACTCTTGTCTAATCAAATGTAATAACAGGAGAACTATCTTTGTCATAATTTGCAAATTCTTTATAACAATACCCGTTGTAATTCTCATTGGTATTCATAAAAAATGGTTTATTATAGACACCTTTCACCTTTTCTAAAGTTTCAGAAGAACTGTTTCCAGTAACATTCTTAATAATGAAAACTTGTTTTAAATATGCTACCGACGAATCTGATTCGGAACCTTGAAAAAATTTTGGCACAAAATATTTTCGGCTAATACAAAAATCAACTTTGTCTTTTGCGCCCAAATCATCTGGATTATTACTCATTTTAAAAACTTGGAAAACATTTGATATATCTAAATTTTTCTCAGACAAACCATCTTGTCCAGTTTGTAAATACATATGTCCGAGATATGAATCATAATCTTTAATTCTAACCCTCGTTCCGACTTGTTTTACATCTCCTGTAATTTTTGCTGCAATCTAAAAATCAGAACCAACATTAACAACTGATGCGCTATATAATTGTATAAAGTAATCGTTGTAAATTTTATCGCTCGGATAGCTTTGAATTCTTTCATTAGTAGATCCAAGAATTTTACCAGAAGCAACCGTCATATCATAATACTTGATTTCTGTTGGTCTAAACTTATTATTATCAACAGCTGTTTGTCCGAGCTAATATAAAGTTATTATCCATTTATACTGGTTTCCATTGTGTAATTCAATAGTATTTCCAGAACTATCTGTTATTTCAGAATTTCCGTCTATATTATACACAACAACATTTTTTTTCGTTGTGTTTGTTAATTTTTTATCAAAATCGTCATTATTTACAACAAATGGAATCTTTAAATAACTTCCATTTAAACCAGTGTTTAAATCAGAAATTCCATCATCAGAAATAATCGATCCATTCTTCGTCGTATCATAATGAAGATCTTTGATATATGATATATTATCAACCGCGTTTCCACTAAAAGGGAAAATTTTATGATTATCACTATCGTAAACAGTTATAGCATACCCGTCAATCTTTGTGTTTGACGTATCTATTTTGCATTGAAAATAAATTGGTCCTTCTTCCAAATATGTAATATCAAAAGATGTTAAATACGGCGAACAATTTGTCGGTTTAAAAACTGCCATAATCTATTGCCTCCTCTTTTTATTTTTTATATTGAGTTATGGCGGGCGGGAGGTATCTCACTCGCCACACCCAAACTTATTGGTGAGATGTTTATTTTAAAGTGTAACATCACAAACCACTTTTATATTAAATTTTATTTACTAACTTTATAAATCTCTTCTGGGAAATACTTTTCCATAAACGCCGTACCTCTACGGGTGGCATCTCCTTCGAACCAGATGGAATCATAATTTGGGTGTAGTCTTCCTTTGTGTTTCGGTGCTTCAAAAAATACAAGCCAAACAATAAAAATAATTGCATATAAAAACAAAATACCGAACACAATAATTACTGGCAAGCAGCTTGCAAATATACCAATCATCATCGGAACAAAGAACGCCAAGGCGAACAAACTACAGAAAATCGATAAAAACTTAAATTTATCTTTATCTGTGTCGCAATCAAACAGTCCATATCTGACAGCACTTGGTATGCAAACAACAAACGGCATAAGCGGTCCAAAAATTATATTCTGTAAACCATGACCGTGTTCGTGACAATAAGTTGATTTTGGAGATCTTTTATCGCTGATAAAACCAAATCCCCAATTTGAACCACCCCAATGTTCACCAATAATATTATACGTACATAAACCAAATCTCTTCGGTTTTGTTTTTGTAATTAAACACGAGCCAAGAACTACAAATAAACCGATAAAACTCATTATGAATCCCCAAGTAAATGAAAGGAAGTAAAAACCAATCATCATAAGAATTCTTTTAGACTTTTTCATTTTTTGTCACCTTAAGCACCAGCAGCTTCGTATGTACCCTCTATACCACAAATAACAACTCCCTTTTTAATATTTTCGGGAAGTAACGTAGCGGGTTTTGTTAAAGTTACAGAAGAGAAAACTTTACCTTCTGTCGGTGTAAGTACCTAGCTACCATTCGAGAAATTCGGCTCAACCGTCTTTGTTTCCGTAGGAGTAGATGGAACATTTACGGTTACGGTTGAATACCCTTCGAGATTTTCATCAGAAGCATTATATGTTTTGTTCTCTGTTGCTTCGAGTGTACCAAGTACGGAAGGAATATCACCACCTGCAATATAAGCACCGTTTTGAAGAACGTAATTCTTACGAACGTCGTTTTCAATCACTGTAACAATAGATGTTTCAAGCGGAACGCCATAATTCGTACCATTACGTGTGATATATGGTGTATTTGTTGGAACGTCTGCGATATCTTCGGTCGTATCAGCAAAAAAATTCAAAATATATCTGTCTCCAACTTTTTTTGCATAATCCAAATAATACATATGTTTTCTCCTTATATATTTATTTTGAAATAACGCGATATATTTCAAACGCGTTATTTCATTATTTTATTTAATTGTTATGTCTTGTGTTGCCAGCGGCAGAACGCAAGTCGATCATAAATTTATTCATATCAAATCCGCTATCAGCATTAAATGTTGCATAAACAGTTCCAATATTTGTAGAATTATCATTGCTAGTAGAATTCGATTTAGAAACGTTTGGCATCTGATTACGAAGAGTCGCAATGAGATTTGGAGCGATTTCACCAAGAGAAAATAAATTCTTTGTGAGATCAGCTGGAACAATACCAGAATGAGAAGGAAGTGACGTAAGCGTACCTTGTGGTGTTACAATAGCCTCTGTACCAAGTTCATTGACATAGGTTTTTCCACCAGAATAATCATAAGAACCTGTTGCATTTGACGATATATCTGTAATACTCTATCCGCCCTATGATGTTACGGCTTGTGGATTTTGAACGGTGTATAGTTTACCATTGTTTTTATACCATATCTTATCATCATCGTACGTATTTACAACTAATACATCGTCTGGTAAATCAACCCAATCGTAATATTGTTTATTGTCATCATTGTCTCTCCATGACTAGAATCTTCCAAATGTTCCATCAGCATTTCTTTTGGCAAAAAATGCCTATACTTTACTGTCTTTAAACTCTTGTTGTGTATGCAAATTTGCCCTATTTGCATTAGAAGCTGTTTTGAGATCATCGTAATTTATTGCAAATGTAAACTACGATTCATCCCAGAGGGCCTTCCTAGTATCTTTACTCCAAATACCCTTTGTCGCAACAGTAACTTTTTCTCTTTTTGCATCAGGATTATTTACGCCAAGACCGCTATCTCCAGTCTAATTATTTGCATCGTTGGTTGAACCGTCTGTGTTGTTTTTTATAGAATCTACAATCTACTAACGAATTTTATCCGCATATTCTTGACTGCTCATTTTTTGTAAAGCATCAATAATATTGGAATGATTTTCATCAATACCAAGACCATCTTTAATTCTTTTAACAACATCTGTTAGCGCATTTAAACTTTCGTTATTTTGAATGGCTTCCAAAATAGCTTTTTGCTGATTTAATTGATCAATCTGATATTGTAAATCTTCTTCGGTTTGTTGTCTTTCTAATTCATCGACCTTATCTTGCGCTTCTTGAATTGCAGAAGTATCTGCCTGTGCAACAAACCCAATACCAGCGCGATAAACTAACTTCTTCTCTTTCTTAGCGTTTTCGAGCGCATCTCGTGCTTTAATTAAATCAAGCTCTTTCTATCTCTACTTATTGATATCTCCGAGCTAATCTTTTATTGATTGTAAATTATCGATTTGTTTATCCAATAATTTATTTTCAAGTTCAATTACTTTATCTCTCTCTTCGTCTACATAAGTTTCAATAGGAGTCCCAGCGGCAACAACGCTCGACCACATATCCATCAATTCTTCTGTCCACTTAATATTAGCTGATTCAAAATCTTTTGCGTCTTTAATCTATTTCAGAACATCGCCGCTTATACCATTTTTTTCAGCAGAAGTTTTAAATATATCCCAAAGATCTGTTCTGGTTTGTGCGCCTTTTGCTATTTTTCCAGCATAAGCTAATCCAAGACCACCTTCTGGATTCGCAATCATAGCGGTAATATTCTTAATAATATTATCCTATGAAACATTTCCACCTTCATCGAAAAGCAAATCAGGGTATTTAGAAATGATTTTCTATAAGTTTTCTGCCGTTAATTCAGAATCTTCACTTAAATCAGAGAATATATTTCCCAGAGTTTCAAATTTACTTAAAAACTCCGTATCACTGCTCATTACGTCCCCAAGCGTAACAAAACCAATAAGATCTTTCAATCCTCTCGCTTGATCTGCCGTAAGGTTTAAAGCATGAGCAATATTGGAAATATTTTCTGGATTAGATTTATTTATCTTATCTATGATATATTTAGCGTCTTCATAAGTAGCCACGCCAAGAAAATCTCTTATCTTATCTTCGCTTTGCGTATTTATAAATTGATATAACTCATTATATCCACTAATTCCATCTTTATAATATTGTTTTAACCATTCCTCGTTTTTGATTGAGTTAGCTAAATTATAACTCTCTTTTTTTGTTATAACGCTATAGTCTTCATGAGTTTTAAATTCAGACACAATGGCATCATAAGCACTCTTATAAATATTTCCATTTTCGTCAAAAATATTTGCTGTTGGATCTTTTTCCGCCCATTCTCTGGCTTGTTCAATAACCATTCGTTCAAGAGAGACATTGCGTAAATCAGAGGAGGTGTATGATGAAAATCCACCACTATAAAACGCACCTTTTAACATTGTCTCGTGCAAATTGTCGTTAATAGTTTTTAGTTTTATATTTAACTATTCGAACTATGCGACACCCTGCTCAACGGTTTTATTATATTTTTCTTCGTATTTCGCTCTTAGTTCCAAATTTAATGGATCGTTCTAAATATCTTGTATTAATGAGTATTCAGCACTATTAACCTTATTTAATAAATCATATCTCTCTTCTTCTTTTGATTTATAAGTTTCCTGTGCCTCTGTCATTAATTGAGCAGATTTATAAAGAGCAACAATTTTTGGAGTTAATTCGCCATCGATTTCGCCGCCGAGCTTTGTGAAGTTATCGGATAACGAAGAAGATTCATCTAAAGCTTCGAGCATCTACGCTCTATATTCCTTCTCTTGCTTATATTCTTCTGAACTCCATTCACTTCTATCTTTACTTACCAATTCTTCGGCAGATGTAATTGCAGTTTCTACCTTTTGAGTGGCTTCAAGTTGTTTCTTGGCTTCATCCACACGAGCACGACGAGCGATTTCATCTTTGTGAAATTCATCATAAAATATTTTACCAAGTCCCTATCCAATTAACGGACCCAAAATACTCCCTAATAGCGGGCCAACAACAGGAACCGCGGATAATAAACCAGTTGCGACACCAGAAGCAAGACCTGTTACTGCTTTATCTGCACCACTCGTGAAATCACCATAATTAGCCGTCATTCCAGAAGAAATTCCAGCACCTATACCACTAATTATGCCATAAGTTTTTAAATTTCTGCCAAAAGATTTACCAAAACGTTTAATCAAAGACGGTTTATTTCCGCCTCCTATATCTGCAATGGGTGTATCTTTCACAGGAGATTGACCGTCTACACTATTAGACGTATTGCGTTTTATACCAGCCGTATTATCTGCAATTTGTTTTAAAAGTTCCTCCGTATAACTTTTTGGTTGTTGTACTTTTGAACCATTTAATATTGCTCTTTCTTCTGGGGTTAATCCTTCTTCTCCGACAAGACCAACACGATATTTCGCTTTTTCAAGCAATTGTTGTTCTACAAGAGTTTTTGAACCACCAAAACTACCTTTAAACCAATTTGCCGCCGCAGACTTCCCGCCAAACAAACTCTTTATTTTCATACCAAGAACTGGTAGGTGCTTAGCATTAATATTGATTAGCATCGCCACAATATTTGGAAGTATTTTATCAATGTTTTCAACAACGCCTGCAATTGCCTTAAAGAAACCTTTTACAAATTCGCTCGCTTGAAGTTTTTGTGTAAAACTTTCCCATGCGGTTTGTATTCTTTGCATAGAAGTAGCAATACTATCCATAACAGCAGCATACTTCTCATCCGCTGTACCAGAAGATGTACGAGAAGATTCCAAACTTTTTTTATATTGGTCGTAGTTTTGCATCAAGGCTAAGAATTGGTTGCGTTGTCTTACACCAGCCATAGCGGTTGCAACGGCATTTTGTTCGACGTCATTTAAATTATCCCATTTTTCAGCCAAATCATCAAGGACTTCATCAAAACCACGCATTTCGGTTGAAGTCGAACGGATCTGAATACCAATTGCATTCAACACCTTTTCAACATCGTTTATGCTTTCAGATGCATCTTCCCCATCTTCTTCCATTCCAGCGAATACGCCGGCTTTAACATTTCCATATCTTGACAAAATCGTTTTTAACGCATTACCAACACTACCAGCATCCTGCTGTGTAATATCAATAATCGTAGTAAGCATTGACGCCGTTTGATCGAGATCAAGATTAGCTGCTTTTGCAGCGGCGGCCGTTCTAGACAACGCTGTAGCGATATCACCAGCTGTAGTTGCATATTCGGCATCGAGTTTTGTAAGCTTATCAACAATTTCAGATGATGCTGTGGCTTGGAGATTGAAACCTTTAAGAACAGCGGTAAGCGATGTTGTTGCCGAACTCATATCCATAAAGCCGAGACGAGCAAGTTTTACAGAAGAAGTAATCAGATTGACTGATTCACTTGCACTATAACCTTGACGCATCCATTCACTTGCAGACTTTGCAACTTCAGTTGTTGTTGTACCAAGTTCTTTCGCAAGTTTGTTATAACTAGTCATTAAAGAATTCGCTTCATCAACACTCGCGCCAGTTACAATACGAATATCGGTCATTGCTTCATTGAGCTTTAATATATTTTGATATACGTTCGCAATTTCTTTTTGGACTTTATTTAAAATACGAGCAGCCACACCAAAATCTGTAATTCTCTAGAAAGCTCTTTTGATGTCATCACCCATAAGGTCGAATATATTACGCGCACCTTTATCTTTTGTGTACATTGCGGCGCGTTTAACAGAAAATTGACCTTGTAAACCAGATTCAATAAGCGCAGCATCTTTATCCGTAACAGCCTTTCTTTTTTCTTGAGTTGTTAGTTGCGCTATTTTTAATTGTTGTTGTGCAACTTTTATAAATTCTTGCTAAGACTTTCTTTCTCTACCAGAAGTTATATTAGACTTGCGTCTTGCATCATCAATCTTTAATTGATAATCGTATTCTGTTTTTAAAGCTTTTGCATATTCTTGATTATCTTTTTTTCTTTGAGCTTCGGCTTGTTTTTCTTCTCTTTGCTTTTGCTTATCTTCTTTGGATTTACCTTTCTTACTACCGCCAGAAGCACTACTACTTCCACCAATTGTAGTTTCGATGGGTGGTATGCCACCACCACCACCACCAGAAACAGGTGGCTGCTATTCCATTATATTGACAATCTTTCCAGTGTCTTCTTTAATCTGTTTAATTACATCGAGTTGAGACGATCCACGTTTACCACTATCTTGTCTCTTTTGAACTTCTTTTAAAGTTCTACTTACTATCTTATTTTCAGCATCAACTGTTACACCTGTTTCTTTGTATGTTTTATTCGGATCTAAGTCTCCACCTTGACCAGCTGGATAAACTGGAATTGGACCACCAGAATATTGAATATTTCCAGAAGGAGGATTATTTTGCAAACCATGTGAAGAAAGTTGTTTTGCGGATAATCTTCTACCAGTTCTAGACCAAACATAAACACCGTCTTTTAAAACAGGTTTATTTTCTTCTTTTGGAATTTTCGCCGATGGTGTATCTATTTGTGCAATTTTCTCTATTTGTTGAACTGCATTATCTATAGCATTATCAACAATGTTTTGTGTAATTTCTTTAGAAGATTCTTCAACTTTTTCTTTAAGTTGAGAATCGACTGGATTATATAATTCACCTTGTGTCCCATCATCGAACAGAATAACTTGATGTTTCAACGCGTTATCCTCGAAAAATGGCATATTTCTCTGCTGAAAATCTTCTATTGTTAATTTAGAAAAATCATAAACAGCCTGTTTTTGATTTTTATATCCTTCTGAAATAGAGGATAATGATTTTTCTATGTCTTCTTGATATTTCTCAACATTTTCCGAAAAGGTCACATCATCATATCGTGGCTCTTCCATATTTTTGGGGAATCTATTTGCATAAGCGATTTTTCTTTCTTGTTGATTTTTATATTCTTCATTAGCTAACTATAATAAATATTGAGAAACCGTTCCAATATCTACGGGCAAATCTCCTACAGCAGCCCTTCTTTTTGCGTACTCCGGTCTTAGATCCTCTTCATCATACCCTTGCAAATCCCCAGTAATTATTGATTGTAATGTTGGATATGGAACACTTTTTTGTTTTTTATAAAAAAAATCAGCCCAACCTAAATAAGCTTGCTATACTGATTCTATTAATGATTTGCCATCAATTTGTTCATTAGACTTAGCCATGATTTCAAGCATACTCATTAATTCGCTTTCTTCTGCGGAATTAGAACGCAAATTACTAATAGCAAATCTAAATTTTTCCTCATTTGTGCCCATTTGTGGAAATTTTTCTAATAAATCCTGACTTCTGAAATATCTATCCAAAGATTTTAAATTAGAAACTTTTAACAAAGAGGTTGATATGTTATTAATATCATCTCCTAATTCAGGGTGTTGTGCTGACAAAATTCTCGATACGGTGTCCACTTTATTGGCGTAATCTATAACTCTTGCCAATCTCCTTGCGGCAACTGGGACCATTTGAGCAGCGGTTTGTGCATCTATCGGCTTTCTATGATTTATAAAATCATCAGTAAGATTCATTATATCTTGTTCTTCGGCTATATCAAAAACATCCGGTTCATACATATCCTTAGAAGCTTTTTGTCTACTTTCCATAGTACTTTCTCTGGGAATACTTATATAAGAACCCGACTCTTTATCATATATAGTTGTTCCGCCAAGATCTTGATTATAATAATTATAACTTGGCTCATTTTCTCTCAATCGTTTATACTCGGCTAAAAACGTATCTCTTAAATCACTGCTGTTTCCAATATCATACCAGAATTGTCCTTTTGTTTGACCAAATAATAAAGATAAAAAAGAATATTTGTCTTTTTCTGGTAAAGAATTGATCATTTGCTCAGCTTCTTCTTTTTTGCTATTTAGCCAAAATTTAAACTATTTACCATTCCAATAAGTTGTTTTTTTCTATTTTCCCTCTTTGTTTGTCCAGGGTTTTTCAACGGAACCACCAACATACCATCCTGGCAAAGTTACATCTTTATAATCTTTTTTTCCTTCATAAACATCTAATTCATCGTGTATCCATTTAGCAATTTCATCATAAGAACGAGTCCCAATCTGAAACACCATTGGAGCACTAAATGCGTCTAAAGTTCTATTCTTAGTTGTTGGAGTATACATAACATAAGAAAATGCTCTTTTATCTAAATCTCCGCTTTCAAGACGCATTAAATTTACATTACTAGCCGTTTGTGCAATATTATAATTAGGTTTAAATCTTGAAGTAAATTTAGTATCTTCTGTTATAATTTTATTTTTTTCCTATTTCGAGGCATCAGTTGTACCAGCTATTACATAAAGTTGTCCATTGTGCCAAGTGGCTGCCATACGTGGAGTTTCTCTTTGAGAACCTTTTAGAAGCGGGTATTGTTCCTCTAGTTTTAATGCCTACTGTGCCACTACAAACTACTTTCTAAAATTCGTATCAGTAGATTTTTGCGTTCTTCCTAATAATGTCAATAATTCTGGATAAATTTCTCTGTTTTCATTTATTTGTTTATATATTTTTTTTATAGAATTATCTACATCATATAAATCTATGATACCCTTCCCGTGTAACTCCATTAGTTTATGAGCTTCCGTCCCGACAGGAGATTTGTTTATACTATTTCGAAGTTCTTCTTCTTTATTGAATATGATTTCCTATATTTCTTTTTTTTGTCTTCCAATCGCTTTTTTTTCTTGTTCTTTTAACGCGTTTAATTCTTCTTCTAAGCCTTTATATCCAGTTTCAGAAAGATGAGCAAGTTGTGTTGCAGAAATTACTATTGCTTTTTGTTGTTCCAAAAAATCCTATAAAAATTTATTTATAGTTTTATAATCGTGTTTGCCAAAACGAGTATCTAGAAAACCTTTTAAAGAAACAAAATCTCTGGTGCCTTTAAGATTCGTAATTTCTTTAATTATTTTATCGGCATATTCTTTAGAAAGTTCATAATCATTTACTTGATTATCTGAGCTCAATTTAATTTCAATTTCCTTTTTATCCGCCATTATTATTTCCTCCTTAATTTGTTAGAGATATATTGAACAAACTCTTTTTGAATAAATTCCACTATTCCCTTATAAGTTCTATCAATAATCCAAGATTCTTCTTGTATCGAAGATATGGGTAACATCCAATATTCATTTAAAGTTTTGACTTCTTTTGTAACAAACCCATCGTAATATTGTTTGTTTAAAGGAATACTATGTACAGATTCTCCCTCGGAATCTTTCCAAGTGATTTTATCTTCATCTATGTATATTTTACAAGAAGGAGGATTTATATCATATACTACTGTAACAGCAGACAACATTTCTTCTAATGGAACGTAATTTCCTTTTAAAATTGAAGTATTTATCCTATAAACTTCTTCTATATTACTTTTGAAAATCTTTTCAAGATTTTCAGTTAAATATTTTAAAGCGTCTTCTAAATCTTTTTTATTTAAAGATTTTAATAAACCTAAATCAAGGTGAACATCTTTCTACGACAAAGCCATAGGATAATTACCTCCTTATATTATTTCTTTTCTTCGTTCTTTTGCTGTTTTTTATATTCTTTAACGGCTTTCGCAACATTTTCCTGAATTGAATTTTTTACCGTGGATGTCATCGGATCGACAAAATCAACAACTTTTGCCAAATTTGCAATAATCGATGGATCGATATTAGTTCTCGTCTCATTGACTTCTTTTGTCAATCTATCCAATGCTTCGGTATCAACGCCATTTAGTGCGTTAAATAATTCTTTCAAATTCGAGAAATTCAACATCTGATAAACCATTTCTTTTAAATGGTTATAATCGTCTCTGCAAAATTCCAAAATATAATCTGCAAGACCAGACATCCAAATTAAATCATAATAACCATAATCTTTTAATGCTGAATCAATCATCAAATCAATGTTGGTATATGCCATCAAAGCATTAAAAGTTAAAGAAAGTTCGAGTGCGGAGCAATAACCATATAATTCGTCTCCATAACTTTCAATAGATGCCAAAACTTTTGTTAAAACATCTTCTTTAAACAAAAGTGGCAACATTTTCCTTACTACAAGTTTTTGCTTCATATTTTCAAAATTGTCGATATTTTCTTGTTTTGTTGGATCATCAAGATAATCTGCACAAACATCTAAAACATCAGTAATTTTTAAATTCTCTACGCCTTCCATAACTTTTAATCTCCTTTTTATTCTTCTTTGTTTTCTTCTTTTTCGTTAAGTTTATCGAAAAAGCTATTCAATGATTCTGTTTCACTAATATTAGAATAATACTTAACCATCTTTGGATCTGCCCATCTAAATATAGATTGAACAACATCAATCGGATACCCAGCAAGCTCCAAAGCAGTTGAAGTCGTATGCCGAACGTTATGCGGAAAGAAATCTTCTCCAAGATAATTTCCAATTGTTCTCGCAAACGAATTAATCGTGGCAACATTTGCTTGTTGATAAGAACCGTCGTGATATGCGACAAACATCCACTCACTCTTAATACCAAGTTCTTCTCTTTTTTGTTTCCACAATTCAATATAATGATCGAGGGGAACGAGTGTTCTGAAAATAATTCTTGTTACAACCTTTCCTTCTTTTCCTCTACCTTTTGTTCTAATTTTCTCAGATTCATAAGCTCGACCACCATAGACCAATCTGTCTTCTGTAAAGTCGCTCATTTTCATTTGGACAACTTCACTTTTTCTCATACCACTCCCGGCTAAAACAGCAAGGCAAGCGGCAACCTGATATTTTTTCGCCTCTTCTAGCTTTACCAAACATTCTTTAATTTGGTCCATTGTCAAAATTGGTCTTTCTCTGACAAAAGTTTTTGCAACAGGTTCAAGAACTTTTACAATATTTCTAAATGTAGGATAATCTTCGTCCATAATTCTTTCAATAAAATTTGAAAGACTGCTTAAAACTGAGCGCAACGAACAAACTCTGTTTGGGCTTACTTTTAAATCGTTCGAGAGATAACCGAAAAATTTAATCAATTCTCTTTTCTTTAAGTCAACAAAAAATTTGTTTTGATTATGCTTTTCATTCCAACAGAAAAATACTTTCAACTATTCGTTATATTGATGAATTGTTTGAGGGCTTTTATTAACCGATACGAGATATTCAACGAACTCGTTGACCAACCCTTTATTTTCTTTAGAAACGCTGTCCCAATTATCGGTAAGACCAGCATTATATACAGTGGTGCGCTTTCCCATGTTCAGTCACCCTCCTTTACTATTTTTAATGAATTTAATTTATCTATATAATTGAGCAATTCTTGCTTCTTTTTTTCAGATTTAAATTTTTTAATATCTTTATTTATGCTCTTAATCTATTCTGCAATATCCCTATTCCACTTCCTATCGATGAGTGTAAGCGTGACCGCCAAACTATCTGTTATATCTAAAGGAAGACCAGAAAAGTCATATTCCGCGCATAAAAAGGATATTTTATTAGCAATATCTTCTTTTGTTGGTTTTTCTATTCCAGTAAGTTCTTTAAAATAAGCTTTTACGGAAACAGAGTGAATTCCGTCATAATCATAAAATTCAAAACCACAATTACCGCAAGCTATATCCAAAATAGCGTGAACTTGTGCCAAAGCTTGCAAAGTAGATATTGTTGAAAACCGACCATTTTGTGTCGGCAATTTTTCTTTTATAACAAAAATTTTCTTTTTGTCGAACTTAGAGGAAAGTTCGAGCAATAAATGCTCGAACTCCTCATAAAGTCCATACCAATAATTTTCTTTTTCCTCTCCGATAATCATTCCAGTGAGAATTACGGTTTTATCGGAAAGGTTATAAAGTGAATATCCTGTGTTATGTTTTGCCAAATCAAAAGACAAAACATAATCATATTCATTTATACTTTTATTAAATTTAACCATAGTAATTCTCCTTTTATCTTTTATAATTTACGATTATGCAATAATGGTTGTCGCAGAACCGCAATCTAATTCAAAGATTACAGCCGTATCGATTTCGATAGTGGGCGTAACAGAAGCAGTTCCAGTAACCTTAAGGCCAGTTCCAGCAGCAACAGAAGTAACAGTACCAACGTTCGTTGTATAACCAAGTGCTTTTACTTATCAGTTAACAGTTGGTTTTCTCCAACTCTCTTAGCTCGTAAACAAGTTGTTTACACAATTCTTTCTTTTCTGCGTAGTCTTTGCGTTCCATTCCGAAAAGGTCTACTTGCTCGACGTCTTCTCTGTATTTATTAAGTAACGCTTGCTTTTCGCGAATTGTCTTTGCCAATTCAATTTTCGCTTTCTGCTCTTCTGTAGATTCGTATACTTTAGGCTTTGAAAGTTCGTTAAACTCTTCTTCGGTAATTTGAATATAATTCTCATCAATAAGTGGTGATTTAAGATTGAGAAAACCCTTGTTATCTTTTGACTTGTAATAATATCTTTGCATAATTATTCACTCCTTAAAGTTCAGTTACACTATCACTAAAATCTTTAATTGTAAAAGGTCTTGCAAAATAAGCAGTTGCCTCACCACCACTGCTACTCACTACACCATAAAAATCTACATTAGTTGTAGAAGAAATAGCGTCTACTCTTACTACACCACTAATAGTTGGACCTGTTAATACCATTTTATAGTAACTATAACTTGGTAATTCTGTGATTGCAGTTGAACTTGTACTATATATAACAATACTACCCCCACCAGTAAATTCTTTAAACATAATAAATATTTTATGCATATACAACTTTCCACCACTACCGCCAATCTCACTTAACGGTTTAGTTCCAACAGTTCCGTCTGCTAACATAGTTACTGCGCTTTCTGCTGATGGATTGGTAGGTTTTGTGAGTTTTTTATCTATATACTCTTTATTCTTTTTATTAAACCTGACAAGAGATAAATAGATATTGTTGGATTGTATTTTTTCAGAAAATGCAATCCAATTCGTTGCGGTCTTGTATCTCTCTTCCGAGGACTGCTGAACGTAAATATTCGATACCGTTGCGGGAATTGAGTTTGTGTACAAAGTCGGAGGTACAGACGGGAACAATACAATATTTTTTAAGTCAGTACAGTTATCAAACGCATACTACCCGATACTCTTTACTCCGTTTCCGATCGTCACGCCTGTAAGTCCGCTACAATACCTGAACGCCGAATCGGCGATGACTTTGCAACGATTGTTGATTTGCACCGTTTCTATATCTTGACTCGCCTTCATTAAGTAGAGATATGTATTATCGGGATTGCCTAAGTATTTTAATCCGTTTTCTTCGTTGTATGCCAAATTATCGCAACCAGAAAACGCCGAATCGGCTATAGAAGTTACGCCGTTGCCGATTGTTACGCTCGTTAGTTTGCTACAACCATAGAACGCTTCAAAGCCTATAGAAGTTACGCTGTCGGGTATCGTTACACTCGTAAGTCCGCTACAATACCTGAACGCCGAAGCGGCTATAGAAGTTACGCTGTCGGGTATCGTTACACTCGTTAAACTCCTGCAATTAGAGAACGCAGAATCCCCGATGACTTTGCAACGATTGTTGATTTGCGCCGTTGCTATATCTTGATTCGCCTTCATTAAGTAGAGATATGGATTATCGGGATTGCCTAAGTATTTTAATCCGTTTTCTTCGTTGTATGCCAAATTATCGCAACCAGAAAACGCATAATAGTCGATAGTTGTTATGCTATCGGGAATCGTCACGCTCGTTAAACTGCTGCAATAGCTGAAGACGTACTCACCAATACTCGTCACTCCGTTTCCGATCGTCACGCTCGTTAAACTGCTACAACTACTGAACGCGTTCTGCCCGATACTCGTTACGCTGTCGGGAATCGTCACAGTAATTAAACTATTGCAACATACGAACGCGGAATCAACGATACTCGTTACGCCATTCGGTATCGTCAAATCCGTTACAGGTTCGTTGTTCAGATACAAATTATGTGCATAATATAACGGATTCGAAGAAGAATTACTAAACGATATATTGCACCATGCCGCTATATCCGTGATATATACGCTCGTTAAACTACTGCAAAACTCGAACGCATTCTCCCCGATACTCGTTACGTTGTTTCCGATCGTTACACTCGTTAAATTACTGCACTAGTTGAAGGTGAACTCACCAATACTCGTCACGCTGTCAGGAATTGATATATTTGTTAAACTTATGCAACCATAGAATGATCCACCTCCGATACGTGTCACGCTGTCGGGAATCGTCACGCTTATAAGTCCGCTACATCCATCAAACGCAGAATCGCCGATAAATCTGCAATTATTATCAATATTTGTTTCGGTGATACTTGTGCTTGTAGGACCGTCTAAATAGAGATACGGGTTTTGGGCACTACCTAAATATTTTAGATTTTCTTTTACGTTATAAACAAGCTTACTACAGCCTTGGAACACCCATCCACCGATAGAAGTTACGCTATCCGGTATCGTTACGCTTGTTAAATTACTACAATTTTGGAAGGACATCTAACCAATACTCTTTACTCCGTTTCCGATCGTCACGCTCGTTAAACTACGGCAACCAGCGAATACGGAATCGGCGATACTTGTCAAACCGCTAATTGCAATCGTATGTTCAGTAATCCCGTCCGTATATGTGTGCGTATTTACTTCAGTACTTTCCGCCTCAAAGTTTTCAATCGTACCGTCGCCCCAATCGATTGTTGAGCCTGCAGGGGCTTTGAACGTTGCGCTTGACGAGTTCGGAAAGGTAGTGCCGTTCCATACAAGATAAGTTTTACTAGAATCTAATTCAGCCATTGTGCTCCTCCTCTCTGATAGGTTCGTCTATCTCTTCAAAATGTTCTGGAAGCTCCAACAAAGGTTGCTCCAGCATTTCATCATTTAAATAATAAGTGTAACCGAGACTGATTTCATTCCCAAAGATAAAACCGTCTGATATTCTCCTGAATACTTTTCCTTCGCTTGCTTTTATAATTCGATTTTCCATTTTTAATCTCCTTAGAATAATGAATCTGCCATTTCCTCAGAAATGACCTTTGCATAAGAACAGCTATCAGAAATAGTGGGAAGATTTTCCCATTCCGTTTCCCCATCACCGATTTTAAAAATATGGGTATCAGTAGTATAAGATGGTTCTCCATCTCTCAAAACAATATGATTTGATTCAAATTGAAATTGAGTTCCGTGTTTTAAAATAAAAATAGTTTTAATAGTTTTTTCCGCCATAATGTCACCTCATATATATAAATTTCCATCATAAATAATAGTATCAACATCATCTTCCACTTCAACATGCGGAATTGTTGCTATTGACGGAGCAATATTTTCAACATTTTTATCTTCAGGGATAGAACCACCCATTACAGATATCTAATCATAAATTCCATTTAAAAATTTTTCTAATTCTTCCGGTGTTTCACCGCCATCTCCGACAAGATGCCATATCTAATCTTTCCCAAGATAATATGTAACACCACGATCTTCAAGAAGAGCGGTTGAACCAGGAAGAGGAATACCATAATTAAAACCAATTGATTCCCATGGTTTATTATGATGCGGCAAATCGCGCATATCTTTTGCGCCGTCAAGAGAAAAATTTAAATAAAAGCGATTGTTTATCCGCTTTTCTTCTAAAAGAGTTATCAAAGCAATTCTTCCTCCTTAAGAGTTTTTTCTTCTTTCACTTCAACTTTCTTTTTACGAGGCTTAGCAATCGGTTTGGCTTCAGCTTCTTTCAAAACTTCTTTTTCTTCCTCCACCGCTTTCGCTGCTTCGGCTTCTTTTTTGCGTTTTTCTTCAAATAATTTTTTAATTCTGTTCAAATCACAGCAACCACAAGCCATATTTTACCTCACTTCACAAAATCGCGCTTAACTTCTGCAAGAGCGACTTCAATTAATTCTTTAATATCTTTAACACCAATTGCTTTTAAAAACATTTTATAAATCATCGGTGCTTTCTTTTTAAACATATCTTCAACAAGTTTTAATTTCTCCGCGCCCTTACCAGAACCTAATTTCTTTTCTGCATAAGCGACCAAACCTTTAAGATATGTTATAACCATTTCTTTTCTTTCTTCTGGCTTCATTTTAGAGAATTTAACAATATTTACAATTAAATATGCTAATACTCCAACACAAAGTAACCCGAAGATAATATAAATAATAATATTTTCCATATTTATCACCTGTGTTATATTATTCTGTAACTATATTTAAATAATTTAAACCATCAACCCAGATTTTAGCAGTTCCAAAAGAATCTTTCGACGCATAAACACCATCTGAAACCTTTCCGTTTAACGCCGCTGTTACAACTTTATTTTGCACTGGATTTGTACTGCTTGTCGATAAGTGATCGTCTACAACAATTACATCTGCCATATTATTAATCTCCTTCGCGATTATTTTTACTGCGCCGTATAATCAACCGTTGTTTTATACATATTTCCAGCTGCTGATGTTTCTGTCTTTTTAACTGGATAGTAACCACCGACATTATATGGATCATAAGCGTTAAGATACCATTTAGTTCCACCTGTTGCGCCTGTCCCTCCGTTACCAGTAGCATAAGAAGGATATGTTCTCATTTTTAACTTCAAAGCATATTCAACTACTTTAGTAGGATTTGATGGATTATTATATGGAAAGTATGTAATATAATTTTGTTTATATTGTTCAAATACTACACTTGCAATACTTTCTGGAATCATATCACTACCATCTATGTAATTCACTTCCGAAGTTTGATTAAGAATGCATGTCACCTTGACGTTTTGCAAGCTATTGTCAGCAATCCACTCTGTTGTTGCGCTAGGAAGATCATTAGTTAAATCTGATAGCGTTAGATCTCCTATGGAATACGGACAATCTGTGGGAAAAACAGGAGCTGTGGTTTGAGCTCCATAATCACCTGTATTCTATATTCCAGCCCAATTACCGCTAGTAAAAATATAATTAGGACGAAAATCGCTGTAAGAACTATTCAATTTACATAAAATATTCGGATATTGAAGACCTGCAAAACAGGATGTATCAAAATAGGTTATATTAACTTCAGCATTATTTTCGCCCTGTGCAAAATACTCGTCTATAGTGCTTCCCGTCTTATCGAGAATATACTGTAATCCCCAACCTGTAAGTATATAAAAATCGCAAGGATCAAGTGTGTTTAGCCAGGGATTCTTAAGTCTGATCTATGAGGTTATATTCACTCTCCAATACGGCTGTGCAAGAAAATTACCATTTGGAATTAAACAATATAATTCATCTTTTGCAGGTGGATATGCACTATTCTCATAAAAAGGACCGAAACCAGGCACATAAACATTGGAAAGAGCATCTAAAAATTCAAATTCTCCCCAATTTTCAGCGCCGGCGGTTATAATTATCTTTCCGCTACCTGCTGTTCCTGTTGCTGTTACGCCAAGGGTGTCGTGTATTGCATTTGCTATATCAACTTCCGTTATTGTTATCGTTTCGTCAAATGGACTTTTTATCACAGAAAGATCTGCTAAAACAATTGTCCATTTACCATTATTATAACTTATATCATAAATACCATCATCAGTTCCATCCAGAATCCTTGTCGGGGCAAACGTAGAGTCTTCTTTTTTATAAATAAGAGGGAGACCGGTTAACATAGAATAAAGTGGTATCTTACTGTGCACATTAGCCATTGTTATTGGTTCTGTATATGATTCTAATAACGCCATCCAGTTCTGAGCAATTGCATCATCTCCAATGTATAATCTACCATCACTATTAAAATTAAAAAACATTTCCACACCGGCGATATTTATTAGCTCTTTTCTTGTATACAACATCCAAGCAGATCTGCAAATCGCAAATTCATTTTCAGCGGTTATTTTCGCCATCTAATTTGTTGTATCACCGTCGATCCAAACAGCATTATAAGCATTAGTATAATCAGACCAGTTTAATACACCAAAATTAACCACAACAGTTCCATTAAGTTTAATACCTTTACACCCTTCAATTTTAGTTCCGTTATAATAAACACCTTTAAGTGTTACAGGGGTTGTTGTGTTATTAAAATATATTTTATTAGTAGCCACTATAACACCTCCCGATTAGCCTTCTGTTTTAATATATAAATAATTATCTGTCTTATTTAACCAAATTTGTACTAAACCATAGGTACCTTGTGCAGCATGCGTAGTATTATCTACTTTTCCATTTATTTCATTTTTTAAATCAGTAGATAAATCAGCCTTAGAAACAGTAGCATCTGTAATTCCGAATAATGTTCCAGCAGGTAAGGTATCTACTTTTGCATTAAATTGTGCCTCTGTTCCAACTCTTAAATCTACTTGACTATAATTTTCATTTTGAGCCATTTTATTTCTCCTTTTAAATTAGTTTTTTCTCTCCCTCCCTGCCTACTCGATAAACAAGGAGGGATTAGGAGAATTGTTTTTTTTTACATATATTTATACAAGAAATTCGCAGATGAAACTGCTTTTTTATTTAATGAATACCACTATTACTTGGTATTATTCCTAAATCAAGCACTCCATCTGCTGTTTTATATCTTAATCTCTTAATATTCTTATTATTTATTTCTAGATTCTTTAATTCTATAAAACCAAGAGGAGATACTTTTAATTCTGGATGATCTGTATAGAATTGATCTACGGTTGTTGGTTCATTTCCTGCTCCATACATAAGAGTAAGGTCATAAAAAACGGGTTCTGCATAACCATAGGTGTAATAGCCTGAAGTAGAATCACCAGCTCTTTTTAAATTGATTCTACAAGAAAGTATATCTGTATAATTTGATATATTTACTATAATAGGATTAGTTTCCGCTTCTATAGTACGTATTACGGTGTTATCATTTATAAAACCTAACTCATACATTGTATTTCTCGAATCACTAGCATAATTAGGATTAAACAAATACTTATGTGTATAATTTACAGGACTATTACGTAATATAGTCTGCCCAGTAAAACCTGTAGCATATCCATTAACCATAATAGAACCATCACCATTATTAGTCCAAGTTACACCATTAGAAGTATGGCTAACTTCAAACTGCCACTTATCTAATAAATTATAAGAATAAGGTTCATATTCTCCTGCTATATTTCCTTCTACTAACATCATATCTTTCCAAGATATACTTCCTTGAGTTATATTAGTAAAATTACAAGTAAAAGTATAAGTAGTAGAAGGTTTTAAATCTATCTTACAATTAGCACAGGTATCATATTTCGCACCATTTAATCCAAATCTTATTAAATCAAATCCTGTCGTTGATGGTGTTGTAAATGTTTTTGTAAATACACCTGTGGATGATATTCTTTCACCTGAAAATATGTACGTGTAACTTTGTGACTTACTTTTATATCCCTGTAATTTAAAGGATAATAAACTAGCCGTATCTGCTATTGTCTGTGTTACAACTGCATAAGAAGTACTAAATTCTATAGTAGTATTAGAATCCGAACTAATCCTATATAATAAATTTTTACTTTTATTAGTAATAAGGCGCATTATTATTCACCTGCCTCGTAAATGGTCACAGAAAAGGATTTTAGGGCTGCTATATTATCATCTACATATTTCTTGTTAGCAGCATCTAAATCTTCTGTAGGCGTATTAGTTCTTACAGTTCCCGCAGAAGTGTATTGCATAATTGCAGAATTAGCAGGAGATTGAGAATAACCAAGTTCTGAGTCTGTGCCCGTTGAATCTGTAGCATATACCTTATTATGACCAGTCGTTTTCTTTACAAACCCATTATCTACATATTCTTTATTAACTGGAATTTTATAGTTAGTACCACCAACCTTTAAACCCGTTAACTCCGCTTCTGTTCCTGTAAGAGTAGGATTTGCTGTTGCACCGTTTAAGATAGTTTGACTACGCCTCCAACTACCATTTGACGGGAGTATCTGCATAGTAATTTCATAAGCTTTGTCGTTTTGAAGGTATGCAGCTTTATATTGTATAATTTCATCATCTGAGTTAAACGAATACTTTAAAATCATTTGTGAAGTATCGTCAAAAACATAATAATTATGCCCGTCGGGATTGCACAACTTCTGTTTTACGTCAACGGTAAGTGTTCCACTACTTGCGCCATTAGAAATAGTAAAAGCTTTTACAAAATTTTCACTACTTTTTACATATCTTCCATCAGATTCTGTCTTTGTGTAATAATTTTCTAAATTTTGTTTTCCAGAAACAGCCAGTGCTCTGGCTACTATATCAATTGCCATAAATGTCCTCCTCAAATCGTTGTTACGTTGTTTTTAAATTTTGTTGTTCCAACTGTGGGAACACTATAGCTGTGCCCCATATTTTCCCATTCGACACCGTTAGACAGAAACAAAACATGCTCGTCTACCGCGTCAACAGAAAAATTTAAAATATTGCGTCCATCAGCAAATTTCTCTCTTTCTAATAATGAGATCATATAGAGCCTCCTTTTTATTAAAATTGTTGATTTTTGTCAATAATTCTTTTGTGCAAATTGCACAAAAATGGTCGTATGTTTTTGTGAAAAATATACGAAAAACTACCATATTTTTAACAATAAAAAAATGCTTTTATTCACATTTTTAAATAGTTAAAAAGAGATGGGGTATTTTTCAACCCCATCTCGTAAAACGTATTTCAACGTTTTAAATTTTTTTTTATTTAATTATTTCGCAGCAATATCTTCTGTTGACGAACAAAGAATTTTCGTAGCTTTATCCTCAGTCGTCGCTTCTTTCTTATAAACAGACACAGTCTGCGCACCAGCGGTTTTCCACTTACCACCTTCGAGAGCACCCGCAGCAAAACCATCCGCGGTTCCATCAGAAATAACCTGAGCTTGTAAAACAGAATTAGGAATAACTGAAGGATACATATTCTTATATAAACCATAAATAACTGGTGTATCTCCAACTTTTCTGTGGTCGGGGTGAATAAGAATGTCAATCAACCCAATTCTGAAATCCTCTTCTGTGCTTTCAGAGTTTTCAGTATCAACAATTTCTGCATAATATTCTTTACCGTCGCAATCACCACCTGTTGTAGCAAGAACTGTACCATTAAGGCTAAGGGTGGCAGCAGAAGTCATATTCAAAGAAAGATCAAACTGACCATCAAACTGGAAGCGAGGAATTTTAATAACTTTATGACCAATTACAGCATCGGACGTCTGATAGCTTGCTTCAGAAGCATACTTATCGATATCAATAACAGCAACCAATTCCATCGGCTTGAACATAGCATTAATCTTTTGAACAATTGCGTTAGGTTCATTTCTGAAATAAGAAATGCAATAATCGCCAGTTCCTTCAATTGTTACTTTTCCAGCATCGGAAACATCGAGCGTGATAATTTCATCATTTGCATCGCATCCCTTTTTCTTTGCCCAAGCAACAGGGTTAGCCATACCGCAAAGGCTACCGACATTGGTATAACCGGGAAGTTCGATATTTGCACCAGCTGCATGCTCAATATGTGCAATAACGCCTTTTGACTCAGCAGTCGCAGAAACGTCTTCTGCGCCAATAAGTGCCTCGAAAAGTTTGTTATTAAATACAGCGTTTGTCATCTGCAATGTAATACCAGAGCTGTGACCAAAACGACCAATCAGCTTACCGCCTTTACCAGCGCGGATTTCTTCCATGGAGTTAGCAAACGAAAGCGCACTATCAGTAAGCATATTGCAATACAAGAAATGCTTTAACTTACCGTTCTCTCTGCGGAGAAGTTCTACGTTAGCAACGGAAGCTAAAATATAATTTTCCATGATATTTTTTCTCCTTTAAATGATTTTGTTTTTATATAAAAACAACCCCGTTGACCATTTAACGGAGTTTATTTTTAATGTATAATAATTAAGCACCAGAAAGTTTTCCGATAGCCATCTCCGCTTGCGAAGAAGCACCGTAATCTCTTTCTTTTTTCTTTTTGTACAACCAATGTTCTATTCCCTTGCCGTCTTTCATAGATATTAATCCAGTACTTAACGCTATCTTCATTGGTAAATATTCTGTATAATCATTCATAATACCAAACATTATATTGAATTTACGAATACTCATTTCATAAATATCTTCTAATTTCATACCAGTGGTGTATGATAAAGCACAAATCTTTTTTTCAATTGACGCTTCACCACTATCTTTCGATAAAATCTCGCTCTTTTTTCTTTCGTTATCTCTTATTTGTTTTGGTAATAACGAATCGTCAAAAAAATCTGGTAAATTTTGATACAAAATATATTTTCTTAATTTTAAATAATCCCTCGAACTTATATCGTGACCATTTATCCGAAGAATAACTTTTTTTGAATCGTCTTTAAATAGTTTAACAGATTCTTCAAAATTTCCGCCGCAATCGCATTTAAAAACTTCAATTCTTTCCTTATCCGTTTTAGCTTGCATATACTTTGGAATGAATTCTTCATAAGATATTTCTTTTCCACATTTATTACACCTTAATCCGTTGTTAATATGAAACACCATTTCCATTAACCTTGAAAATTTAACAGATATAATATTACTTTCTTGCTTTGCCTATTCACTGCTCTAATCCGTCATTTTTATAAGCAAATATTCCAATTGAGAATATATCGCATATCTAGGATCATCAAATGAATTCATCGTCAAGCAAGAGGTGGAAGATAAAAATTCAACATAATTTCTCATTTTTACAGGATATAATTTTAATCCGCAAAATGGTATCGGCTCATCACTTACAAAATATCTATCTTTGAAACTATCAATATCGTCTAATATTTCTTGTTCTGCTTCAGGTAATTTCATAATTAATAACCACACCCCGAATTCGCAGACGCGCCAGAAAGCAACGTCGAAACAATCGTGGAAAACCCGTAAAATTTACGAGCGTTCCAAAGCGACATTCTCGCCACATCTTCTGCGTGGAGCTGTGTGTTAAACTGTAACATACCAACACCAGCAACCATTTGCCCATTGATATCTGCAAGAATACTTTTCAACATTGTCGAAGCTCTGTTTTTATAAATTATTACTGGATTACCATCTTCGTCTAATTCAGAAGGGTTTCCATCTTCGTTTTGTGCATCGCCTAAAATATTAGAAATCTTATTATGAACAATAGTCTCAATACCAATATTTACCTTCGAGGTAATATGGTTTTGAGGAACAACTGAATGTACAAAAATATGCAGATGACTACATTGGACATCCCAACCGTCATCCGTAAATGGGGTTAAAAATACTCTGAATTGCGTTGAATCCCCATTGTTTTTATATAACAACGCCATTCTATCTTTATACGAAACATCTGGAAGACTTAAACAATCTTCGGTGTCATATTTCAATATTTTCCATAAATTATTTGCATATTTCGTTTTGCTTTTTGCAAGATAATTGACTATTCTATATTCAATATTATCCAGATTTACAAAACGATTATACGCATTTCCATCTCCCGACCTATTCATTGGCATCATATCACACCACCTTTAGAAGGGACGCAAAGAAAGATCAAATGCAACTTTGAGTTCTTCTTTTTCTGGTGGAGTAAAAGTAAATGTAACAACAACTTTTCTTCTTAAATCCACCAAACCTTCATTCTTTATAATTGTATATGTATCAGTTTCTTCATCATAAGTATAAGAACAGAATTTATCCAATTCATACTCATACGTTACATCTGGATTAATATCTTTAATTTCGATATTAAATACTGGTTTATCGTTTACACTTGGATTACCATCGATCAATACCTGCGCTTTAACCTCAATCTCATCGAAAGTGGTCGGAATAGATTCTGGCTTAACAAGCACGAGTTCATAATCACCGTCTGTTTCAGAAGGCGTAGGCTCTTCGTGTCTTCCGTTATAAGCCAATCTGTTTTCCATATCGTCAAGTTCACCGATTTGATCCATTTCGAGATAAATTCTCATCACGCCAACATCTTTCGCTTTATAAGTAGCAAGCGAATCTGTCTTTATGATATTAGTAACTTTATAAACTCTGTCATATCCAATAACAAATCTCTGGTTAATGTAATATTGTTCCGTATATTTATTATGTTGCGCTATAATTGTTAATTGTCCCTTAGGATCAACCGCAACTTCATTATATAAAAAGTTCGCCGAAGTAAGTTTGGTTGTTTGGATAACGGGTTCCTCGTGAACAGAGGTTTTTCCGCCGTTTCCACGATCCTCCCAAATGCTTTTAATAGTACCGTTGCATCTACATATAACCTGTGAAGATGTTGGACTAACACTATTTTGATTTAAAGCAATCCAAATACTTTTATCAATATCTGGCTCTTTTAAATCAAACTCATAAGAAAAACGATAACGCATGCCGATTCTGTGCGGATATTTTATGTCTCTGAACACAATATTTCTCCAATCATCAGAAACGACTTCACCTTTATTATTTTTCACTGTCTGTATAACAACTTCAATAGGACTATATTTTTCAACTCCGATACCATCTTCTTTTTCTATCCATACGCGATTTGGTCTATACTCCCAATCGGCATCAACCTTTTCTTGTAATTCATGAAGATAATAATTATCCTTTACAAGATTGGGTGGTGTTTGTGTTATAAGATAATAAGGATCTTTTACATTGGAATTATCCATTATCATAACAAATCACCTCCCTTTCAATTCTTTTAAAAGGAAGTTTATATTCTTCTTAATTTCAAAAATTTGTCTCTTAATTTCGGCAAAAGACAAGTTTTCATAGTTAGTAACAATCCCGTTTAATTTAACAATAATATTAACAAGTTTTCCATCGAACAAATCATTGGCAGAATTTAACTCAAAAAGTCTGCCAAGAATAAAAAGTTCTGGTGAATAACCAGTTTCTTTTTGTTCTTCGATTAAGTGTAACACCTTAATCATTTGCCCACGTAATCCTTCAAGATAGTTGACTTTTGCTTCAGTTGACAAAGAGATACTTCCATCAATTTCCATAGAAATTACCTCCGTGCCACTTACGAGCATATAAACTCCAACTCAATTCACTTTGAAGCGTATCCACCTCATAACGAATATGTTTATTCCAATCCACTTTTGCACGAACTGAATTTGCTGGACTATAAATCTTAAAGTCCGTATCTGTTAATATATTTTTGATTTCGAGTATCGTATTCTTTTCGAGGTCGGATCTTGCGAGAACGCAACAATTCGACAAGATACCAATGATCTTATCGGCAATATAATCAGCGGGACAATTTGATGTCGCGCAAGATGAAAAATCTGTATTAAACTGACCGCAAAAATACCATTGAACCATTGCTGTTTCACCAGTTAAAACTTCTCTCGAAAATTTAACCGTTTTACTTTCAGCGTCATACACTGCTTTTTCATCAATTACATTGTCAATCGAAAAAAGAAATTCGGAATTGTCTAAAGGCGAAATAGTTGTAGCATACGTATCGCTACCATTTCCTTCAAACGTTTCGTAATCGCCTTTTGGAGGCTCAATATCCCCAAGTGCCATCACAAGTTTGGAGGGGCTATGAAAAGAATCTATGCCGTTTACCAAATACGGATACATTAACTTTTGAAATCTTATCTTATTTTGAACATAAGCACGATTGATTTCGGGATCATCGAATGAGTGAACTGCTTTGTCATAAATTGTAGAAAATAAAAGCATATACGATGCCTCCCTTTTTAATGTATTATTATTTGTTATTTAACGCGTTTTTTAGAAGCTTCCTCTGCTTTAATTGCCGCGTTCTTTCTGTCAAGAAGAACCCCTTCCATACCGCCATTGCTTAATCTATTTAAAAGCTCAATTTTATCAATATCGTCAAAGGCAGGATCTTTTGCAAGAATCTTTCTCTTAAAATATTCAACCAAAAATTCTCTGTGTCCCTGTCCCATTTTATCCCAAAGCTCCTTCAACTGATAAAGATCGAGTTCAGGAAGTCTGTTCAAGAAATCAGATCCAGCAAACGAATATTGAGTAACTGTTCTAAGATTTAATCTCTTCGCAAGATCATCAGCGTCTGCACCAAACGCAAAAATACCAAGATCAAACCAAGAACGATATTTGCTTGCAAGTTCTTCGGCTTGCTGAACAGTAAACGTATGTTCTTCGCCGAACGTTCTAAAATCGAGAATAACGCCATTAGAAAGTTCAATATGAGTGGAAAGTCCAGGTGCTCTATCGACGAGGTGAACAACCGTAACGTAACGGAAAAGTGCATCTTTTGCACTATTTGTTTCCGTCGGTTTATTGTTCATATTCGCCATCATTACTTTCATAAATTCCTGCATTTGCGCAAGCGACGCTTCAAGCGCAGCAATCTTTGCATCTTTATCATCGGCAACGGCTGCGGGTTGAGCAGTAACCTCTACTTTTTCCTCTACATTCGAATCTTCTGCAACAGCAGTTTTTTTAACGTATGCCATAACTTTTAATCTCCTTTTAATCAAATAAAAACAACCGCGTGAGGCGGTTGAAAAAACTTAATATTTTTAAGTTTTATTTATAATAATTTTCCAGCCCCATACACAGTAACTCTATTACTATATATTATTTCTGGATTTGGTATTGTATCAATAAGGTTATTTTTATTAAAATCTAATGAATTATAATTATCAATATTGTCAACCAAAAGTGATTTTAATAACTCCTTTTGATTTTCAAAATCTTCAAAATCATAAATATGAATAAGACGAATGTTCTTTTCTCTGCACAGCAAAGATTTATTTAAATGATAATCTTTCGGTTTTCCTTGTTCAATACTATGAAAATACGCGCCATTATATTCTATTGCTACATTTTTAGATGGAATGTAAAGATCTAATTCATAAGGATATATGATTTTCTTTGTATGTAAATAATCAAAACCAATCGATTTTATAAAATCTTTTAATTCCTTTTCCTTTGATGATTCAAATTCATCTATTAAATCCCAAGAATTATATTCATTTAATAATTTACATACTACAGAATTATCTCTATACCCAAGTTTTTTATAAATCTCGTTTGTCGTGTGAAAATTATTATCTATAATAAATTTTCTAAAGGAATCTTTGTCTTTTGTAAAACAAAGATAATCTTTGTTTAAATTTTTCTAAGAAACATTTTCACAACCATATTTCTCAATACACGTAGATTTGTATCTTTCTTTAATTAAATCAGATTGATTAGGATTCAAACATCCATATTTCTATAAGGATGTTTTCTACATATTTTCAAGTGTTTGTTCAAACGATTTGTGGCAATTCAATTTATTTATTAAAGATTTTATTTTTGCGCAACTTACATTAAAGAAGTCTGCACAATAATCTATTGTGTTATTTTGAACAAAATAAATTTTGTAAAACAAATTTTTATCTATTTTTATCTCATTACCGTTTCCAATCTTTTCATTAATTAGATTTCTATCTTTAATAATATTATAATCTTTACATCTGCGTTTAATAACAACTTCCGAAACATTAAAATGTTCGGCTGTTTGTTTTCTCGTATGATTTTGAACTATATAATAATTATATAATTCATCTTTATCGATATATACTAATTTCATATTTATTTGATGATGTGCGAGAAAACTCGCACATCATCTTATATATTACATTGCTTACGCAAGTGTGATCGTACCGAATTTTGACTGTTAATTACTTTGTAGTTCGTTAATTTACAAAGAGTTGATTTGATCAAAATCAACTTTTCCTTCACTTTCGCGAAGGCATAGACTATATCATTCATCTACCAATTATTTAATTGGTTTAGAAGCCCTCTACTTCGGGGAACTTTCCCCTACTCTCTCACGCGAGATAGTCGTTGAACCTGTTTCTATTCGAAACTCGGCTGCTGATTCTCCAATATTCTATATTTTTATAACATTTACACCTGTGCTTATTTCATCACTTTGCTTTAGTTATAGAATCTCTAAGGATGTTCCAGCAATTCAAAGGGATACACTATATCATTTCTGAATATAGCGGGCCATAGAGCATTTTGTCAAAAATGCTTCTAACCGACAACGGCATCAACACCAACGTGTTCTTGAATACGAATCTTATACTGTCTATCTGTGCACTCATCGGGGATAGCTTCAACAACGGAGCTTGTACCTTCGAATACAACTTTAACAGGCTTGTATGCACCACGAGCAATGAAATAAATCTTGTTCGTAGGAAGCAAAAGCTGTGCGGTTGTATTTACAGTACCAGGAACCATAGCCTGATCGATAGCGATAAGTTCGGTACCAAGATAACGATTAAGCTTACCTTCCTTAACGATTTCGCTGCCAAGACCATACTGAAGACCAACAGTTGAAGGCATCACTCTGTTAAGAGCTGCAAGGGTACCAAGCGCAACAACAGGCATACCACCGTTCGCCGCAGATACTCTATCAACAATGTTCGTCCAGTTGGTTGTATCAATACCAGCTGCCTGATAAGCCGCACCGATCTGATTCGTAGCAGCAGTAAGAGCCTTCATGATCTTCGACTGGATGTAGCTCTGGAAGGACATCGTATAACGACGGCCGAAATCACCCCAATCGAACACGCCAGCAGCAACAGGATACCAATCAATAGCAGCCGCAACTTCTGTAACTTTGCAGTTTACAGTAAATTCGTTGTTATAAATGGGCTGAAGAACGCCACGGTTTACACCTTCGGCAACTTCATTTACCTGATAAAGCTCGTTCGAAGTAACTTCGAATTTCGCTGTTTCACCCCAACCAACCTGACGGATTTCCGCGAAGAACTGGTTGTAAAGCTTCGACGTAACGGAAGGAAGTGCGGAGTTGATATATTCGGAAACAACAACATTATAGTTGTCGCGAACTTCTGCATTTTTTGTAACGCGAGGATCTTTGAAAATTTCAACGCCTTTTTCTTCGAACATAGATTCGAAACGAGTGCCGCTTACAGCATATTTCGCAATCGCAGCGTTGAGGATTTTGTTTCTTTCTTTATAGTCAGCAGACTGACCTTCGATGTTTTCACTGAACAACGCAAGGCACTCATCGATAATTTCGTTGAAATCTGCATCTTTACGATTATAATTAAACATAGTCATCATAATAGTTTACCTCCTTAAATTATTTTACTTCGCAGAGGTAAAGCTGTTCATAACCAGCACCTTCCGCATAAGCCGACTGACCAACGGTAAGACCTTTGGAAGCAAGCACTTTGAGCTTAAGACCACCTGCAGGAGCTTCCTGGCTGGGGGTAAGCAATGTGTTATTAGCTGTCGTACCAGCAAACTTACCAACAGTGGGAGCCGCTGTAAACAAACCTCTACCCAGCCACATTCTATCACCTTTCATAAGTCTACGGCAACGAACCGCAACACCTTCACCAGCTTCAAGATCAACAAGTTTGTTACCAATCTTCATAATGTTGCCCTGAACTGTCGCTTCGTTGATACCACCAAGGTCAACGATAACAACGTCATCTGTAACAGCAGTGGGTTCAGTAGCCTTGTAGACGTTGTAGTCAGGCGTACCATACGCATCATTTGTGTCAAGATCGCCAAGAACAACGAGCGCACCGTCGTGGATTTTCGCATACGCTTCGTTGGCATAGAATTTAGCACTTACGCAATAGCTCTGAACATCTTCAGAAGCCATTTCAGCACAAGCAAAAACTTTAATAGCCATAATTTCTTTCTCCTTATAAAATATATTTTATAATATTTTCACGCGTAGCTTATCCACGCATAGAAAACAAATTTTTAAAAAACGATTATGATTTATAACCGCTTTATGTTTTAACAATTATTCTTTAATACCCGCATATTTAGCAAGTCTTTCTGATCTCGTCTTTTCTCTCTTCGGTTCAACTGTTGTTTCAAAAGGCGAGTAAACGGGCATTGCATAACACCCATCTTTCTTTTCTTCTTTCTGTCCCATTGGAGCTGCTTTAAACATAGCATATCCAACGGCGCGGGCAATTTCTTCTTTAGAAGCATATTCACCCTTGGAAGCTTTCATTTTAATTTCTTCTTTATCTTCGTCAATAAGCATTTTACCAGCCATCATTTCTTCTGCGGCTGCAACCATCTCTTTGCAGAAAATTTCAAAAAGTTTTCCTTCGGCGGTGCTCAACCGAGATTTAATATCTTCGTAATCTTTGCAACCTTCGAGCTTTTCTCTGCACTCGCAAAGCTCTTTCTCGTAAGCTTCGCATTTTTCTTGTAATTTACAAAGATTTTCCTCATAAGAAGCGCATTTTTCTTTGAGTTCACAAATTTCTTCTTCGCTCATTTTGCATTCTTCTGCTGGTTTATTTTCTGGATTACAATCATCACAGTTATCATCGTCATCGTGATCTTCGTCATCATTATGGTCATCGTCATGATTGTCATCATCATCGGGATGGTCATCATCATGATTATCGTCATCGGAAGAACATTTACCGTCTTCAGAAATAACGCTGCATTGCTCTTCTCCTTCTTTTGGTTTATCCGTTTCAGGCTCCTCTGAACACTTTTGCGTTTCATCTTCTTCGGTAGGTTTTTGATCTTCATAATCATCGCAGAAGTCTTCGCAAGTATAAGATTCTTTTTCATCTTCTTCCAAACCGAGATGTTCATAAATCTTTTTAAGCTTTGACAAAATTTCTGTTTCGTTATTTTTTTCGGCATAAGCTTTGGCAGAACCAAGACCGCCGCGATTATAAACAGCTTCATCGCCATTAATTTCCATTACTGGATATTTTAACTTTGAAACTTCACCGTCTTCCCAGCCTTCACGAAGATCAAGAAAGATATCATCGGCGATTTCTTTAAAGTTTTCAGCTTCAACAACTTTTTTTCTCAAAGCCGTCTTATCTACCGAACCCCAGTCTTTATCAGACATAGCTTCTTTGGATTTATTAACTTTAATAGAACCCATTTCCATTTTTACCTCCTTGTCTTCATTATAATATTGATTATCATCTGCTATATCAATTTGTTGATATGCAAATGTCAACATTTTCTTTTGTTCATTAAAAGATTCATTTTCTTCTAAATCTTCTAATATTGAAAGGTGAGCATCTGGAATAGCCTCTATCACTTTTCGCCCATTTTTTGTGCCAAGAATTGTTACGCCATTAAGGACAAACTCGTTAATTTGCAATACACCTTTCTCATCTTCTTCCGAATTTTTGATTGTGATTTCGACAGAAACCTTCTTTGTTCTGTCTTTTAATAATTTTCGTACTTGTTTATAGCAATATTGAACCCATAAAATACATCTGAATTTAATCCAATTTAATCCGTCTTTTTCAACGAGCTCAACAGGATCGCTTTCTCTAATTACACCAAGAATTCGTTCACCACTTTCAACGTTCCAAAATTGTTTATGTAATTCGTTATCGTAATCTATTTTTCCAGCATGGTCAACAAAGTCATCTTTTTGAAACAAGCCAACAATTGGCTTATTTTTAAAAGTCGATAACGCATTTTCCATACTTTCTTTTGTAAAGTGACTATTATTTCTGTTCGGGTTAATATCTGAAATAGCCCAAACTTCAAGTTCTAAGAACTCTTTATTTAATATATCCCTGTATTTGAGCTGTTTGGAGTTCAGCTCAAATTTCATCGTTTTAATTTCGTTTTCCATCAGCCTAACCTCCTAAATGCCCTAATAACGCACCTGTAATTCTTAAAGATTTTCTATTTAAAATTTCTTTTACTTTATTCAAATCATCGCAGCCAATCGTAATAAATTCAGCAACAATAAATCCAACCATTAAACCCGCTTCTGTTTTTAATGCCTAACACATTATTTGCTTTGCGTTATGAGATTTAAATAATTGATAAGAAGCACCATCTTCTTCTTTGATATCATTCAAATCCATAATACAATAAAAATTACGTTTAGCAAGATTTTTAAATAAAATTGAGAACATTGTTCTAGGTATGTTTTGGAAATCACCCATAACGGGAGAAGTCCAACTATTATCTTGTTCGTTGGTAATTGACATTTTTTGAAAACCCCTTCCTAAAATATCAGTACCACCATTATGATAAGAAAAGAATAAAGCTCTATCTGCTTTAGTTTCTCTTATAATACAAGCAAGCTATTGATCTATATATTCATTTATGGCATGATTACTTTCTTCGTCTTGCACTGTATGAATTGCCGGCTTTTTCACCTCTTCAACAATTTCTCTTAATTCACTTTTAAAACTATCTCCAAAATCTTTCATTCCTTCTTTTACAGCTAACTACATAATCTGTAAATTATTTTGAGCATTTTCTTCATTATTTTTTTCTGCGTTTTTCTTACTAAGACACAAAAACACTATAATAAGAACAGCCATCATGACAGGGTATATGCCATATTGTATAATTAAATTAATCGTCTCTGCCATAATGTACTTTCCCCACTTTACTTTTTAATTTCTATAAAAGTAGTGAAGGTTTCCATTCTCGCATCAAACGATTTATAATTACCCTCGTATCTCTTAGCCATTTCAGCCCAGACATCTGCTTGTTTTCTATAAGGAACAAATCCAAGTAAAAACTCTTCCAATTTAATCTTTACTTCATAATCCTCATTAAACTCTGCAACTTCGATTGTGTCTATGATATCTTGTCTATACGCCTCGCACATTAAAAGGTTATCTGCAAAAATAGCAGCTAAGTCGCCTTCATAATCTTTGTCGTATCCGTTTATTTGCTTTCTAATCGGTCTTGAATCTAACCTAATCATTAAATCTGAAAGCTAATCAGCAAAAACAGGAAACTCGTGTGCAAAACTATGATGAAAAATATCGGCGGTAACTGGATATCTTGCATAATCAATATTATAAGCAAAATTATCTGTTTGAGCATTACAATCAAAAGATTTCCCAAGCAAATAGTTCATTTTATCATAAGTCTCTTTAGACATCTGCATAATCATCAATACCTCCTTCTTTGAATTTAATATATTTATTATTTTCTTTTATAAATTTGAAACTCTTACCACAAATCGGACAGAATCCGAAATATATTCTCGGCGTGGTCATTGTCGCAAATTCATTTTCAATTTGAATAGAGGTGGTTTTTGAATTAATTTTATGATTACATTCCATAATAATTAAACCCCCATATATTTTTCTGCACATTCTTCGCACAAAATTCCATCGGAATCATTTCCGCAAATTACACACTTACCCTTTTCCAATGACATTTTCACATAATCTCTCATATCACCAGTGTTTGTTCCTTGATCAATTGATTTTGCCGTATTGTCATTGTCAATTTCTGATTCTGTTTTAGAAGGTCTCCCAACCTTTTCTTTTGTCGAAGAATCATCATTTCCTTTTATATCTACTCTGGTTTGTTGTGTTACTGTAACAAAGTCATCATAAACATTTAACGATTTAATATATGCGTCAGTTGCCTTTACTTCGTGTAAATCCATATCGAACGCCGAAGCAATGCGCGGCATTAAGAAAGTAGCACCGCCTTGCCACATCTCTTTCATGCGTGCTACATCGTCTCCGAATGTGAATACGCCACCCCAAAGATGTAATTTCCATTCGTATTTACAACCAATGAAGTGGTTTATAATATAATTTAATACAGATTCAAACTGTCTTGTAACATAATCCTCCTGCGCTTCTTCGAGATACTGTGCAGCTTTAACTTGTGCTACAGAAGGTTTATCTGTTGCAGCAATCAAACCACCCATTCCAGCCATTGTAATTACGTTCTGCGTAGCTTTTGTAACAAGATCGGAACTGTTGGGCTGCGAAGGTAAACTTTGTAATTTAATATTTTTTAAAGGCAAGCCAAGTGCTTCTACGTTTGTTGACGTAATAGCATTAAAGTTGTTTACAGCACCAGTAATTTCTTCAATGCCGAAAATACTCTGGTTTGCACCAGGACGAGCATCTGCAATTGGTTCAATTTCACCAGTGAGTAACGCCGTTAAAGGCGTGCTTGCAATCAAACCAGCCAAAGTTGCGTAGTCTGAAAGTTCTCTCAATTGTCCCAAAAGTCCAGTTGTATCTGGAATCTTCCAAGGGTGGGAAGCATCTGATGAAAATACATAACAAACCTCTTGCGGTAATTGAACCCAAAACATATAATCTGTTTTACGCCCCATACGAACAATTTGTTTGATACCGTTTGCATTGTTATAATCGTAAAATTCTTCTGAGTTTAAAGAATATCTCACTACATTTCCATTTGGTCCAAACTCACTCGGAGAAATAACCCCTTTATTGATCATATCATCGAAAATATCTCTTATATAAGGAGGATAGTAATCTAACGAGAAGACGGGGTTTAAAAATAATAACATATTTAAACTTACCAGATACGTCTTTTCTCCAATCCCAGTAATCTTGATAAAATTATCTGGAAGTTTTTGCCAAGTGCAATAATTTACTTCCCCTTTTTCGTAATCAACGCTATTTCTAAGAAGATAAGCCGCTTTACCAGCGCGTTTAACTTCCAAAGCTGTTGTTTTTAATGTTTTGACGATATCAAATGTTTGAACCCATTTTCTTACATATTTATCTTCTTTTTTAAAATCTTTTGAGTTATAATCTTTTGCTTCTAAATATTCTGGTGTAATATAATGCTTATAAAGAGGAACGTCTGCTGACATTCTAATCATCTTATAATAAAGATATTGATTAAAAGACTCTTGCCACGATTGTCCCTGTAAAGCATTTTCACTACCATCTGGATTCGATATCGCTTTATATAAATCTTCTTTACTAAGTTGTTTTCCTTGTGCAGTTAATGTCTGTCTGAGTCTGTCTTCTTGTAAAAACGGATTATATTTATTCCAATCTACAATGCTTCCTTGCACACCTTCTTTTGCATAATAACCATAAACTTTTTGATAAACAGAAGTTAAATCTCTGCGTAAATCTTCGACAGTAACAAAATTATCACCACTATCTTCCATACGCAGCTTCTTTTCTTCTTCGTTTACAACAGGTGTAGCCTGTACTTTCTTAGGTCTTCCGACTTTCTTCTTCTCCGTATTATTGGAACTCGCCATATACAGACCTCCCTTTTTATTATATTAATTTGAATAGGTATTTTGGATTTGGACCAAAACCGTTTTGTGCTACTTACACCAATACCTAATACAGAGGGAATTTATCCCTCTTTTTGTTCGCAAGCAATTCTCTGTTTTATAAGATCTTTTGCTTTTTGAATATTTTTTTGCATATCCACCAATTCTTGTTGATGTTCTGATTCGAATTTTTTTAAACAACTTTCCGTATATTGTTCGTGAAACCAAGTAGAAACAAAATCGTTTCTGCATTCAACATCTTTTAAAGATAACTCTTTACAGTATACATCTGTTATTCCAATTCGTTTTAATTTCGACAAAAGCTTCTTTTTATCGATACTTTCGTCATTTGACCATATATATAAATTGTTATTATCTGCAATCATATTGTCGATAAATTTAATCTTCATTATTTCGCTTAACTTTACATTACTTAAATCCAGAAATAATTCAAAACACATCTTAATTAATATCTCCTCGCAAAAGGATTTCTTGCACCCAAAAATGGATTAACTTTTTTCTTATATGCTTTACTGACTTGTCCTGGTGCGTGTTTATATAAAGCAGACATATCTTGCTTTATTTCATTACCGCCGAGAGCATCTTTTCTGCGTAGTTGAGATAATAAATAACAGAAAGCTGCGAAGCAATACGCCCTATCATCGTGCATACGGCGTTCTTTTTCGCTTGATAATCCATAACGGATATTTCCTGCTTCCGTCTTCGTTCTTTTAATCGACAAGACTTCTTCTTTCAAAAGATCAATTTCAACCAATGCTCTTCTTTCCTCTTTTGTTAAGTCAACCTCTTGCCCATTTATAGTAAAGTTTTTAGAACCGAACGAATCTGTATAAGGAAATTTAACCAAATCCTGTTCACACATTGTTGTTACCGCACTGTAAAACTCGTTTTTATATTTTGTTGCAGTATACAAATGTAAAACATCTCTTACGGCGAGGGGGAATTTATTTTGTTCCAAAGCAGATTTCTCATCTTCCAGGTCAATTAAACCAAAGTGTTTAATCCCGTATTCATCGACGAAATTCTGCATAAGAATATCCGAATATATATGTCCACCACCACCAGAACCAGGATCTATAAATATTGTTAAATTCTTATACTCTGGTGCATTTCCATTATAATCAATAATCAATTTTTTTAAACGCTCGACTTGTTCAACTGCTGTCAAAATTTTCTTTTCTCCGTTATTTAAAGATTCAATAAGATTGATACAGTTTACTATTCTCCCAGTCCAACCAACTCCGTCTTTTTTTGTTAATTCTCCAATCAAAATAATTGAGTTATCTGACATCAAAGCAGGGTCGAAACACAAAGCATATATTCTGTCTCCTGGAGCAACTGTGTTGTCGTTGGCAAAAACTGGAAGATACTCTTCTTCGTTTCTCATAATAATAGTTCTATTAACAACAGCATCATTACCACCCGTAGTATCAAATATGTTATAATATTCTCTCAACGCTTTATATTCGTTTACACGCATAGCGTCATCAACAACTTGTTGATTTAACAGTGGAGCATACGGCTTACCGCCTTTTGTAGGGTGTAACGGAATTTCACAATTTATATCTGCGACAAACCAAGTGTTATCACCCATCATCATTCTTTTCGCGCCTTCTTTATAAATCTCCCATAAATACGAAGAAGTATCTTCCGCAGAAGACATATAAAGAAGTTGTGTTGGAATCATTTTTGGAATAACGTTCAAATCAATTTTTTCACCAGTTTTGAAGTTGGTATCTTGCGTTGCAAACGGTTCTGTTAAACCATAATATTCAGCAGAAATTTTACCAGCTTCATCATATACGCTCAAATGGCTTCGCATACCAACGGTCGTTTCTGGTTTACCAGCCAACGTTGTAATATGAGAACCATTATAAAGTTTTACTTCGTGATTTGATTTTTGGTGTGTGAAACCGTCGGAATTTGCTTGTAATTTTACGGTTTCATTCATAAATACGTCACTCGAACCAATAAGTGAAGGTATATTCTTTTTAGCAATATCTTCCAATTTTTTAAATGTTGTCTGTGCTTGATTTGCGCTCAAAGACATAAACCAACATTCAAAAGACGGGAACAATAACGCCTTCGTCATAGTATATAATGCACCCATCATGGACTTACCCGCGTTACGAGAACATACCCATATCGCACGCTATTTAGTCCAAGAGTTCATTATAATATATTTTTGATAATCCAAAAGTGGAACTTTAAAAATCTCTTCTATAAACCACACTGGGTTTCTTCTTCCATATTGAATTACTTTATTATATTTTTCAAAAATTTCAGCACGACGAGTAGTTACTTCTATTTCGGTAGAATTCTTATATACACTTATCATTATACAACTGGTATCCTTCTATCCAATTCTTCTTTAACAGCTCTGTCTATTTGTTCTTCGTTTAAACCTTTATCTTTCAAATCTTTTTTATACTCGTCTAATAATTCAGATTTCAAATGTTTTTCTCGAAGCAGTCTTAATTCTTCGGCTTGTTTTTCCATCGTTTCTCTCATTCGATTAATCATTATCGATTGATCTTTTATCATAACTGCTTTATCAGAATCGCTAAGAGCAACTTGTTTCGCCATTGATGAGGAACTTATATCCGCAACCTGTTTCATTGCCGCTGCCGTATCTATATCAAATTTATTGACGGCACCCCTATCATATCCTTTCTCGTTCATTTCTTTAATAATATAACCAAGCGAACCAGAACCTCTTGATTTTGCAGTAGCGTATTTTTCGGCAAATCCGTGGTCTTTTGAGAATTGAGTTACCAAGCTTGTTTCTTTTTGTTTAGTTTCAGATAATTCTTTAATCTCTTTCGTATGTTCGAGCATCGTATCTTTATCTGTTTGTAATTCTTGTAAAGCTTTACTAATTTTATCGATACGATGAAACGAACGAACAATTTCGATTGCCGCCTTTTGACGAACCATATCGTCCGCCATTGAATCGTCAATCATTGTTACAAGGTCGTTTTGTAATTTAACTCTATCTAATAATTCCTCGTCTTCAAACGGATCACAGTGAAATACCGACAAAATCGTAATTCTGTTATTTTTGTCTTCGTCGGACATTAAATCTTCGACACTGTGTTGATTATGATATTTTACAACTTCCTCAAACATAATATTATCGGAATCATAAAATGTCTTATCGGAAAGTATTAAATCTTCGCGAACTGCTTTATTGTAAAGCAAACCCCAGTGATAAGATTTTGGAACTGGGGTATTATCGTCATATTTATGTTCTTCTTCTATAACCCTGTGAGCAAGCTTATCGTCGTAATAATAACCTGTATACATACACATACGATATAAAGCTTTATATTTATTTCCATGTGCCTCTTCGGTATATTGATCTATTAACTTTGCAAAACAATTTTCGCAAAACACAAAGTGTTTTTTGCCGTTTTTATCCATCAAACCCCAGCCGCTTTTTGGATGAACGATGGGATAAGATGAGATTTTTCGTATTGCCCCGCACCCAAAACAACCACCTTGTTGCCTTACGGTGTTAAAATTCCCAAGAGGAGGGTATTTTTCAGAAGATAAACCATCCTCATCATCGCCAGCAGCATCATATTTTTTATCTACTGGTGTTTTTTTAAAAATCATCTTCTATCCACCTTTTAATCTATTAAAATTATAACCCCTCTTTGCGAGGGGTTATTTGAGGTTATTAGCCTAAATTTATATCATACAAACATTTAACAACTCTGTCTGCGTTTGTAAGGAATACGACTTGTTCTGGAGAACCAGAAATACGCATATTGATACAATGGTCATCAACGCCTTCAAAACTGCCATTTTGTATAATTTTTACATTATCGATGGTATTATACGCGTTATGATGTCTATGTCCCATAATTATACCGTCAGGTTTTCTTCCCAACATCATTGTAAGTCGTGAGGCAACACCCTTTTCCGAGTCTTTATCTCCGTGGGTTATATAGAATAATCTTCCCGCACGCGTTATAATACTATCTATAGTAGAATCAATCGAACAATCTTCATACACTTTTACATTTGGCCTGTTCATAAACATAACATTCAAATAAAAAGGAATTAAATCGTCAAGTTCTTCGCCTTTTAAATGATCTTGTTTGTTCGGAGAAATTCTTGAATGATTTCCTGAAACACTGTTTACCTGAATTCTTTCAAACAAATTAGAATCATCGAGTGCTTTAATAAAATCGCCAATAAGTAAAGAAGCAATTTTCACTTGCCTGATAACGTCTTCATTGTTTTGCAAGCGCATATTAACATGAATTAAACCACTAATATTATCACCACCAAGTGCAATATAACAATTCTTACACTTGTGCAATTTTTGAATTTTTAATATTTCAACCAAATATCTATCGAGTCTTTGTTTTAAAATATCAGTATTAAATTTGTTCCAATAATTATCGCATACCATTCCAGTATGTAAATCACTCAAACAAACAATCATATCATCATCGCACGTTTCTTCTGGAAGAATATAAACGCCGCTATCGTATGGTTTAACTTCTTCTTGAATTACACGACGTACCAAATCAACAAAAGATTCTTTACGCGCTTCCTCTCGAATAATCCGCATATAATCAATACGCTCGTCGCGCATTTTAATTTTTGCTTTTTCGAATTCTCGAAGCTTAACAGTGATTTCTTCTTGAGATAAAGAAGAATTATCGCTTTCCTCTTTCGCGATTTCATAACCCTTATTCATTCCTTCGCAAAAACGCTTATAATCGGTGCGATACTTTTTTTCAGAATAACTTCTATCAGTTTCTTCATTGATTATATCAGCAACTTCCTGCCAAGTTAAATTCTCGTCTTCTCGCATCGAACAAATACGAATTGTGTATTCATCGGTATTCTCGCCGTCTAACATTTGAAATTTTTCTTCAATCATCACTTTTATCTCCTTTTAATCTCAATCCACCAGACGGCGGAAACCATTTATAGATGGAGCTTTCACTCGGATTTGAACCGAGAACCTGCTGATTACTGGTGAGTGAGGTGGGTTTCGAACCCACACTAGCCGTCTGCTGCTTCTTCAGCTTTTCGGTATGAGACTTCAGGTATCAAGAAGTTTCTTCCTTAAGTCTTTAGGTTTTTCCAATTAAACTACTCAGTCAAGTCAGCTGCTCTGCCAATTGAGCCATGAAAGCAAATCGACTCCGCGTGGTCCGCTTATCTTATACGCGTGCGGAGTTCTGTTCTTTTGAAAGAAACGTTTTATTCACATTCTGTGTTTTCTATTTCTTTACTCATAAAGGAGAGGGGAAATGGTTGCTACGCGAAGCTCGATATTCTCTTGAAAAAATCATTTTTCTATTTCTTTCTTTTTGTAAATAACACTTTCCACACAGACACGTTTGTGATCTGGAACTCGGCCGAAACTCACTTCCGCAATTCTCGCAAGTTTTAATAATGGGAAAAAGATATTCTAATTCTTTTACTTGATAGCCGTTCCATATATTGCAAACAACATCACCGTTCTTAAATTCGTGAATATTGAAATATCTACTCATTTCCCAACAACCTTCAATATCGTCCCATTCCTTTATTTCAACCATTTCGAATATCTCGTTTCGGATCGCTTCTTGCGTCATTGAGTAAGAAAGACTTTCAGTAATATCTTTCGTTTTCTTTCCAATATATTTCGCGAAAAGACCGAGATTGATTTCGCTTAATCTGAAATTATTCGTCATTTTCGCATAAACCAAAATCAATAGCAATAATTGCTTCTGCCAAGTTGCTTTGACATCACATTTATTTATTCTGTCAATTTCTTCCTGATAAATCGTTGCAATATTTTGTTTGTTTAAACGAACTGTTGAAGCAGAAGTTTTCCACTTATTCCAAAAGACACCAAGATATTCTCCTTCTGAAGATTTTTCGTGTGCTGTTTCATAAATTGGAAGCCAAATCTTATATGCTTCGTCTTTATCTTTTCCCTTCTTCTTTCTCAAATAATATAAAAGCCAAGCATCCTATTTATTCGTACTTAATTCGGGAACGTAAGATTTATTATTCAGCATATATTTAATTGCTTCTAACTTATTCACAATCTCCATAAACCAACCTCCTCATTCGTTCTTTGAAAGTATCGTCGAAGCAACTCCACGAAACTTCTTTTCCAACAACTCCGTTATCAATATGAAAAGTTTGTGTTGGTTTTTTACTTCCGCTTACACGAAGTTGAATTCCATATTTCAAAACTGGCGGCAAATCTTCGCATTTTAACTTCTCAATGCCCGATAATTCACGCAATTTATCTATATCATAACTATCCCAACCGCTCTCGTGCATATTCAATTTATGGAGCGCATAAAATGAATAAAAGAGTGCTTTCATATCTTTATTTTTGATGGTTTTTATAAAATCATCTTCCTCTTTGTAAAACTTTATCAATTTATGTTCTTGATTTTCAACATTTACATAATTATCATAAAGTTTATTCAAAATCTTTACTTTATAATCTCCGTCTGGCAACGAAGGTAAAGATTTTTCAAATTCTTCTTTATAATTAGTAAAGATTTCTTCAAAGTTTTCACCCTCATGTTTTTTAAATATATCATATACATCTAAAATTTCTTTTTCCATTTTTTTATCTTTCATAAAGAAAACCTCCTTTATTCATAATATATTATAACATATTATTAAATATTTGTCAAGTTAATTCAAAGGATTTTAAAAAAATATTTAAAAAAAATCATAAAAATAACACAAAATCACTTGACTTATTTTTAGATATATGTTATAATAAACACAAACTAAATAGGTCCACGTTGACCAAGGGTAGCAAAAATGTTTATCTTCCCTTTCACAAGTATCGGTTTGCTTATATAAGTCCCGAATGCAAAACTAATTGGTGTTGCGAGCCTGACAAGAGATATTCGCTCGGCTAATGAATAATTGCCGTTAGAGGACCGTGGTTCCCAAACTATACCTCAAATAAAAAAGACGGGAGGAGGAATTACTTAAAACTTAAGTAATGTGTCTGTGAAAAGATAATCGTGATTATAATAATTTAAATTATAATCTATATTATGGGCAGAATGTAATGAATGATTATCTTATTTTCATATTTCTAATTTTAATTTCAATTCTATTTTTGTTTTTTGATTTGGAAATATGAACTTCGAAAATTTTTCGAAGGAATTATTGGGTGGGTTTTTCTTTGGGTGGGAAATCTAAAATAAATTAAAAAGAATATTATATAATTATATATAAATAATATAATATAAGATATATAATAATAATTATAATATATATAATAATTATAAAAATGCGCGTACGCACGCGTATATACATGCGTCAATAAATAAAAATAAAATAATTGTGAAAATATTTTACAATATACTTCGAAAATAGTTGACAAATTCTGTAAAATGTGGTATAATAAAATCGTGGTTAAGATGAAGAGCCACAGAAATTAAAATAAAGGAGAAAATGAGATGGTAACTCTATATGTTGATGCAGATGATACAATCTTAGATTCATCTAAAGCTGTAATTGAAATACTCAACGAAAAATACAATCTTTCTCCTGCAAAAACTATTTTGGATTTAGAAGATTGGAATTACCATTCCATTTGCGATGAAGTAACAGCAGCAGAAGTTACAGAAATTTATAACTCCAAAGATTTTTTTGACAGAGTAAAGATTAAAAAAGGATTTGAAAGTTTTTGGAGAAAACATAAAGATAAATTTTCTTTAAAAATTGTAACAAAAGGAACCTCCGAAAATCTTCGGAGAAAAGAAGAATATTTTGCAAAATATCTTCCAGAAGCTGAAGTCATTGGAGTTGGATTTAGCACAGATACGCTTTCCGATTTTGGCAAGGGTCATATTGATATGACTGGCGGAATTCAGATTGACGATAGAACAGATTCTTTAAATACAAACGCACCGATTAAAATTCTGATTACGCACGGGATGCAACTCCCCTGGAATCAATATCTTGGTGAATACGATAAAGAAAGCGTATACATTTTAGAAAACTGGGATTTAATTGAAGAAAGCTTACTTTTCTTTTATGAACATCCAGAATTTATAAATTAAGGAGAACCTTATATAGTGAAAAAGGTTATTTTAATCTCTGGTAAAGGGCGGCACGGTAAGGATAGTACCGCAGAAGCTCTTAGAAGAAGATACGAAGAAGAAGGAAAACACGTTTTGATTTATCATTTCGCTGATCCGCTGAAAATGATTTGCGAAAATGCCTATCATTGGACACGAGGTGATAAAGGTCCTGTTGGAAGAACAATACTTCAACATACAGGAGATATTTACAGAGGCAACAAATCTGATTGTTGGGTAAAAATAGCAAAAGAATTTGTTCTTAGTTGTCCAGAAGAAGTGGTGATCATTCCAGACTGTAGATATCCAAATGAGACAAACGTTGCGGATAAGGAAGAAGTTATTACATTGTTCGTTAATAGACCAATCGAAAACGATTTGACTGAAGAACAAAGAAAACATTCTTCTGAAAATGCGATGAACGATTATGATTTTGATTTTTATATCGAAAATGACGGCACACTCGAAGATCTCGAAGATTTAAGTTTCGAATTATACGAATTGATTGAACAAAGATATAAAGAAAGGGGAGTGTAATGGCTCGCGAACAAGTTTTATATCAAATTATAAAGTTGTCTTCAAAGTTTATTTGTGAAAACAATCTCGATATACCATCATACGATGCTAGACAGGCTGCTTTGGACGGAAATCTTGTTTCTCTTGGTGATAACATTGCTTTTCAACAAGCTCGTTTTATTAATGGCGATAATCGAAATCATCATGAGATATTTAAAGAAATAGAATTTCTTCGTGGTTCGATGAGACGTGCAAAAAAAGAAGGTCGAGCAAAAGATGCAAGAATATTCTGGTATGCAATTTTAAATAAGTTATTTGTTAAAGATTTTGTTCTTGTTACAGTAAATAAAAAATCAGAATATAGAAGGCTTGCAAAAGCGGGGTTTTATTTAAACGGTGTAAGGTATGTTCGTTTTAGTGCTAGTGCAGGACAAATCCGACATAATACGGTACAATTCTGCTCGGAGTGTATTTACGAAGAATTATTTACGCGTTTGATGTGCGATTTAAATAATCGCCTCGAAGAAACAAATATTGCCAAACTGTCTGCATACTTTTCTCTTTCAACATCTTCGATCATGTGGGTTTCAAAACCACGTGTTTGTATAATCAAAGATTTTGAAACAACACTGAAAGATCAAAAAATCGATTGGATTATAAACACAGAAGATGGGAAAAAAGCAGTCGAAGAAAGAATTCAAGATGTAACAATGAATAGTTGTGACGGACAGGGGCTTATTTCTCCAGAAATGGCAATGAAATGGTCTGAGGAAATGGGACTTGATTATGTTGCCAGTTCGTACGTTGTTCGTTCCGTGTTTATCAAAGGTAATCTTGTTCCGTTTGATTTTAAAGCGTATGCGGCAGAACACAATATATCTATTATTTATGATAGATGGGGAATACCGCATAAAATAGAAGATATAGATTGTTTGATTTCAGAAAGTCAATTTAAGGAATACAAAGCTTATTCAAGTTGGGAAGATTTCGATTCGTATGCAACCAAATATAATATTGGCTGGGGTGTATCTCGATACAACAAAAAATATGATGACGAATGGGTTCTTGCAAATTATCAATATATTCAAGTTTTAAATATAAAAGAACAAGATGTTAAAGAATTAATTCAACCGACAATTGACTGGCTTCAAAAAGTTTGCAGCGGAGATTATTTATACGCTATGTTATATTCGCTCGGTGGGTTCAATCAAGATATGGAAATTGAATATTCCGACGTATACACAAGAGCGCAAAATCTTGCTATGAAAGCGGTTGTAAAAAATCCAGAATTTTTAAAAGATTCTTATGTTCAAAGAAAAATTTACAAAAACATAGTTGAATCAATCAATAAATCAAAAATTGGAAAAATCTGGGTTAAAGGAAATTATTCGTTTATGATTTCCGATCCGATAGCACAATGCCAAAGCGCGTTAGGGTTGCCACCCGTCGGAGTGTTACCAGGTGAGCATTTTTATTCGAATTTCTGGAAAAATCGCGCAAATATTGGCGATGAAATAGTTCTTTGCCGTTCCCCGCTTCTCGATAAACATGAGATAAATCATTGTAAATTGTTTGATAACGAAGAGACAACCAAATGGTACAAATGGATTGAAAGCGGAATTGTTTATTCGATATATGATCTAAGTACACTCAGACATTCAGACAGCGATTTTGACGGTGATATTTGTATGAGCACAAATAATCCGATATTTTTAAAGGGTTCAATGAAAGATTATACAAATCCTATCACATACGCAAAACAACCGGCGCCCTCTCATAAAATATGTCATAGAAACTTCATAGAAACAGATATTCGTGGGTTTGGTACAAAGGTTGGAACTTACAGCAATTATTCAACGATCATCGAAGCAATGTTGCCGATGTTCCAGCGACCAGAGCAGCAAAGACAACGAGAGGAGCTTTTGCTTCGTATCAAGCTCCTTCGAGAAATCAACGGTCAGGAAATCGATAGAATTAAAGGCGTTGAAGCCAAAGGCCCTCCGAAGGACGAATGGCTTAAAATCTGGAAAATCGATAAAGATGATACTGAAGAGCAAAGAAAAGAAAAATATTATCATAATTCTCTTGTTATTTCAAAAAAGCCTTACTTCTTTAGATACTTATATCCAGAATTAAACGAAAAATATAAGAAATACGAAAATACGTACAACGAAACATCGAAATGTATGTTTGGAACGAAACTTAAAAAACTTCTTGTAAAAGAAAATAAAACAAAAGAAGAGAACGATTTCGTAAAAAAATATCATAAGTTTCTTCCTCTTATCAACACAAACTGCACGATGAATTTATTATGTCGTGATATCGAATCCATAGATTTTGATATTAAATATAATAAAAACTGCACAAGTATGCTTCCATATTATGATTTAAATTCTTATATCATAATTCCAGATATTCTTCAAAAGTTCCGTGATATGTATCGTAAATACTGCAATAAAAAAGCAATCACTCTTATCAACAATATTTATTCCGATGTTGACGATGAAGATTTTAAAGACATAAGATTCGGTTATCTTGACATCATCAAAGAAGAAATTCAAAATGATTTGATGGTACTTGAACTTACTACAATGGAAACGCTCACTTATATCAAGGCTTTATCACAATCGTATACGAAATTTAATTGGGATTTTGCCTGGCAGATACTTGGAGATGACATACTCGACTGTATCGAACAAAAACAAACATACGTGCCAGTTGAATGTGAAGATGGCGAAGAATTCCTTGGAAGAAAGTACAAACTTATGCCCATTTCAAGAGAGACACAAAGTTTCTTAATAAACGAAGATGGAGAAATTATTTATGAATAATAAAATCTCCGAAGAAAATTAAAAAAATATATTTAAAATTGCTTGACAATCCCTTATATTTATGATATAATATAAGGGACGAAAGTCAAGAGAGGTTTTCATGGCATATCAATATAATAATAAAAACAGACAATATAATAAATTCGGAATTTCCGAATTTACTCATAAAAATAACAACTCAAACCAACAAAACCGTTGGAATAAAAACGGAAATAACGGTTTTAAGAAATCTTATCAAAAATCACAAGATCAACTCGACTACGAGCAATCATTGCGCGACATAGGAGTTATTCCAAATTGCGATATGACTTCGAGGCAAAGATTTGACAGAGTTTTGTCAATGCTCGAAGGATTGGAGTGCGAAATAGATTATATTGTAAATGTCAAGAAAACATGGTGGGAAAAATAATTTTATATGGCTAATTTTTTTAAAGATTACAAAGAAAAACAAAAGCAAAATTTAAAGAAATACAGTGTTACACAGGAAGAAATCGAAACGATTATGAATAACATTAATCGTAATAAAGGCGAAGATCATTCGGATCATCCAGAATGGACGAAGAAAGATAAAACAGAAGATGTTTCGTTTGTTTATGATGCTGAATACGGGTGGGTTCCAAATGAACAATAAATACGATAAGAAAAATTTAAAAATTATTCAAAAGTCATCGCCCGTAGTCGGAGGCTTCCTCGAAGACGAATTAAAAAGACAGGATGAAACAATCGAACTTATTGCTTCGGAGAATTTTTGTTCCGATGCAATTAAAGCGGCTTGCGGTAGCGCATTTACCAATAAATACGCCGAAGGTTATCCAACACATAGATATTCTGGTAGAGAGATGAGATATTATGGCGGATGTGAAAATGTAGATAATCTTGAAGAATATTGTTGCAATATGTGGCGCAAAGTATTCAAAACAGATTACCACGTAAACGTACAGCCGCACAGCGGTTCACAAGCCAACTTCGCGGCTTATATGTCTGTTTTAAAACCACACGACAAAATACTTTCGATGTCTCTCGACAACGGCGCACATCTCACTCACGGGGCTTCTGTCAATTTTAGCGGAAAGCTTTATAATATGAGTTTTTATAATACCGACAAAGATGGTAGAATTGATTATCAAAATATTTACAATCATATTATTTCAGATCAGCCCAAACTTGTCCTTGCTGGTGCGAGCGCATATTCGAGAGAAATTGATTTTAAACAAATCAAACTGATGATTACCGAAGCGACCACCGTGATAAAGAAAGATATAAACAAGGAATATCAAACTCCTTACTTTATGGTGGACATGGCTCATATTGCAGGACTTGTAGCCGCTGGCGTTCATCAATCACCTTTTGGTGTTGCAGATATTATTACAACTACCACACATAAAACGCTTCGCGGTCCAAGGGGCGGATTAATTTTCTGCAAAAAAGAACTCGCTAAATCTATTGACGGTGCGGTATTTCCAGGTAGTCAAGGTGGTCCACTCGAACATATTATAGCGGGCAAAGCTATTTGTGCAGAAGAGGCTTGCACAAAAGAGTATAAAGATTATATTCGAAGAGTTGTTTTAAATTGTAAAGTTATGGCGGAAGAATTTAAAAAACTCGGTTACAAAGTCGTAACAGACGGTACTGACAATCATCTGTTTTTGATAGATTTACGCCACAACCATCCATCGATTACAGGACTTCAAGTTCAGGAAGCGTGCGATAGAAATCATATCACGTTAAATAAGAATTGTGTCCCAAATGAAAACAGAAGCCCGAAAGAGACGAGTGGTGTAAGAATCGGAACAGCGGCAATGACAACGAAAGGATACACAGCAAAAGACTTTATTGAAGTTGCACACAAAATCGACAAAATTATTTGTGAATTGGACGGTAAAAAGTAATGATTGATAGTCAGGTTTTATTACCATAGTGTTTGAATTAAATAATATAAAAGGCTCGCACGAGATGTGCGGGCTTTTTTATTTACGCTCGTGTGCGGGAGGCACGGAAGAAAACGGGGTTGGGAAATTTCGAATTTTTTGGGATTTTTGGGAATTGTGGGGGTGGGATGAAAATTTTTCGGTTTTTTGGGAAATTTGAGTTTTTTGGGTTTCAAAAGGGATGGAAATCACTACATATTCTTTTTAAAATGAAATATATATTAAAAAATGTATATTACAGTTTGTATATACATTTTAGTATATATAAATACACTTTAAAGGAGGTATCACCCATGCTTAAGATGATGAATCTTATCTATATTAATGGTCGTTTGGCTTCCAACGAAGATCTCAAATCTTTGTTGAAAGACGAATGTCGTTATGGCGAACGTGCTCTTCGGTCTGTTCATTATACGCATACCAACGTTCGAGTAATAAAATATTCAACTCGTTGGTGAATACACGTGGAAGCGACAACCACGTTAAAAAACACTTCTGTAATGCAGCCAAGGACGGTTCCAAGCCCGTGTAAATGCAGAGGACAGGACGATACGAAGCTGTTGAGCGTATCCCCTTCAGGTAGGGTTGAGCCTCGTTTGTGTTGAAGCAAGCGTTAAGTATCTTCAATGGGACTTGCATCTCGTTATGTAAGAAACACCGTCTCAAGTTGGTGGATGTCGAACTTGGGTATTCCCGTAAGACTAACCGAGAGGAAGAAAAAGAAAGTCGGTTTCGCGGAACAGTTGCATTTCCGTTCCAATACGTTGGGTGATACCTCGTATGGATTTCCTGCGCACGTTGCGATATAAAAAACGGTGCGTTTGCGAGCAGGAAACACGAGGGAAGTACCAGCGTAAGTGGAGAAAACCAAGTTTGGTTGTCAGAGAACCAAACAGTGGAAATATGTAACAGTGTTGTCTGCTGAAGGCAAAGCGGAATTTGCATCCGTACCGCTTAACAATACGGATGTTCCATCAAACAAATCGGTTGATTGCGATAAAGGGCAACGTACCTCGCACAACCAATGGAGGTTTGTTATGAATACTTATCAAGAGAAGTTCGCCAATATGATAAACAAGGCAAACAGCAGAGAACTCGTTGAACAGTTGTATGATCAATGTTGTTCAAATTGCACATATAGATTTGTGTGCAAAGAACGGAATTGCGGCGTTACATGGGCAAAAGATATGTCCATTGAACGCCTGAAAGAAAACGATAAGATGCTTGTGCATCTGCATATCGTTTTCCCCGAAGAGAAGCCGAAACAGCAACCCAAACCGAAGACGGCTGAACAAAAGGCTGCAAAAGCATGCGTTCGTTTCTTGGATCGGGTATACGATCGGACGGACGATGAGGAGTTGAAAGACCTCATCGACGATGTAACCGTACAACTCTGTATTGGTGACACACGGGCAATCGATCGTCTTAAAGAAAATTATGAAGTGCTTTATTTCAAATTGGCCCGTTTATGGTGGAAGTACACTTCCACCGAAGAATCTAAAAAGGAGGTGAAATAAGATGGTTGTCAAAGGAAAAATTAATGAAGTTTGTAAACAACTTCGCGCCTTAAAAAGGCGTTTGTAGCAAACAATGTTACGTTTTCCGAATATATTCGTATTCGGAAGGCGCAACAGCTCAGAAAGATTTGTTCAAAACAATTAGAACAGATCTTCAAAAACGCTTGACAAAAGCGTTGGAATATGATATAATAAAAGCAACAAAATCTCCGAGCGAAAACTCGGAGAGAAAATATATTATTAGGAGATAAATAAAATGTCTAAAAACACAAATTTGCACGCAGCGAAAACAGCAAAGAACGACGAATTTTATACTCGCTTCGACGATATAAACTTCGAAATCAACCTCGCAGAACACGGTTATCGTCCGTTCTTTAAAGACAAAATCGTTTATTGCAACTGCGATGACCCCGAAGAATCGAACTTCTGGAAATTCTTCAAGGCACGTTTTAACGGCTTAAAGCTCAAGAAGCTCATCTCGACCCACTATGACCAAGAAGGTAAATCGAGTTACAAACTCGAATACGACGGTGAAAGGGTTGTGAAGACCGAACTCGAAGGAGACGGCGATTTCCGCTCTCCCGAATGTGTCGAATTGCTCAAAGAAAGTGATATCGTGGTAACGAATCCGCCGTTTTCGTTATATCGCGAATTTGTTGCACTTTTAACGAAATATGATAAAAAGTACGTTATTTGGGCAAACAATAATTCGATAACCTATAAAGAGATTTTCCCTCTTATTAAAGAAAATAAGATGTGGCTCGGTTACACCTGCAATAAAACGTTGTCGTTCGCCGTTCCGAACGATTATCGTTACGACGAAAAAGAAACTGAAAAAATCAGTGACGGAAAACATTATGGAAAAGTTCCTGCAATTTCGGTTTTCACTAATCTCGATATCCCGAAGCGTCATGAACCGATGCTTCTCGGTTGGAAGTTTGAAAAAGGTCTCGAAATGGGAATTTACCAAAAATACGACAATTACGATGCGTATAACGTTGATAAAGTTTGTCAAATTCCGAGAGATTATGACGGCGTTTTGGGAGTTCCGATTACGTTTTTGGATAAATATTGTCCTGAACAGTTTGAAATCGTGGCTTTCCGAAAAGGAGAAGACGGTAAAGATTTAGTCTTCACTAGAGAGAGAGAGAGAGTTCAACCGTACTTTCGAATCCTTGTCAAGAGAAGATAAAGTGGCCGCCGCAAATGTTCGTGGATGGTCAGAAGAAGTTCTTCAGAATATTGATCAAGGCAAAATCGAACCAGTTGATTTGATTTATCCGTCATCGATGAATGTTGAAGGATTGATGAATAATCCCAAAAACACAAAGGTTAACGGTGAATCGCATTTCGCAAGAATACTTATAAAAGCAAAAAAGAGCGGGAATTAAACCGCTCTTTTCTAATAAAAAATAAAGGAGTTTTAATTATGAAAAATATCACAGCAAAAGAACATTTCGGTTACGCAGTAACCATCAGACGCCTTTTTGAAGGCTGCACAAACGAATTCGGTGAACCTTGTTTCACAAATAAAGAAACAGGTGAAATTCGTTGTTTCGGTGGGAAGTTGAATCCCCGTCCGTCTTATCAGAGAGAATTCGTCTACTCGGAGCAAGACCAGAAAAAAGTTTTCGAGACGCTGCACAGAGCGTTTCCCCTCGGCACGATGTATTGGTGCGACACGGGTGATGGAAGTTACGAACTCATTGATGGGCAGCAAAGAACGATTTCGATTTTGAACATCTTAACAGATGGTGTTTCGATTTCGATGTATGGAGAAGACAAATTCTTTTCTGATTTACCTGAATCGGAGCAGGAACAAATTCTCGATCAGGAATTACTCGTCTATGTTTGTTCTGGTGATGTCAGCGAAAAACTCGATTGGTTTTCAACGATAAATATCGCGGGTAAAGCACTTAAAGCGCAAGAATTACGTTCGGCAGTTTATAGCGGTCCATTCGTTAGCGATGCAAGAAGGTATTTTGTCAGCAACGCAGAAGGAGCGGCACTCGCAAATGGTTATGACGTGTTCGTAAACAACTCGACGCTCAGACAGGAATTGCTCGAACAGGTTTTGTTCTGGCATGCAGATTTCGAAGGTTTCAACGATGGGAATCTCGACAAAGCGATAAGAAATTATCTTAAAGCACATCGCTCAGATATCAACGCGTCTGCTCTTTTCTCTTATTACGAAGAGGTCCTCGGTTGGGCAAATTACATTTTCGGAACAAAATACAAAAAGGAATTACCGAAAGTCGAATGGGGTTTGCTCTACAACCGTTATCACGAAATCCCGTGTTCTCCGCGTGAAATTAGAGCAAAAGTCGATGCACTGATGGAAAACCCTGAAATCACAAAGAAAGCAGCGGTTTTCGAATACGTATTTTCTGGCGAAGAGAAAATTCTCTCGCCGCGTGCGTTCGACGATTCAATGAAACGTTCTAAACTCGAAGAGCAAGATCACAAATGCGCTTATTGCGGAGGTGAAATTCCAGATATGAAATCGGCTCATGCAGACCACATAATACCGTGGTCAAAAGGAGGTAAAACAGAGTATGGAAATTTGCAAATTTTGTGTGTAAAATGCAATTGCAAAAAATCAGCAGAACAAGAAGCGGCTAACGCGAGAGAGTTCTCGATTAAGCAATAAAAAAAATCGGTTGACCTATCGACCGTAAATAAACGGGGAAAGGAGTATAAAATGACTAAAATATTTGAAAACGACCTTATAAAGGTCAGCACGACAGGACACGATTACGACTTCATCGCCGTAATAGAGAACAAAACGAACGAGCAAATCTGCGTTCATTATGACAAACCGGGTTGCAATGACGACTACGATCCGATTTTAATCGAACCAAACGATTGGGTTGGGTTATTAGCGGACGATGAAGGCAGAGATTGGGTAAAAGCAATCGAGAATAATCAAATCTATGTTGCGACAAACGACGAAGAAATCGATTGCTACCCCACTGGCTGTTCTATGACGCAATGGAACGAAGATTGCGAAGAAATCAAAGCGGAGGCCGAAAGAATACTCAATGAGTATAATTTATACGACCATAGCCGCGAAACAAACGTTGCTAACTCTAATCAGTTAGTAACGGTTCTTGAAATTCTTAAAAATATTAAATAAGTCCATAGGAGGATAAAAAATGACTAATACGATTTATGAAGAAAATTTTAAAACAAATTACAATCCGTCGGATGTTGATTGGATTGTTAACTCGAACAAAAGCAAATATGATAAAAATGGGAATTTAATTCTCGATCATAAAGCTGCGTTCAATTTTAAAGTCGGTGATATTATTATCATCGGCTTCCTCGATGATTTCGGCGATATCAGTAGAGCCGAAAAATTCAAAGTTATTAAAAACGATAGCAAACATCTTGTTTGTGAATCTATTTAAAGATTAAAAATTATGCTGTCCTATCGGCAACACGGGGAAAGGAGATTTTATATGTTTACCAATTACACAGAGGTTATCAAGGTTCCCGACAACTGGACAGATTTCGACAACAAACGCGATGAACTTCAACAGTACATCGCTGAAGAGCTCGACAACGGCGAAAAGGCTGATAAGATTATCAATATCATTGATAATAATTGGTCTTTCTTCGCCGAAGAAACAGCGGTTCTCGTTGTTGTCGAAGGCTACGATTGTTTGACAATTGTAGATGAAGACGGTAACGTCAATGAAACGGTTTATCCGTTTGATGAAAATCGGACCTATCCGATGCAGAAAATGGAGCAAAAACTGTATTTCAAACGTTATTAAAAAATAATTGGTTATAAAAAACCAAAGGAGAAAATATTATGAAAAATATCTATTTATTAACTATTGACTGGGCAACCAGCGACGATGCAAACACAGCCGTGTTTGCTTATGCAAACTTCGAAGACGCGAAAGCGAAATGGGAAGAATGCAGGAAGGACATCATTAAAGATCCAGAATATGCAGTGATTTTAAATTCGGATGGCAGTGTTACCGAAGAATGGGAAGACACTTACGAGTGTCTTGAAACTCGTGAAAAAGAAGAACTTTTTTACGAAATTTATCAAATTGGTTATTATAGCAGTAACCATTATACGGTAAAAGTACAAAAACTTGAAATAATTGATCATAAGGAGTAAAGATCATGAAAAAATTATACTTAAACAACTGGAACGTAAACGCAACCAAAATTCTTGACGAAATCGATCGTCAAGTGAAAGAACTGGGTGGTGAACCTGCTGCCCAGTTTGGGCACGATTATTATTTCGCAAAAGAACCGATCGAAGTCGAAGCAAAAGACGGTTCGACGTTTATATCGAAACACGCAGATGTATTCGGTGTATATACGAAATTTGTCATCGGAAACATGTATTATTACATTGAACTCGATGACAATCCGTTTATGGATTTCGCTTTCACAAAAGCAAATCGAGATTATAAATGGAATAATCGGTTTGGAGCAATACTTCCGAAAAATTTGTTTAAATATAACGAATTCCAGTTATATACCGATGAACAAATCAAAGAAACCGCGAAAACGATTCTCGATTGGGCATTACAAGCAAGAGAGAATAATATCTGTTACAAAGACAAACGCGTCTTCGGTAAGTTAATTACCGAAAGCGAATGGAAATCAAAACAAAAGGAGGTGAAATAAAATGAGAAACACTATCAAAGCGAAAGTTGGTTATGTCATTTGGTTCAAAAAGAGTAAACCGAACAAAGTAATCGTCTGCGATGGCGATGATGTCCTTTTCGAAGGCGAACGTCGTTCGTGGGAAGATTACAAAGATGAAGTTCTCGACGAAGGGAACGAAATGGCACACAAGGTTGAAGTATTCACGACAGTGAAAGGAAATCAATTCATTTACTGGCGTGATGAAGAAACTGATGAAGACTTTGTAACAAAAGTCGAACAAAATTAAAATTAAGGAGAAACTGAAATGAAAACTTATTACATCAGCGTAACAGAAACACTCAACAAAATTGTTGAGGTTCATGCAGATAGTGAACAAGAGGCTTTACAAAAAGCAGAAGATTCGTATTACAACGATCGAGTTGATACCGAATTCGAGAACGACACGGAAAGCACGCTTGAGTCTTACGACAATGGTGGTATGCCTAAATTTTATGAAATTCAATAAGGAGAATCGAAATGATTAAACTCACTAATTTTCAAAAACGTATCTTAAAGCAAAATCTTGTAGAAATCGCAGCGAAAAACACAGAGAGGTATTTCGGCGATTTGGTATTCGCTTTCGAATGGATTGACAACAATGAGGAATTCGAGGAAAAGACAGTTATCTTTATTTCTCGAAAAAATGGTATCGAGTTGAATTATCTCGATAATAATCGGATTCAAAGCTATCTTGGATGGGACAGGGAGGGTGATCAACAGGCTTACACCGTTGATTTATTCAATCTCGCAACCATTCACGATGGTTGGGATTCGAGAGATCAAGCACCCGCCGCAGACAAAATCGGGCATTATACCTATCTTCGTGATGAGGACGATGATAGATTTTGTTGTATTCGCAAGTATTAACAGATACGCAGTGTGTTTGTGAATTCATAAAATAATCAATAAATCAAATTATACCTTGGGACACTTTCCTGTTTAGAAAGCCGAAAAAGGATTTATTATGATTAGTTTCAAAGATGCAATTAAGAAAATTCAGGAAAATTATCCTGGTTTTGAAGAAAAAGAACTCACCAATATCGATGAGTGGTACGACAAAGAGGAAGACAGAGAATATTATAAAACTCGTTTCCCGAAAAGCTACGAAGCGATTATGAAAAATTTAAGCACGGAACGTAAGTTCATCAATCTTTATGATGGGCAAGGCGGTGAATTCTCCGTTGGTTGTTATGGTTCAATGCGTTCTTGGGCATTTAAAGTCCTCGACTGGATGGATTCGGATGGTTTTTACGACGATGAAGCCGAAGTTGGCGATGTTGAAACAGTCAATGGTTTCGTTATGATGGATTGTTTCCATAAAGAAACACTCATCGATTTAATTAACGAAATTTGGACACTTGAAATCGTGGAATACAGCGAAAAAGTTGATTCCGCGCAGCAGAAAGCAACTCAATTCTCAACGGTTGAAGACGTACTCAAACAAATGGGCGCGTTGCGACCTCTGAAGAAAAACGGTGATTTGTCAGAAAAAGGTTGGGTTGCGTTCGAAACGCTTCGAAACTTTTTGATTTATCTCGCACAGCAAAACGTTATTAAATTCTACGAGGACAAACTCGATGAATTTATTGATAAAGATTAATTTATAAGGAGAAAACAGATATGAAAGAATATAACTACTCTTATAATTACGAACACGAATTCCCGATCATTCTCAAATGTGAGAAGTGTGGGAAGTCTGAAAAATCTTCGGTTTATTTTTCCAATCATATTCCAAACGCAAAAGCATCGTTTAAATACGAATACGGCACGAAAAAAGACCAAAAAGGTAAATATTGGTGGACGTGCGATTGCGGCGGAAGCATGTATGTAACAAAGAAATTCATAAAGTAAAATTAAAATAATCACGTCGGAACACTCTCATACGTCAAGAGCCGAAAAAGGAATTATATTATGAATAAAACAATTTTGGAAAGAATTAAGAAAGAAAATCACGTTACAGATTATCCTACAGCAACAAGCGGATATCTTCTCAAAGATGGAACTTATGTTCATCTGATTGCAAAAGAAGACGAAGACCGTGGTAATTTTTATAGAGATGATCATCGTTCTATAAGGAAGTTTTTCAACAAAAGAAAAACAGATAATTGGAGCGGTATGACCGATTTTGTAAAAATGGGAAATATTCGCTTTTCTCCAGAGTGTAATGGTTTTCAGTTTATAAAAAGACCAACTCGCGAACAAATCAAAGAAATTATTTCTTATTGCTCGCATGCAAGAAGAAATCAAAAAGAATATTATATTGAAAAAGTAAACGACGATTTTGTCGTTAAAAAAGAATATAATATTGAAGATTTAAAAGAATTGCTTTACAAATAATTAAAATAAATTTGGTTGCTCCCAGCCATAAGGGAAAAGGAATTTATATTATGAATAAGAAGATTTACAAAGTAGAAGTTGCATTGAACAACGGTATCGAAGGAATTAAATTCGTTAAAGTCGAAGCCTATGACGAAGCGCATTTAGAACATATTCTCAAAACAAGAAATCTGGAATATCGTTTTATCGATTCTGTAACCGAAAAACGTAAGTATTGCGTTTCGATTTGCAATTTCAAAAATGGAATTCGTATCGAAGAAAAATGCGATATTTATGAAGAATATAAAGATGCAAAATTATTCTTTAATAAATACGCACTTGAAGGCAAATATGTAATGCTTTGGCTTTGTGAAAACGATGAAACAAAGATTTGCGAAATCGAATCTTACAAACCGACTCTCAAAACAAAAGAAGAAATTCTTGCGTTTATGAAAGAAAGTTGGGGTGAAGAAGCCGTAACAGAATATGTTTCTCATGACGGAAAACAGTGTTATCGCGTGTTTGGAAACATAATTCATTTCCAAAATTTATGTGAACATGCACATATCGAATGGAAATGGGTTGACGATTTCCAAATGATCGCAAAAGGTTCCGACTTTGAACTTGAATATTGCGAGCACGATATCATTCTTGCGTTTGAAAAATAATTTAAAAAACTTTGTTTCAAACGCTTGACAGAATAAATTTAATTTGTTATAATAAAATTGTAACCGACCTGCGGCGGTATATCCGCAGGAAAGGAGTTATTATGGAAACTAAAACCACACTTAAAGAACTTGTAACAAAATACGTTGAAAACGCAGCGTTTAAAGCTGCTGCAGAATATTATAATAACGATAATATTCCGACAAAAGAAGAACTCGAATATCTTGATAAATTTGGGTTGAATTTCACAGAATTTGCAGCTCATTACGAAGTTGTAACGCTCGACGCACCTGACGGAGAAATCCGCACGGTTGATAGCACTTGCGACCTCGAAGAAGCGTTAAAATGGTACAACGAAGAAATCAATGGATATGTTTATATCCAATTCGTAGACCACGAATCAATGCCTGTAGCAGTCTTAAAATGTAATTTTTAATCAAGGAGATATAAATATCATGAAAACGGTAGGATTTGGAGTTAATATGGAGTACAACGAATTAGACGGTTTTGAACGTGTGGCAACGTTCGAAAATAAAGAAACGGCGTTCGCTGTTTTTCATCTTCTTTCACAGTCATCAGAATATAAAGAAACTGCAATGGCATTGGAAGTAGAAGAAATATTCGAAGATGATTTCGGCGGATATGAGTACAAAGTACTTGCGTCGAAACAAAATTAATTAAATTTTAAGGAGATATAAAACATCATGGAAAACAAAATGTATTTCGCGTCTAACGTGGACAAAAACGGTAACATTTATCAGGCAGTCGTTGACAACGACAATAAAACCGTCAGAAAAGGTTATTTCCTTTTCAGATGGAAAGATCAAATCAAAATGTCGAAAGCTCAAATCAAACAAATGATTGAAAAATATAAAGAGCAAGGTTATAAGGAGGTTTAAGACTAATGACATACATCAAAATCAACAGACAAGTAGCTCGCAAACTGCACGAGGCAGGAGATAACGTATATCTCCTGCCTTCCAAGGCAAATATCAACTCTGTTTGGTGGGAACCAGCAGAGTTAGATAAAGAACAAGATTTCGATAAATTTTGCAATAAGTATCATTATTATAATTGCAATCTTTTCGAAACAGGTAAACGAATCGCTTTTTATAAAAAAGAAAATTAAATTTTAAGGAGTAACGAATATGAAACAGTACGCAAACGTAAGCAACACAAACAGCAAACTCGGTGGACAGATCTTAAGCATCAATATGCCAGCAGGAATTACCTGCAGACCAGACGCACCTTGTTACAAAGGTTGTTATGCAAAACACGGACATTGGCTGTATAACAATGTCCAGAAATCGCTGCAGGAAAACCTTGAACACTACAAAGAAAATCCAAAGCTTTTCTTTGATAGCGTAACTACGCAAACCGCTTTATCTCGGTTTGTGAGATGGCACAGTTCGGGAGATATCGTCGATCCCGAATACTTTGAAGGAATGTGTCGGGTTGCAAGAAAGAATAAAGAAACTCATTATCTTTGTTTCACAAAGAAATATGAAATCATAAATTCTTATCTTGATTCTGGAAAGAAAATCCCAAAGAATTTGACGATTGTATTTAGTGCTTGGAGTGGTTGGCTTCCCGAAAATCCTTATCATCTTCCTACGACTTATGTTTATGGGAAAGATTTCAGAAATGATCTCATCCCCAAGGACAGTATCCCGTGTCGTGGAAGTTGTGAAAGATGCCAAGCTTGCTGGCAATTGAAGAAAAACATGTCTGTTTATTTTGTCAAGCACTAAGTTAAATTAAATTTTAAGGAGTAAATAATATGATTAAATGTTGCAATTGTGAAAAAGAGTTTGAAACCGAAAACGATTTAGCTCTCATTTGTGAAAAACAAGAATTAATCAATGGTTTTTGGCAAGCTACAGAGAGATTTGTAACCGACGGGAATATTCCAGAAGACACAGACACCGAAAAATATGAAGTATTTAAAGGTTGTCCCGATTGTCTTGGTGACGAATGTTTAATGGATGTAAAAGATTAAATTTTAAGGAGATATAAATATTATGGTAAACAAAAACGATTTCAATGCAAAAGCTTTAACAGAAGTAATTGGCGATACAACACTCACTTGTGTGGAATGTTCGCTTATTGGGAGCGCGGCACTTATTGATGAAATAGTGACAGATTTCAAAGACGAAGTTCGTGAAAAAATATGCAGAATGTATCAAGATAAGTCTTATTACATTAAGCGTGGTGGCTGGCATAAATTCACGATAGAAGAGAACAGACAATATTTGGAAAGAGCGTTGGATGAGATTGAAAAACATGGTTACGAGTTTAATTCGCTTGATTTCTACGACAAAACGAACGGTGTATTATTCCTGAAAGTAACAAAAATCAAACGAAACAACATTTCTCAAAATTAAAACAAAAATTAAATTTTAAGGAGATATAGATTATGATTTATCGTAAACGCACACAAAAAGATGTAACCGACAGCAAAATCATCGAGATTTGGAACGAATGTCTCGGAGAAGCCAAACGGCTTTATCCGAGATACTTCGAAAACTGCACACCAGAACTTTATATGGACAATTCCTGTTCACATCTTGGAAGATGTTCTTGCAGCGTGATTAATCCGTATGAAAGAAGTATTGACAAAATCAGATACTCGCGGTGTATTATCACTATTAGTTCAAATCTTAAACAAGATTATGAACAGATCCGAAAAACGATTTGTCATGAACTCGGCCATTTCGTTACACCGAAAGAACATCATTCATATTTGTGGAAAGTTCGCTCGGATAAAATCGGCGAAAAGTGGGGATATAAAGCATCTCGTCTTGCAGATAGCGAAACGTTTAATAAAGCTATTCTCGAAGCACCAAAAAGAACCACAATGTTCAAATATATGGTTTATTGCCCACATTGCTTTGCAAATTGGAAATATAAAAGCTTATGCGGTATCGTAAGAGAGCCGCAAAGATATCAATGCGGAAAATGCAAAGTCAAATTACAATCAAAGAAAATTATTTTGGAGGACAAATAAAATGACAAAACTTACAGAACTTGAAAAACAGAAAGCAATCACTTGCGTTTGGTACGTTGAAGGAGAATTCAGATGTGAGCATTATAAACTCGAAGCTGAATATGACAAACTCGGTCATTATGACGAAGAGTTGGATAAAAAGCTGGAACACGCAAAGGAAATGGAAGAGTTTTATTCAGAACTCGCACGTAAATTACAGGAGGTACTTTAACATGTATGAAATCGGAAGAACAGAATTAACTTACAACGTAGAAGACGCAGAGTGTAAAGGCTGCGAAAGAAATGAGAGTATTATCGTCTTTCACGTTCCCGAAGAAGAGTACAATCTTTTGAAAGATAAATCTCTGAGTGAAATCAGAGATTATCTCGAAGAAGAATACGGTATGCACAACGGTTCTGATTATTATGTGCAGCCAGGCGCAAGATATACGGATTATGTCGTGGAAGCCATATATGAAGTTGGCTGGGACGGACAACTCATTGTTCGTGAAATTGAATCATTAAATATTTAAGGAGATATAAAATTATGAAACAGGAACGTTATGACAATTACAAAGAAGAATACAAAGAACTTTGCGAAATCTTCGGTGAACAACCGAAAATTGATGTAGACAAACTTTACGATTGTGAAGTGCGCATCGAAAGCGAGATTGAAAAGCTTCTTAAACATCAGAACAAGAAGCTTTACAAACAAGCCAAAGCGGAGCTTGAAGCAGAAGGTGTGAAATATAATCTTTCACCAGAAAAGAAAATGTTTATCTTAAATCAATTCAAAGATTTCTTGTTTGATTTCAGAATTTTCCCGAAAGTCGAAGATTATAAAGCCGCTTTAAGATGCGACAAACGTTCGCAAATTATTAAAATTCGTGAAAAAGTCAAGGAGGGCTGGAGTTATGACTTATGATAAACTTGTAAAATTTCTCTCAACGTACAAAAAGTGCTCTTATGTGAAGATCTTATATAAGATCGATGTGAGAACCAACAAAGCAAAAGCGAACCATTACAGCGTAAATAAGCTCGTCAGAATGACTGTTCGTATCGGGTTAAATTATAAACCGACGGCTGACGATATATGGTTCTCACCGACAGATATAAGCGGTATCGTAAAAAGCAATTACGATAAAAATCGTTTGTATCTACAAGCGTTTCTTTCGCCAAACAAACCAAAGGTGAAATATCTTCTCAACGGTCAAATTGAGAGAAAATCATTTTTGGTCAATTACGGATATTTGAACACGAAACAACTTCTGCACTCGAACGGAAATATGTTTACGCTCGATATCGATAATATTATTAAAATCGGAAAGGAGGTGATGTAAGCTAATGCTGATTAGTCTATGTTTTGTTATGGTTTGCTTTTGGCTTTGGCTCCATGGTGCGTTTCCACCAAAAGATCCACCAAATTAGCAAGCCGCTATCGAAGAGCGAGGCTTCGAACCAAAAAAATCTTATTATTTGAGGTGAATTATGATACTTTTAATTCTTATAGGTTGGTGTGTCTATCTGTTTTGCAAAGAAGCAGTGGAGACGGTTAACGAAATTCGCGGCGTTGTCGGAAAAGAAGCGCGCGAGCACGAAGCAGAGATTATAGCAGAAGAAATTCTCAATAATCCAACTACTCACATTATTGAAATAGGGGAGGCAAGGATATTGACGTTTATGATTGATGGATATCAAGAAGTTATCATACTTAACTAGCAATTAACGGGCGGCGGATAGGAGAATAATCTTATCCGCCAAACCTTAAAACTTCACAAGCTCTTTAAAGAACATAATAACACTCAAGCGCATCGAACCCCAAAGTTGCGCTATAAAAATAGTAAGATACGCGAGGGCTTATTATGCGAGGATTTATACGCCACGCCGCGACGAAATGGTTTGAACGCCGCCCTTGAAGCATTGATAAAAATGGTTGAGCGTCGGTTTTGTTTATATATAACAAAAAAACAGCCGATCTTTCGACCGACTGTTTTCCAAGGAGTAACAAATATGAACCAACCAAACAAAGAACGAATCGCAAACGCTCCTGCAAGGCACTATGATCAATTTTAAGAGAGGGAGAAATCAAACTTAATGGATGTAAAATTTTAGGAGGATTGTTATGAACGTAGTAACAGATTTGTCCCTCTCTTCTGTAGGCAAATCTGAATGGCTTTGAGGTTTCCCTCTCAACCTTACGACACGTATATTATATCATATTTCTTTTAAAAAGTCAACTGATTTCAGTATATTTTTTAAATATTTTTTAAAGAATTTTTCGAGCTGACTGATTGTTTTTTAGCCGCCGCCCGCGCAGGGCAATATAATCGTCCTCGTAATCAATTTTTACCCAATTTCTTATTGATTAATCAATAAATATCAGACTAACTCTTATTCACTGGTATAATCTATCTACCGATATTAACTCGATTAATATTTATTGAAAACTACGGGCATTTTTCAATCTTTCAGCCGCCGCCCTTCTTTGTTCATCTGTAAGATTCGATTTCATTGTCTTTGCTCTTAATGAGATCAATTTCTTCGGAACGATAAAAAATACGCCAACGACGTTCCCCTCTTGATCTTTAACAACATCTTTCAATTTCCATTCGCAACCATCGCTGTTAAACATATTTTTAATTTTAGTAAGAACTGTATTATCGCTCGTATAAACCTCTGCCTCTTTGTCGGTTCTGCTAAAATTGATCGTGGTTTCCTGCTCATCAGCCGAAACACCTGTAATTGACAAATCATTAATATTCATTTTTTATTTTCACCTCTTATATTATTCCCTTTGATCAGGTTATATATATTATAACATAAATTCTTTTGTTTGTCAACTTATTTTGATATGTTAAAATCAATTTTTTTTATATGTTTTTTATTATTGTAGCAATAAATATTAAACAAACTATTATTCGGTAGTGTAATCTATCGACCAAAACAAAGTTACCTGATATTTATTATCGTTCTTGGGCGGCGGATAATAAATAAAGAAAAGGGTGGCTATCCGCCGCCCTTTATGATTATTCATATCTTACTGGAAGAAGACAATATTCTGGAATTAGCTCTTCTTTTCCCTCGATAAACCGAGCGTCTTCATCGTCCCAATGCACAATATAATAATTCTCGTTGCTGTATTGTCTCCAATCAATAACCGTGCCGTAAGACTTACGTTTAACGTTAAACCCTGTTTGAGTTAAAACAACTCTATCGCCAAACTGGTATTTAAGTTCTGAATCCCAAATATTGCGATAACGCTCACAGACAACTTCTAAATCTTTTTCTCGAAATGCCTTAAGTGTAATTTTGTTTGGTTCAAGAAATACAGGAATTACTGCAGTATCATGTCCGAGACAAGTTCCGATACAAGCTACTTTAAACCATTTACCTTTCAGTTTATCGGTATATGGATTTTTAAGCTTAATCAAACACCCTGCTTCCAAAGGCGGAGTGAGATCCATATCATCTACTGGCGAATGAGGTTTCGCGTATAATTCTTTTGCATCTACTTCGAACGGCTCTGTTTTTATCGCCGTATTTTCTCTTTCTTCGAGCTTTACAGTATCTCCATAACCATATTCTTTTTCTACAGTTGACCGTTCGTCACTCATTTTGGTTGCTTCAACAGGCTCTTCCGCCGCCCGTGCAGCCTCTTTCAATTCCTCGATTTCATCAAACGGAGATTTCCTTCCATAAAGCTTTGCCAATGCTTCAACAGCTCCGACAAATTCGTCGTATTTATCTTCATGATAAAGACCGACTGTTTCGCCCACTGTTCCATCACCTGCAAATGTTGTGTTATCTGCAAAACAAACGATTTTAAGTTCTCTTCTTACGGTGTGTTGTTTGTTAAGCTTAAAATTATGTTGCAATTTTTGTTGACTAACAATAGACACTGGATTCAAAGCCATCATTCTTTTACCACTCTGTCTCATTTGGACATAAGGTCTTATCGTTATTTCCCATTCGTTATCTGGGAGTTTCTTTGTGATTTCAAATATATTACCATAACAATCCCATTCTGGCTTTGTGCATTTAACAAACGCACCGACCTTCATATCTTCAAGCTTCATTTTCTTTCTCCTCTTGGGCGGCGGACCGCCCAATATTTATATATCAATTATACTATATTTATTTGAATTTGTCAAGTATTTTTAAGGAGTTTTTATGAATTTATTTGAATTATTTTTTATCGGTGTTCGGGCGGCGGATAAGAAGCTTTATCACCTTTTTCAATCCACTCTTCAAGCAATGTTCTCATTCTGAAAGACGGAATATAAATATTGATTTCCTCTTCATTTCTAATTGCGCTTCTAAATATAAATTGTAACAACTCCGACAAAGCCCAACCATTCTCATCTACTCTTATGTGTTGATCTAAGAAAAATCCTTTAAGAATAGGGTTGAAGTATCTATTACAAAGATAAGCAACCGAAACTCTATCCATGTATTCATTCGTGGCTCTTGCGTTACAAGCGAGGAAAGATTTAGAATATCCTTTATTTTTTAATAAAGTTTTATTTTTCTCAAACGTTGTCCACAAATTTTTATTCGACGGTGTTTTGGCAATATGCTTAAAAAAATTAGTTGTTCGCTTTTTCAGTTCTTCAATTAAAGCTCCATCTTTATTTTTGTTATACCAACTTACAGACAACGCTGTATCTCTATCTCCGATATCGTTAAGTTTTTTATTTTGTACGATATGAATCAATTTGCCATAGTCAATCTTTTTAGTGTCTTCTACATTATCTGAAAAATTATAAGTTTCCAAACTATCGCCTTTGATTCCAAGATATTTATATTTAAGATTATTATAATCATAATAACATCTTTGTATTTGTGAATCAAACATATAAGTTAAAATATAAATATCTTTAAAAGCGGTAAAACATTTAACAGGGAATAAATAAAGCAAAGCTGTATTGTTATAATAATATAATGCTTCAAGATCAATATAGCCTCTATATTTATCAAGCCATTCACCGTCGTACTTCTTTTGATTATTCCATTTCAAAATACCATTTTCACCTGTAATTGTATAATTGAGAAGATATTTTAAGTCAGCACCTTTAATATCATCCATTTGTTTTACAACTTCAACAACTTCGTCCATTATAAGAACATAACCTTGTATTCTTACTAACTCCATAATATCTTCGTTAAATTGTAAAAACAAAGAATGTGTTGACACAATATTCATACCTTGATTAAACAGCCATTCTATTCCTTTCAGTTTACTTCCCATAACCTCTGGTTGTTTAAACTTCTTTTTAGGGCATGATTTAATAATTCTTTCAACTTCATTAAGATACGGTGTAATGTATAAAAACTTGGTATCATCATCGGAATTGTTAATCATATTAATAGCTGCTGATGTTTTACCTGCACCACAAACAGCATCAACAATATTCACTGTTAAATCTTTGATTTCACTTTTATTCTCTTCATGATTGATATTGTTTAACATTTCCCTCATTTCAGGAGTATCTTCATCTTCTTCATAAGGATTAATATTGAAAATATTACTCATAATTTAACCTCCGTTGTTTGACGGCATCACGTGTGCGTGAGCTTCGCACACGCATGGAATGATCGCTTGCCTTTGACGATTTTAATTACTATAAAAAACTAATTTTGGCACTTTTTTGATATTAAAAAGTTCCAAAAAATCGCTGGAAGCCGCTAAAATGGCGGGTTTTTTTGGCCTCTCCTTAAAGATAATAAGTATTACTATATAAGCTGAAAATACACCTTTCCAGCCTACACACATATTATATCATATTTTAAAAAATTTGTCAATCAATTTTACGGGGTTGGGATAAAGTTTTTAAAAGATTTTTATTAGAGAAAACCGAAGATGGAATTCTTTATAAAGATGAAATAGAAGATATTGATTTTTAAAATTTAATACGAAAAGGTGTATCTCGACTGAGTATATAATAATATAGTAATAGAATACTTATATACTGAGAAGTGATACACCTTTTTTATTTAAAGACGAATTATGAATTACAACAAATATCCTTCGCCCTTCGGGCGGCGGATATTTTTTTATGAGTTTACGTGGTTGGGATAAAGTTAGGTATTTTGGGTTTTGGGGAAAATGGGGAATTTGAGTTTCTCTTTTTTTATAAAGAAAAAGAGAACATATCATAAAATCACTATAAATCATATATAATCACATAAATTCACACCATAACCAATACACCAAACACACTAAAATCACCATAATCCCACATAATAAATCAATAAAACCAACAATAAAACCAACCGTAAAATCATATATCAACATTATATATAATCACCAAAAACTCCCGATAAACTTACGATAAACTATACACAAAACACACAAAACACATTATAAACTATCATATAAATTCCATCATAACCAACTAAAAATCCACACCAAACTAAACCGTAAACACAATAACTAAATATAAACCAACACCATAAGCTATCCTATAACCATATATAAACACCCATTCCTCTCCCTTCCTAACCACTCTTATCCACTCTAACCCCTCTCCAACCCCATATTTTTCACACCGAAGGTGTTATCCTTATATAATCTTAATATATCAAGTCTGACCACTAACCATATAAAATAACCCCAAAATACGTAAAAATCAGTTGTTTTTGACCATTTTATGCTTATTTTGGCATAAAAACATATAAATTATATTATATCATAACCACTCATATAAATATACTCATATTTATATCATTCAATCCAAGTTACAATATTTTCTTGTTACTTCGTTAAACCAACTGCCTTTATCTTCTTATACTCATAATTGTCAGTATCTTTAGACCAATAAATAAACCTTTAAGACTATTGAATTATTAAATTTAACGCGTTAGAACGTAAAATAAAAGAAACGCCCAATTAAGAGCGTTTCCTGTTTTTAATTATTAATTATACCAAGTAATAACAAGTTCTGTTACGAGTTCGTAAGAATCATCGTCTTCGCATGTTACGAATTTAACCGTATATCCATAATCAGTTAAGAGAGATATGATTTTACGAATATTTGTAATATAGATATTCCCAATAGAAGGTGTGCTGAAAATTGTATCAGACGTATCTTCAAGATAATCTTTCACGAACGGGTAAGAAATTCCCCAATGTAATTCGCTTTCACCTCTCTCGGCTGTTTCACGGATCTGTTTAAAAATTTGATTTTTAAACCATTCGTACCCTTTGTTCAATGACAACTCTGCTGCTTGCTCTGCACTCAATAAAACTTTTTCCATAACTATTTTTCCTTTGCTCTTAAGGGCTGATGCAATTATGGCTACATCGCGAACCCTGAAATAATATATAATAATCAAGCGTGCGCATCGCTTGGATTATTCTTCTTTGCAACAATAGTGAATCTTAATTTGTTGATTAAATCATTTTTGGTTAAAGCGTTTTTAGTTAAAGCAATTGAATATTTCTTCTCAGAATTATTTACTGCAAAACAAACACAATATAAAGCTTCTACCGCCTGTTCTTCTTCGTTAAATACCATAGCTGTTGTCATTTCTACGGAAACTACTTTAACTGTGCCAACCATTCTTGGTTCTGAATCGTCTGCTATATACTCAAAGTATTTATAAACAATATTATCTGCATAATAAAAATTGTAATCGTCTTCAAAAACGTATTTAAATTTATTATTCATTTTTTTCTCTTTCTTCCAATCTCTTGGTAATCTCGGCTTGCTTTTTATAAAACTCTTCCAAAATCTTTTTTAAATCAATACAACACGCATCATCTATCGTTTTACAATTAGCACGCATACCGCATTTAAATTTATTCTTCATAGTTTAACTTCCTTGGCAACTTTGATTTCAGCTATTTCGCGTTGTTTAGAAGTTCAATAAACTCTTTCTTTGTCATTTCTGTTTCCTCTCATATGCTCACTAATTCAAATCTATCAAAGCATATTGCTACGTTTTGTTCGTAATTAAAATAGATACAATAGATATTATCGCATTTCTTTTCTATATTATAGCCGCATTCAACAGGATCTCCTCCATAAATTAGCCCCGTTAAAACTTCACCACAGTAAAATTCAATGCGATAATCCATATCATTTTCAGCTTTTTTAATAGCTTGTTTTAACTTCGTTTTGTTCATTATTGTTACCTTATACCCCTTAAAACCCGCGAGCCATCATATATTCATTAAACTCGTCAGCAAACTCTTCATCAGTGTAAGGCTCATTATCATCTCTAATAAAGAAATCTACTTCTTCGAGATCTATATTTATATCTCTATCCAAAATGTCTTCGTGAATTTTATCAAGAAGTTGATGTATTGTGGTGCCATTCTTACCGATAATCAATCCAGGACGATTTGTATATATCGTAAGAATTTGCTCACCATTATTATGTCTTGATTTTATTCCAAACGACTTTATATTAAGGCTCTTCATAAATTCTAAAAGAATGTTATATACTCTTGGGCTTACTTCTAATCTAATATCTTTCATTTCTTATACTCCTTAGAAAATTCTTTAACACGAAATATTGATTTTTTCTTAAATATCATCTGGAAATTTATCTTCAGGTATATTGTGTTCTCGCCCGTACTTGCTGAAAGCTCTCCAAAGTTGAATATCTCCTGGCGGCATGTCATCGACTATGCTGTCGTATGCAAAATAATGAAACGCGAGATCAAAACCATATTTTCTTACACCATCTTCGACTCGTTTAATTGCCCAATTAGGTATACGTCCTTTACCTCCGTCCATTTCTAATACTCCTTAATTAAATTTGTAATATCCTAAATACTTTGCTTCTTTTTTGCTTATTTTAATAAATGAAAGAAGTTTATCTGTTCCCTTGTCAAACCAACGAATTAAAGTGCGTCTTGATATATGCCCAATACGTCGGAGAATTCTATCATTTACTTCACTTTGATAAACTATTATATAATAATGTTTCATTTCTTATAATCCTTATTTTCAAGCTCTGTAATTCTGTCTTTGAGTTGTTGGTTTTCAATACATAATTCTGCAACTCTACACCCGCCTCTTGCTTGTAATTTCATCAACCTTTCGTTCTCGGTTTCCAACTCGTTGATTAGAGTTAGTGTGTCTTTAAATAAAATATCAATACATTTTCTTATATCCTTTTTCCCTATTAAACACTTTTCGCATTTGCCTTCGCTACAACACTCCAACGCTTTCTTAATCTCTTTTACTTTTTCGCCGTTCATAATTACTCCTTTATCTCTAAACCGAATTGTTTTATGAATTCACTATACCAGCTTCTTTACAACGCTTCTCTCTTCATTGAACTTACACAGTCCTCGCATACGCAATCGTAACCTATCTGGTAGTATTCATCGCCATAATATATCGTATCGCCGCAGTACGCGCATTTGCAAAATTCTTCAGGTTCTTCTTCTGTGTAGAACAACATTCCATTTTCTATATCATTCATCGTTTGTGCCTCCTAAATTTCTTCCATTGCAAAGATTCTCCTTTCGTTTTTTTTACGATTATATTATAGCATATTATTCTTATAATGTCAAACGATTTTACGCCGAAAATAAAAAGAATCGAGATTTTTGTTATTGTCGCGCTATATTCTACTTTTGTATGTAAAAGTTTATATTAAAGTAAGCTCGACTATCTGAAAATCTCGATCAATTAAAATCATTTTGTCAAACGATTTTGAGGTGTTTTTCGAAAAATTTTAAAAATTTTCCAAAAATAAAAATGTACTTTTATTTATATGTTTTTACAAGCTATCATTAAGCTCACGAAGAACTTCTTCTTTGGTAAGCATAGTTTTATCACCGTTAAGATAAAATTGGGCTTGCAAAGGTTTATCGTTATCTTTAAAATGATATATTATGATAATATCGGTTTTGTTATATGACTTAGAATAACAAGTACTTAAACTATCGATTATGATATCTTCTTCTGGCCTTTTTTTAGAATTATTTACAACAAGTTTCGGTCCATCATAAAACGGTTTGTCATCGTGTATATCAAAATACGCATACGGATTTTCATCGCTGTCATTATCTTCGTCTGTGGAACAATCGTCTTCACTGAAATAATCTTCATCTAGATCACGTTTCACTTCGATGATAAGACTATCTTTATATGCATAAATATTTTCTACGCCATAAATATTATCAGTTATATCAGAAGCAGTTACAACCGCGCTCTTATCGATGTCTGTTCCGTTTTCCGAAATCACCCTGAATTCAATATCGGTAGACTCATCTGTCGATCCCATAATCGCTGGGAAGAGCGCTTTTAATCTCAAATCAATTTTATACATAATCAATCACCTGTTTTCGTCATTATCTCGCAGATCATCTTTGCTTTTTGCTTCTTCGTTTTTGTCCCATTCTTTCGGCTGCCGATAATCACCTTCAAAAACAAAGCTGAAAGCCAACAAACCCAAAATAATTACTGCGGACAAAATTCCAAGAATAATAGCCAATACTTTCATTTCTTCTTCCTCTGCCATTTATGGTGGTAATTCCAAACAAAATCTACGAATTCGCTCCAACGATATTCAAGTTGATCCCAAACATCTATTTTAGCTTCTGGTCCGTATTCTGGATTTATATGTTTTTCAGCAAAATCCTTCCAATCGAAATCGGTTTCGTCCGTCACGTCTATTTTGTAGTTGCTATCCCTGCAACCGCACCAAGGCTTAAGCAAAACATGCTCGTCTCCGATTTCGATAATAAGCTCATATTCTGCGCGAGACCAAAATTTTGATTTGCATCGAATTTCAAGCTCTTTCTCAAATTCCTCTTTTGTCGGACATTTCTTTTTAAGTTTTTTAATCTCTTCTTCGCGATATCGAAGAACGTCATACTTTTCAATCTTTTGTTTGTTACAATTGAAATTGGTTACTAACCAACTAAAATTAGTGTCAACTCTTTTCATTCGACATTTTCTCCCATCTTATATACCAAACTTGCCACCGTCAAAACTCCAACACCCTTTGGAACAGGACTGATGAACGAGCATTTCGGTGCAACAGATTCAAAATCAACATCGCCACAAAGTTTTCCGTTTTCATCACGATTGATTCCTACATCGACTACAATCGGTTTATTATCTCCGATATAATCTTCTGTGAGGAATTTTGCTTTACCGACCGCGCTTACAATCAAATCTGCGTTTTTCGTATAAAGCGACAAATTTTTCGTGTGTGAGTGGCAAATGGTTACAGTACAATTATATTTCAAAAGCAGATCCGCCATCGGTTTGCCAACGATTTTAGAACGGCCGATAACAACTGCGTTCATTCCATCGAGTTTATCAAGTCCTACATAATAATCAAGCATTTTGATAATTCCTAGCGGCGTTGCTGGCGTTTTAAACTCTGTCGATAAATCTCCGTCGAAAGCATCGATGTCTATACTAGGATTTTCTTTAAACCAAAGATCAATATACTTCTCAAATTTCTGTAACTGTTTCGGCAACGGTTTCTGAATGATAACATATCTGCGCGGATGTTTAAAATAATCTCTATTAACAATATCATCAAGTCTTTTTTCGATTTCTGCATATATCGAATTTGAAATATCATAAACAACGCAAGGAACGCTAAGTTCTTCACATTTCTTTTTCTTGTTGTTTACGTATACATTGCTTGCTGGATCAGATTGATTTGAAAAGATATAAAGGCAAGAACCTTTTTTCGCCTTAAAATCTTTTAGCATATTATCCGCAACTTCTTTTCCATACATTATAACTGGTTCTGACATTTATTCTTCCTCTTCTTCGTATTCTTCACAAAGTGGTTGGCAACCTTCATAATCACAAATACAATAATAATCGGGATTTCCCCAACAATATCCGTCGCAATAATTCTTACAAGATTTATAGTTATCTTCTAAATATTTATCCATTAATAATTTATCAAATAATTCTTTTATCGTCATTCTTAGAAATACCTCTCTCTTTGATTTACACACATATTATAATATATTTTTAGAGAAATGTCAACTAATTTTAAGTGGGTTTACAATTTTTTTATTTCATCAAAAATTTTTTTATTTTTTTCTTTTGACCATAACCCAAATGATTCATTTAAACTTGTGTATAGACAATTATCATTATAAAAAATGTTTCCACTACATGTTTTCTTAAATCTTTTTAATAGCGCAAGATATACATCTTTGTCATTTTTAATTTTATTATGACAATTCAATCTCCAACTCTGATTTGTAACCCAGCCACTGTAAAAATCATTAAGTTCAGGAACTAAAAAATTTATTACACCACCAATGCCGACAACTTCAAAAATGTTTTTGTTTTTTGACGGATTTTCACAAATTAAAATATGCAAAAATAAATGCTCAAGATAATCACAATAACAAAGATTTTTAGCGAGTTGATATTCAAACGGGTTCTTCTTTGCAAATTCCGGTGTAGAAAGTTGAATTGCTGTATCTTCGCAGATATGATGACAAATTAACCCTTCTTTAGTTCTAGTTGTTTTACTATTTTTAACAAAACTTTTTGTAAAATAGTCGTACTTTGCTTCTCCATATTTTTTCTTTAAATAATCACAATACTCTCTGTAATTATAATTTTTAACGTTTTCATACTCTTGAATATTCATATTTTTTTACTTCCTTAATTTTTTATACTCTAATTATACACCAAAAGAAAAAGAAAGTCAACTAATTTCATCGACTTTCTTAAAAATTTTTATTTAGTTCCTTCAATCAATTACTTCAATAACTTCATCACCTATAAAGATTAGATTATCGTACTCTTTGGTAAATTTTACTTTAATATCGCCCTTTTTAGGTTTATAATCAGAAAACAAAAAACACAGATTATTAGGACATACTATTTTGTTTACATTCTGTTTACACGCCCATTCAATAATAGTATCTCTTACTAAAAGATACCACTCTTCTTTTGTGCCATTATATCCACCAGGTCCCTGAAAAGGAATTTTTATATTAAGAAATCCTGTTGGTTTTGGAATCCAACCCATAATCATTTCTCCTTTAATAAATCTATAATTTTATTATCCATAAGATTCTTATGCTTCTTTATTTAAATCATCAAAAATATTGCCTACTACATCACATTCCATAACACCATTATAAACTAAATCATCCATTTCAACGGTTTCTCTGTTTGTTACAAAAAATGCTCCGTCTTCAAATTCAATCACACCCTGGTTTACAATAATGGTTTCTCTATAGTAATCGCTTGCTGGACAATCCTCATAATCTACAATATCATGTTCGAAAATCTTATTTTTGTTTTTATCAATAAGACCAGTGAACTCACACATTGTTTTTGGATCTACTTGATAGTCTTTAGTTGTACTATATTTTATTTTTATACCATCTTCATCTTCATATTCATGTTCGGTAAATACTCTGATATAGTTTTTGTAAATAGGTAATCCACAAACCCATTCGCCGTTATCTACTCTTTTTGCTTTATATAAAATATCTTTGCTCATTCTTCCGATAACTCCATAGAATCTAACGACGAATAGTCTTTCGTAACAATTACTTGATAATCGTCTATATTGTCTTTATCTGATTGAAAAACCGCTACTAAAACTTTCCCGGTCGCACACATTGAATATCCGCAATTATTTTGTTTATAATGTTCGATCGTTTCTTTGATTAATTCTCTGATTTCTTCGTCAGATTTATCTATACCGTCTTTGAAACTATAAAAACCCTCTGGATATACTTCGTCTGGCGTTTTTGTTTTAACGTCTTCTTCGGTATCGTCATTAATTCTAATCTGATAACCTTTGTGTGCATGACAACAAGGGCACTCACTGACTTCTTCGTAACATAAATCTAATTCATAAACACAACCACAAATCTGGCATTTAAACTGTTGGATATCTTGTAATTTACTTGCGCCATTTTTAATAATTCTCATATTTAATCTTCCTCTTCTCTGCACCAATCACTTATAATATAATAAGTTTTCGGATTTCCATCAAAATCAAATCCTTTGATTGAATTATTTGTTACCTCTTTACAATCACAGTGCATTTGCCAAGAACCTTTTGAAAGTGTATAAGATAGATTATTAATCAAATCAGTTTTGGAATAATAACCATCATCATACATTTTAATATAGCATTTAATATATTCAACAATATCAAATTTCTTCTTCATTTCAGCTCCTTTAAAATCTTTTCTTCTTCTTCATTTACGGCTTCGAGTAACACTGCACTTCCGTTACCGCAAACCCACGAATATGAAACAGCTCTTTTATTCAGTCTTTCAGCGTATTCTCTAACTGCTTCTTGTGCATAAAGTTTAACGTAATTTGCAACTGGTCCTGAATACCAACCGCCAAAACCGTTATTTAAAGAACCAACTGTTGATAAAGCTTCAATTTTTGCTTGATCCAAAATATCTGATAATTCTTGTTTTAATTGTTTATCTGTTTTCATTTTCCCACTCCTATTCAGCTTCAAAGTATTTTGTATCGTTTATAAATTCTACAGAACTAATACCATCAAATACGTTTTTAATATCAATTCTCTTTGTTATTTTGTCAGTCGAAACTCCTATGGGATCTGATTCCATTACAACGTCTTTTACTTTCGAATATGGAATATGTGCAAGAATAAACTTCGCAGCCTCTTCATTCTGCATCCGCGTTTTGCAGTTAATTTTAATGAAATAGTGCGAAGTATTCTTATGATAAGGATTTGTTCCTAAAAGATTCCAAATCAATTCCTGTCCAATATAATCAATTGTCATTATTTATATTCCCTCACTTTAATTGAACTCCGCCCATAAATAATTGATGCCAAATGCAGTGCAGCATGAACAATCTTAAGGCAAGTGCAGCTAACCAGAACAAAAAACCAACAATCCTCATAGCGGAATTATCGTTATACTCATAAAACCCGTATTCACCATCTGGTCCAAATCCAGTAATTACTCTGATTATCTCATCTGGTTCAACTCTAATTAGCGACATAAAACTACAGAAAAGTTCCCATAACATAATTGCTAAAGTTCCGTTCTCTTTACCCCAATTATAAGGTAACATACAAATAAAGAAAAATGCAATTCTTATCAACCATTTTAAAATTGCTCTAACTACGGACATAATTTATACCTCTTTTTATTTTGTTGCTTATAGTATACACTATAAGCAACAAAAAGTCAACTAATTTTAATAATAAAACTCAGATTTTAATTATTTTTTTTTGTTATTTCGACTCAATCCAATGTATCATTCTGCTTCTATGCGCTTCTGGTTCTGTAAGAGTTGCTCCATTCTCTTTTGCTAACGTGATTAGACTTGTTGTTTTACCTGTTCCTCTTTTTCTTAAAATTTTGTACATTTTACTTATTCTCCTTAATTATTTTTTAATTCGTCCTCATCTACCTTTGCAACTGCATTAAGATGACGTGAATCTACCCAACGTTTCGCAACGAGTTTAATAGATTTCGGAAATTTCTTTAATTCCTCGCAATCTAAGCATTTAGTTTTTCCATCTCCAACTACGACTTTTCTTGAATTATCTGGAAAATCTATCAAACCGATTTCGCCTTTTTCCAAAATATAATCTGATTTAGACCACTCCTCTGCTGTTTTGCATCTAAAAATAACTGTCATGATTCACCCCGATTGTTATTCTCTTTGAATTCAGGCATCTCATAAGTCGAAAATTGCATAGGATAAGTAGTTGTGTAATACTCTACTTTTCCACATTTATTGCACACGTGCTTATATTTAAGCGGATATTGAAGAGTTGTAAATTCACTAGGTTCATATTTCATCTGTCCACCGCAATCACATTGCATAATTTTTACAAAAGTTTGACACGGAATATCTAATTCTTTACTCATAGTCCACCTCATACAGCTCAACGCCGTTATCGTTAATTTTCTTATATTTTACCGCCTCTTTAAGCTTTCTCGGAATAATATAGCAACATCCAAAACTTGATTCATCATTAGGTAAATCCACATAATCAACAAAACTCACCTTATGTTCTTTGAAAACTTGTTTACATTCTCTCAAAAATACCTTGTATTTTCTGTGAACTTCCTTCTCCTCTTTCTTTAACAGATAAATACCGAAGTTGGCACCAGTACATTTTTCATCATAAACACAAATCTCATATCTTGGTCTTACATTATCACCTTTATCTACAATGTAAGCGTCTTCTGGGTAAAACGGCATAACTTCGTCTTTTATAAAATGAAGAAGTTTTACACGGCAGATTTCTTTTGCTGAATTTTCTGCCATAAATTCTTTACGCCATTTATTATATTGATTGATAGCACTTCTTTTTGTATGCAATTCAAGGTTGTAATCCCAACCATAATAATCTCTACAAAATGCCATTTCTGGTTCTTTTATGATGAAATTTATAATTCTGCAAATACTATAAATGCCCCCAATATCGATTGTTTCTTCGTAAGAAAATTCATTATCTTCTTCTGTAAAAATTCTTAACGTACTTTCATCTCGATATTTTGCATGTGAATATCTCAACTTGTCTACTATATCCCAATATTGCCCCCAAAAACGAAAGTTGAAATCAATATAGGTATTTCCCGCAGATTTTTTCACACACTCTATACAAAACATCCATTCTGGTCTTTGTTCAATTCTAAATCTAATATAGAAATAGTCTTTTGAACAGTTGCTGTCTTCCATAAAGAAATCAACTTTGGAAACACTGTATCTATCTTTATATCCATCGCAAAATTCGTTATTTACTTGGCGAACAAAGTTTTCCCATGTTTTTTGCAGTGTTATATTTAAATCTTTTTTACTTTCTACTTCTTGTAAGATGTCCTGATTAATAAGATTCATCATATTCAAATCTATTCTCCATTTCCTGTTTTGTATACTCTGCCAAATTCTTCTGATACTCTTTATCAGTGCAACACATAAGTGTGAAAGGATCGTTATTCAACCCATATTTTTTATACATTTTATTATAGATGTCAATTACATCCTGCTCTGATTTAGTTGGTTCGGAATTTCCTGGCAATCCCATCATCCACACTTCAAGTTCTGTTAAAATATCTACTGCTACTTGCTGTTTGGTTTCTGTGATTTTAAACTTCTTCATTATGATAATCCTCTAAAACTTTTTCTAATGCTCTTTTCTTCGTCTCTAAAATGAACATGTTTCTTTGGTTTTTATCGGGATCTTCTGCAGAAAGAACGTTAATCAGACTGTCATAATACCCAATTTTAAATTTAATCAAGCTTTCAAGTTTGTTCATAATTCACCTCTTGAAATTACACCTGCTCCTATCCCCGCCACAATCACAAGGTTCTCTATCTTTTGTACCATAACAGATACCGTTGTGTTTAATTTCATATTCTGGAGCAGGTTGATGGTAAGTTGCCTCATAGTAACCTTTCTCGTAATCGGTAAGATAATGTCTTTCTTTTGATACCCTATAACAATCACATTTATCTTTCACTAAATAGCCGGTTATACTCAATGATACAATACCATCCACAGAAAACACTGCGGATTCAACTTCAAAATCGAGATAATTATTTGCAATCTCTGGATATCTTTCCATAAATTCTTTAAATTTCATAATAAACAACCCTTTTTGATTTTTGTAATTATATTATAATTGAAAACAAAGAAAAAGTCAACTAATTTTAATAGGTTCGAGATTATCAACTAGATCGTCAGGAAGATAGAAATCATACCACTTAGACACGTCATATTTCAATTTCGCCAAAGTCTTGTTCTCTTCTGAAAGTTTCATTAAAATATCCCTTTAATGTTTCCATTTTGATCTATATCGATCTTTTCTGCTGCAGGTACTTTAGGTAACCCTGGCATAGTCATTATATCTCCTGCATAAGCAACGATAAATTCTGCTCCAGCACAATATTTAAAATCCCTAATAGTAAGAGGGAATCCTTTAGGAGCTCCAAGAAGACTTGGATCATCTGAAAAGCTATACTGGGTTTTAGCTACACAAATAGGACATTTATAGTTATCTAATTCTGCCAGTTTCTTCTCCGCTTTTGGAAGCAATCTAACTACATCAGTACCATAATATTTTGCTAAAGATCTAACTTTATCATAAGTAGAATCTTCTAATCTATATAGGGGAGAAAATTCATTAGGCAAATCACATAATTTAACTACTTCCTGAGCTAAGTTTTGGCATCCGATACCACCTTCAGCCCAACCATTAGCAAAAGCATACTTCATGTTGTGATTATTTAAATTCTCTGTAAGCTCTCTGTAATCTTCTTCTGTATCTCCACTAAACCTATTTATAGCAATTATTACATTCAATCCGAATTTTTTAATATTTTGATAATGTCTTACTACATTATCAAATCCAGTATGCTTAATAGCTCTACAAGTTACTACTAATACTACAGCATCTGGAACTTTATTAAGAACTCTTGATTTAATATCTAAGAATTTTTCGGCTCCTAAATCTGCTCCGAAACCTGCTTCAGTAACTACATAATCTGATAGCTTAAGAGCTAAATCAGTTGCTATTACAGAATTACATCCATGAGCAATATTTGCAAAAGGACCTCCGTGAATGATCGCGGGAGTACCTTCCAGGGTCTGAACTAAATTAGGCTTAATAGCATCTTTTAATAATGCGGTCATTGCTCCTTCTGCTTTTAACTGTCGAGCGTGAACTGCATTACCATTGTAATCGTAACCAACAATGATATTACCTAATCTTCGTTTAAGATCGTTCAAGTCAGTAACAAGACAGAAACAAGCCATAACTTCAGAAGCAACAGTTATATCAAATCCATCTTCTCTTGTTACTCCGTTTACATCTCCTAAACCATCAACAATAGATCTTAACTGACGATCATTCATATCCATGCAACGTTTAATAGTTACTTTTTTAATGTTGAGCTCATTACCCTGATAAATATGATTATCTACCATTGCACAAAGAAGGTTATTAGCATTCTCAATGGCATGAAAATCACCTGTAAAATGAAGATTGATATCTTCCATAGGTGCTACTTGTGTGTAACCACCGCCGGTTGCACCGCCTTTTAAGCCAAATACAGGACCTAATGAAGGCTCCCTTAAAGCTAAACAAGAATTCTTACCTATCTTTCTTAAACCATCAGCAAGTCCAATAGAAACAGTTGTTTTGCCTTCGCCATATTTAGTGGGGCTCATTGCTGTAACTAAAATCAATTTACCTTTTCTATAAGAATTCTTATAAGTATCTAGTTCAATCTTAGCTTTATAATTTCCATAATAATCTAATTCTGATTCTAACAACATCAATTTCTTAGAAATATATTTTATGGGAGATAACTTAGTCTTTTGAGCTATTTCTATATCAGTCATTTTATTTTCCTCCTTCATAGCTATATACAGAGTAAAATCTGGGAATTATTAATTTTCTCTGAATTTTCAGTTAAATAAATCACTTTCCTCCATTATAGTTCTTTTAATATCGAATATCTTTGTTTAGCTTTATATTTGTATCCCCCAAGTATATCTCATTCTATGTTAGTTGAAGAGGGATCGGCACCAATTCAATTGGAGCAGTAAAATGGTTGCAGTAACAATCATACATTTCATAGTATGCCGACTGAACCATTTGACAGCTTGGAAAAACGTTATCTGGCATACTATCACTGTTTTTCACAAGACCATATTTTGCGGAATATTTATCATTAACTATAAGACTTGTGACTTTAGTCATGAGATAAATTGTCTACATACCATCTGTGAACTTCTTTCGTTAATTCTCTTACAATTATTCAACCTTGGCGTTTTAAATCCTTTTTGCATGTTAGAAAAATCAATCTTATTTCCGTCAAAATCCATGAGAATTGTATAACCGGCAGACATTCTACCTTTAATAAAGTACTCTTTCCCAAAATATTTTACCTTATCAAATTTTCTAAAACCACAAATCTTTTTAGTATTTAATCTTTGTTCAGAACGTATTCCTTTTGTTTGTTGATAATCACCCTTTGGAATATGCTTCTTTTTATATAAGTTAGATCTAATTTTAAAACTATTTCCACCAGTAGCGATTACACAAGCATCTAAATAATGTTCTTTCTCTATATTGATATTTAATCTATTTTCTTTTGTTATATATCCGAATGTTTCTATTGCTTCTGGATAATGTCTTAATAATTGTTTTCTTATAGAGTTCATTTGAGTAGCATATTTTAAACTACCTTTCTTGTAACCCCTCAAATTTAACTTTATTTCACCTTTATGTAATAAATTATGACAGGTTCTGCATAAAGTTATGAGATTGTTTTCATCATCACTACCATTATTGCTTCTAAAAACTATATGATGTACTTCAAGTTTGCGATCTTTTCGCTTACCTTTACAACATTGACAGGTATAATTATCTCGATTCAATACCATCTCTCTTGTATTTGAAAACCCATAATTTTTACCTTTTTGATAACCCCAGGGTTTATACTTTAATTCTGGATTTTGCATTAATTGTGGATCAAATTTACCGGTTTCCAATACAAGATTTTTAATAGGTAAAATAGATTTAATAAATTCAATTTCTTTAATATGACTATGAAATTTGCTTATCATTGTAGGACTGAATCTGCCGGATTTTATACTGCTCTTACGATTCAACCATCTTGCTTTTCTATAACGAGTTTTACGAGTCCTTCTGTTTCTGCGATACTTTGCTCTTTGTGCCATTTTTTCAGAAATATCATTTCTAACAACAACTTCTGACATATAAATAATATCGCCATTATCTTTACTTACAGCTGTACCAATAGTCCCACTTCCAGTATCTACTCCAAGAGTTAAATCTTGTATGTAATTTGTGGTATCATAAGTTAATTTAATCGTGAATGGCTCACGTTTCTTAACTTTTGCTTTTCCTTGCTTTAATAACAATCTTGCAATAGCGTTAGAACAAGGCATAAGTGGTTTATTATCTTTTGAAATTACATAAACCATAAATAAGTTTCTCCTTATAAATACTCTGCTTAAAAGCAGGTAATGCGTACTATGTTATGCTATTACCACACAACTATTCCGACCTCATCTCGACAATGATATAAAGGCTTTTTACGTACATATCACAAGGCTTTTCTTACTCTAACCTAACTTAAATATATACAACAGAGCAATGAACTGATGCGTCATTCAAAGGTGTTATAACCTAAATATCGTAGTTATTATTTCTAATAACTTAGTCTGGTGAACCATTTAATAGAAGCACATAACTTAAGTTATGTGAGATTCACCCATTACCATCTACCTCTGTTTTTCAAATATTCTTCATAATTAGACGGAATATTTTCAACACTTAATTTTGGTTTAACATATTTCTTGCGCAATCTATTCTCTAACTCTTCAACTTTCTCTTCTAATCTTTCAATTTGTTTTTCTTGTCTCTCTGCATCTTCTACCGATATTTGTCTCTCAACAATATACATAAGAGCACCTACACCACAGAAAACTGATTCCCAGATGTTTGAAAGATTGCATGTTAAACCAATAACAATAAACATTAATCCAAACACATTTAAAATATACTTAATTGTAGCTTTCATTGCATTTTACCTCTTCTTGGTTTTGTACTATTATTATAGCACAAAAAAATATCCTTGTCAACTAATTTCGCAAGGATATTTTAAAATTATTACAAAATTACAGTCTTGTCTTCTTCATCATAAACAACACAATTTAAAAATCCACTATATGATACACAAGAATCTAACGCTATAATTCCGTCATCAACAAACGGTTGAAAAGATCTCTCCCATTCTTTTCTATTCTTCGGCGGGAACTCTTTATATTTTTGTCTTATTCTTGACCAACCGTAACTGCAACACCAATGTCCGCACCAAATGATTGTGTCTTCTAAGCAATAACCATTCTTCCACATCTCCATTCCGTTATACCAGCGAGCGCGCTGCCAATTTTCTTTCGTCCAATTTTTTCTGAAAGTTGACGGAATCCAGCCGTGAACAAATACATTATCATCGAGTTCGTAACAATCAACCGATTTTTCATCGATCCAATCGAGAATTGGTTTCATAACTTCCCGCGTGGTTTGATTTATATTTTCCCAACGAACAAATCCGCGAAACACATTTGTGTTCATTTGCGTAAATTCTGCAATGGTGTCTACGGTTCTATTATGCCAATGGTGTTCAGATACTTCTCTTCCAGAAACGATTTCTCTAACGCACTCTCCGAGCAAATCTTCGTGATTTCCGCGAACGTATATAAATCTATCTCCGAGTGATTTTACAAATTCATAAACCTTTCTATTATCTGGTCCTCTATCGAAAAGATCTCCAAGAATAATCAGTTTATGATCTGAATTATTCACGTCAAACCCTTTTGAATTTAAAGCAACCATAAGCTCATTGAAGAAACCATGAACGTCTGATGTTATGAAATATCGAGACATACCTACCACCTTTTTAAAACGACCATACCAGTGGTCGATTTTACACATATTATAGCATAAAACCGCACAATAGTCAAGCGATTTTGCACGGTTTCGTAAAAAATAATTATTCGTTTATTTCAAGTTTTTCTGGTGTTTCGAAAATATTTCCGATAACCTCACAAGCGAGTTTGTAATCGCCCATATTGATATCGTATAAATGTGTCCAATATCTTCCGTCAATACGAACAAACTGATTGATTGGAACTACTTCACCAATTTCGGTTTCACCCTTCGGCGTTTCTGGATTTACATAAGAAATAATATCATGCGTGAATACTGGATGATCACCATTTGTAATTCCAACACATTTGCAAACAGACCAATCTTCTACAACAAAAGAGTTTATTTCATTGATAATATAAAAATTAGTTCCGAGTTTAACAAGATTTCCGTATGCCCACCAGCCACTAACTTCTGTTTCATTATCAATTTTGATTTTAACACTTCCGTTCTTATCAAGATGGAAACCTCTCGCTAAAAAATCAATATCAAAGCTCTGCATTTTCAACATTCTCCTTCTTTTTTCTTCCACGCTTCTTTGGTTCTTGCTTCATAACCTGTGTCGGTTTAATAGTGATATATTTGCATTGCACAGGGTTTTCCTGGCAAGCATTTTCACAAGATTTAAAATTCTCACAAAACTTGCAGCAAATTTTTAAATGGCAACGCGTTTCTTCAAGTAAGCAATTCGTATAAGAATTTTCCTTTAAATACGAAAGTGTCCTTATTTCAATTTTTGGTTTCTTCCGATTAATAATTGTTCCGTTGTCTGTTGTTATATATTTACAAACGGTCGCATCATCCGCACATCTTTCTTTGCATTTTTTATCATCGCATAACGAACAACAAATACCTTTGCCACAACTCGGAAACAAACATCTTTTAGGAGAGCAATCCCGCATCTTCATCACCGTCTTTTTTTAAAATACTATCTTTTATAATATCAACCAAGTCTTCGAACTGCATTTCGTACTCACGTTTACAATGGTTTCTCTCAGGCTTCGGGAGAGGGTGTGCTTTTAACGTTTTCATAAATTCGTTTGTGAACGCAATTGAAAATCCCTCTTTTTGTTCTTCATCATAATTTGCAACACACATCAGCTTGCGCGTATTATGAGAAGAAACGTTGTATTTCCATACTTCGATAATCGCCGGGAATTCGTCTTTATGAGTTGTGTAAAACATTTCAATGTTTTTATATATTTTATAAGCTACTTTATTTCTATCATCTTTTTTATGAAACATTTCGTGATAGGAAAAAATATGTTCATAATTTAAATCATAAACTCTAAATGAAAATCTCATTTTAAACCTCGCCTTCTCTGTTATAAAAATACTCTTTAAGACAATCCATATAATAATCAATATTTATATTTGCCTCTTTAATTTCTTTAGAAAGATTTGTTATAATTCTAACCATTTCTGGTTCGGTCAATTTGTCTTTCACAATATCATAAATATTATCTTCAAAAATAATGTCGGCAATTGCATAATATATGGTATCTGCAGAATAATAATTGGTTACTTCGTCATCATCACCAACTGAATAGGTGAAACTTTTATAATCACTCATTTTTATTTTCCGCCTTTTTGAAAATATCTCCGATAACAGGGTGTCTGCCGCAGCTTCTCTTTTTGCTCTCTGTGCAGAAGCTATAAGGTGAAAGTTTTTCACATTTCGGAACAAGATAAGGTGCAAATTTTGGTTCGACCTCAATAACTTTCTCTTTCATCTTACTTGCAAGCTGACGGATTTCCCACTGCGCACACGCACAAAGCCTCTCGTTGCAAAAATGAATAAGTTCGCGCAGATCCATTTTCACGCAAATTTCTGTTTCGCAAGCGTTCGGTAAAACAAAGCGCGCGTCTTCTGGTTCGATATTTCTTTCCAATAATTCGTTATAAGTGCGAGAAATATAATTCATCAAATTTTCGTATAAATCCAACGCTTTCGGATCATTTTTAATCTTTGGTGGAATAACGTATTGAAAACCATCTTCAGAACAATAGCGTTGCGACCTCTGTGCGAAGCTTGCCAATCTATGACGCACCAGTTGGTGCGTTAAAGATCTACTCACACCTTTTATTTTAAAAGCAAATTCAGCGAATTCCAAAACCGAGTGATGTCCCGATTTATAGCAGTGATTCATAATTCTTCCGTCTGTCGGCGTAGAATCGTAGCAAGTCGATGCCGCGCTCTCAATTACATTTACTGGATTTTGTGTATATGAAATCAATTCAACTTCAATCATTTTTTACTTTCTTTCTCCTATTAAACAATCTATAAATAAACGACAAAACTGCATAGCCAGTTTTTAGTATAAAACTTTCGTTGTTTTCCAAATCTGTGCTTCCTGTGCTAGCTTTAAAAATTCCGAGTCTATAAAGAAGATTATGCGCTTCCCACTCTCGCCGCATACTCGACAATGTTCGTTTATAACCGGCAATTTTAAATTCTGTGAAAGTAGGATTATTGCAAATCATTTTTAATAAATTCTTAATATCATCAGAATATTTGATTTTATAAGAATTTTTAACACAAATATTTAAATTCTTACTATCAGCAGAATTGAACACTGCTTCAACCCACGCATCTTTCCAAACAACAATCATCATTCTCCCTCTAAATATTTCTCATAAACAAAAGAATTCAATCCTGTGTAATGAACGTTTGTAATCCCCAAATCTCTTATTGCTTTCTCACAAGCTTTGCACGGCTTCGCCAGCCTTTTCGTTCCGCCGCCCTCTCGATATATAAAAATATGACATTTTGAAAAGTCTTCTCCAGACCGTCTAGAAAGCCTCTGAATGGCGTTTATTTCAGCGTGCATGCAATTCGGGTAATTATCCGACCAAGGCTGAGATGCGCGTTTATTGTACGTTTTTTGCAACGTAGAAGTCTTCTGCGTGTTCCAGCCAACCGATAAAATGTGACTTTTATTTACAATAATTGCGCCGATCTTTTGTTTATGAAAATCCGAGAACTTCGAAGCATTCTTCGCAAGCTCAAAATATTTATTTATTTTCTTTTCGCTAAACATAATTAATGATTTTTTAATTAACATACTGTATAGAAATTGTTCCAGATCTTATATATCTCATATTTTTAAATCTTCGACCACACACTTTCTATATCTTCATTTAAGTAATCAGCAATTTCTTGACTTGCAAACCCATGTTTAATCGTAAACTTTTCTACTTTATAGGGTTCAAATTCATCAGGGATATCATACCCAACACTTATAGGGTTGCCACACCAATCATAAAAAACCCAGCACCAAGCACTATCTAAAATACCAGTATTGTTGTCCCCGTAATTATATCCTGACTTTTCTACTGCTTCTTTTATAACAATATTTCTAAATGGATGCGGCTCGTATATAGCAGCAACAGCTAATCCCTTATTCAACACATACTTCTCATACGGTTTTGGCATTACAATTCTCCTTCAATCATTTTGTACTGTAACAAGTATACACTATTCGGAAATAATTGTCAAATGATTTTAAGTAGTTTTTTGAAATATTTCTCAAATCTTAAATACTTTTACCGTTTTTATTTCTCCACTCTTCTCCGCGTTCTATATTTTTTAATTTAGCATAGTCTATTAACATAGGGTAGTTAAAAGACCAACCTGAAATAATTCCTGTTGTAGTGTTATAAATACTCATCAAGTGCCATTCACTAGCAGCTCCGTTAAAATCGCAGTATTTCCAAACAAGCGGTATTGTCTTCTTTTTATCTGCGTATTTACCACTAAACGGAAATCCAGCAACTCCCCAACCAGCCCAACAGGCTGCTATGTAAACTTTTGGAAGTGAGTTTAGATATTCTTTTGTTTCTTTGGTGTTGTTTAATACTTTTTTCATTATTAATCCTCATTAATTCCATAATGCATGAAAATTTTTAGAAAATAATTTAAAAAATTCCTCTCTCGATTTTTCTTCTTTATCATCAAGCTTTAATTCATCGTATTCTTTCATAATTTTCAAATGTTTTATCATTGATTCAATATCATTTTGAAGTTCTATGTTTCTATCGTCTTTTGTATCTAAGAATTCTTTATTCCATTCGTAATGCTTTTGAAGTATATCAGACATTGTATCTATAAACCAAAAATCAGTATTCCAAATGGCATTAGGGGAATACCCATTTTTTAACAAGTACTTCTTTCGCTTTCTATAACTAAAATACTCTTTTATATTGTTGAAAATATTTTTATTATATCTGCAGAAATATTTTATATCTTTGCCACTATATTGTCTTTTTATTTTTTTCATTGATCAATCTCCTCATGAATTTCCATAAACTTCCCAGCCAAGTTTTTCTAATTTCTCTGCACAATTATCACAAGTCCATTTAATATTTTCTCGTAATTCTTTTCTTTCCGATTCATAAGGAGTAACATTTGCAAGATACCTTTCAATATATCTTTCGCAAATTGCAACAGCCCTTCTGTTTACATATTCTGGTTCTTCATCCTCATATTCAAAAATCTTTAGCTTTAAATTTTTTATTTTGTTTACAATTCGCATCGAAACAGATTTAGACCTTTCCATTTTGAACTCCAAGAAATATATTAGTCGTTTCATCAATCTGCTTGTGATATTCTTCTGGAATATCCTTTTTAATTAGATCTATAAGGTGTTTTGTGTTAGTATTTTGAATTTCTTCGATGGTATTGATATAAAGATTTAAATCATAAAGCTGGTCGTTTAAATCATGGTTTTCTTCTTCTGTTTTTATCAACTTGTCTAAAAGATTTCTGACAGTTGTTGACGTCACTGGCAGGTCTCCCATCGGGCTAGTAATAAATGGTGTTGTGGTTATATGCGCAATTAAATCATTGTATTTTTGTTTGTAATCGATTTCATTTTCGCTCATTTTTGTCTCTCCTTATTCTTCCCAACTAACTCTTATTTCCCAATAAATATCTAAACCACAAAAAGGTCCACGAATATTTACTTTGTAACCATTATTGTTCAAATCAGTTTTTAATCTATCTAAAATCTCTCTTTTACAAGTAACATCGAAACAATAATCAAAATTTCCTTTTTTACACGCCTTGATAATTTTTTTACTTAAATATTTTAAAAATCTTTGATAATCTTTTTCTGTAGTATCTTTTTCGTGTTTCTTTCGTTTGCGCTCAGTAATCTTTGCAGCCGTATTAATATCAATCATTTTTCATCCTCACAAATTCAATTACTTCTCTTTCCTTACAAAACTTTTTTCATTTCTCTTCTCCAAAAATCTTTTCTTCGGCTTTCTTTTTACTTTCGTTTTCCAACTCTTGCGCTTTCGCCAACGCCTCTTCTTTCGTGGCATAGACGTTCTTTACATAGTTCACATAATTATAGTCTTTAATATCAAGATTTTTCTTATCTTCTACAGTACCATACTCAAATCTAGTTTCTTTTGCTTTGTCTATAAAAATATTAATTGATTTAATATATCTACGTTCCACGGAATATTTATCATATTCAGCTCTTGTTTTTCCCCACTCATTATTACAGCGCGGACAGATACATTTAAGCGTTCCATAAACGTCGGTTCGTGTGGTAATATACCCTTCGCCATTACAGATAGGGCATCTCACCTCACCCTTATTGTCATATTTTCTATAAGCAACCCAAACCTCATCGCCAAGTGCAAAAGGTGTTTTGGGAATCAGCTTATCACTTCTTTCAAGTTCTCCTTTTACTTTTTTTAATTCAATTTCAAGAGCATTGATTTTTTCTCTTTTTTCATAACACTCTTTCTGCAGCTCATCAGCTCTTTCTTTAGCTCTTACATAATTTCTTCTATCTTCTTCAATTTCTGATTTTACGTTTTCATAAATCAAATCTACGAACTTATCTTTTGCTTCGTGCACAATTTCATCAGCTTTAGATTCAACGTCTCCGTCAAACTCGTAATCAAAATATCTATCTAATCCCATTATAAATCATCCTCCACTTCATCGTTTTTAAATCTAATCCACCAAGGTTTACATTCGCCTATTGAACTACTCACGACTAAAGTCGTGAGATTCTTGGGAACTTCCGACTACCGTCAAAATATTTACCAAGCTAACCCCGCCGTTCCAACGGTTGTTTATATTGTAGCATATTTTTCTTATGCTGTCAACTGTTTTAAACCCTCGTTGAGAATATTTATTGCCGCATTTACATCTCTATCATGATGAGTATGGCAAACAGGACAATCCCATTCTCTAACTTTAAGGTCTTTTATTTCTTCGTTCTTATGCCCGCAAACACTACAGGTCTGTGAACTTGGGAAGAACTTATCGACTTTGATTACCATTCTTCCATACCAACTAGCCTTATATTCTAACTCCCTCACAAACTCTGACCAAGAAACATCATTGATCGCTTGTGTAAGTTTATGGTTCTTCGCCATATTTTTCACTTGCAAATCTTCGAGGCAGATTACATCGTTCTCTTTAATTATCTGCGTCGAAAGCTTTTGTAAGAAGTCTCTTCGTTGATTGGAAATCTTCTCATGTAATCTCGCAACTTTTATTCTTGCTTTATTACGGTTAGAGCCACCTTTTGATTTTCGAGATAATTCTCTTTGCGCTTTTGCAAGTTTTTTGAGAGATTGTTTAAGATATTTCGGATTGTTTACAAGTTCCCCGTCACTTGTTATACAAAACTCTTTAATTCCCAAATCTATACCAACCGCATTACCGGTAAATGGGAATGGCTTAATATCCACATCTACGCAACACAATGAAACATAATATTTGCCGCTCGGTTCTTGCGATATTGTTGCATTAACTATCCTTCCTTGGGGTATCAACTTGTTTTTCGTTTTTACCAAGCCAAGTTTCGGTAATTTTATGTGATTGTTTAGATATTCAATATTACCATTTACGCACTTGGATTTATAAGACCTACGATTACCTTTCTTACTTTTGAATTTCGGATAACCCGTATGTTCCTTGAAAAATTTCTTATAAGCATTATCTAAATCTTTAAGAGAAGATTGAAGAGCGGTGGAATCAACTTCTGTAAGCCATTTAAGCTCGTCTTTTAATTCAGTCATCGCTTTCGCACACTTAACATAAGTTATACTTTTCTTTTCGGTTTTATATAATTCAATCTTTTCTGCGAGATATTTGTTATATACGAACCGACAACAACCAAACGTTTTCGCAATTACTTCTTTTTGTTTTTCGTTTGGATATATACGATATTTATAAGCCTTTTCCATGCTCTTCACCTCCTTTTCTGATTGTTATAAATCATTTATTTTATTGCAACCAGCAAAACCCAAGTAATAATAATCTGAACAATATGAATTGATTGATCCACAATAAGATTGATCTTACCTTTATTTGCTTTTAAATCATCGACTATTCCGTGGATAATTGTGTTTAAAATTATTGCAACAACAATCCACTTTATAAAACCAAGGTATAAAATAGGTAAAGAAATCATAAACGACCAGCTAAAAGCGTGCATAATTAGTGCAACGATATAGTCATATTTGTACATTGGTTTATAACTTTTTTGATTTTCCCACCAAGTTTTCTGTTTTAGGCTCGCCAATATTCCTTGTAAATAATAATCGTCTACAATATGGGCGAAAATCATTACAAATAATATAAATAATTTCATCTTTTCCAATTTGCTAAATTCGGCATAATATCATTGCCGCAGCAACGTAAAATAAACAATCTTACAATTTCAAGCATCTCATTATAAATCGCATTGCATTGTTCATTAATTATTTGCAGTGTTTTTGGATCTTTATAGATAATTTGTGGAGCAACAGAGCCCTGTCTATAAATAATTACTTTTCCAGGATAAATTCCTTCTTCACAAAGTTCATCTACATCAATTGAGCCATCTTCGGCGATAATTTCTCCTAAAGAAAGACCGTCTGCATATTCTGCGTATCTACCTTTTAAAGCATTATAAGATCTTTGACACGGAATAAGCATATCTACTAAACCATTATCATCGTAAATAATTTCATCAAGATCATCGAAATTTTCGTTATTGTCTTTTCCGGTAATTCTTTTTAAATATCCTTTAGCATATCCAACCAAACACCCAGTGACATTATAAATCGGTCTTTGTTCCCAATAATAATGCAACTCATCATCAACGATATTTCCCTCTGAATCAATATGACAGTTTTGTTTGCCAGCTGCAAATTCCTTTCGGAATTTAATTCTAATTTCCTTTTTAGTATTTTCTGTCATTTTTTATACCTCTTTAAAGACACCCAAGTATTGGGGTTGCCTCTGCTTTAATATTTTTGCAATTAATATCATCGCCTGTACTACATGTTACTGGCGTTTGATAGACAAAAGGAGTTGGGGTAACGTCATTCGGATTTTTAATATGTGGATTATTCCATGTTGGAGTTACAGGATAAACCCAATTATTGTCTTTCTTCCCGTCGGTACAACCTTGATTGTAAGCTTGCGAAATCAATTCTTCTAATTCTTCTTTTGTCAATTCAACTTTGTTATCTTTTAATTCTTTGAAAATAATAAAAGGTTTCATTTATTTTTCTCCTCGTTTTTAAAATAATTTTTTACAAAATCGCAAACAAGATCTTCCAACTTCTCTCCTTCGTTATTTCTAATGATATAAAGAAGATTGTACAAAACCTGTTCTTTTGTTAAATGCTCACATTTACACCCTAATCCTAACATAATCCGCTTACCTCGCCAAAATAATTCCGACTCCATCTATCAAAAATAGAAGTCCAATGATAAGAACCATAAATACTATCAAAAGAAAAATTCCTTCGTACTGATAGATTTTCTTATATACCCAATCAAACCTTACAAATAATCCTAAAAATCCTATCAACAGGAATACGATTCCGATAATTAACTCAACCACCCTTATCCTCCAATATTTTAGCATATTTGACAAATATCAAATAATTCGTATATCCTTTTTTTCTTTCTTTTTCATCAAACACTCTACCGACATAATAATTTTCATCGTCCTCAAGCAATCTCCACTCACATAACTGGTGAATTTTATATCCCTCAATATACTTACGACCTTTGATGAATACAGATTTATCGGGTAAATGCAATTCTTCTGCTGGAATTAATTGTTTTATCGCACGACAAACAATATCGTTTGGAGAATCTGTTTGCTTAAATGGTACGGAAATAGCCCAAGTTTCAAGTTTATATTTTTGTATATTTTCACCATCAACGATTACAACTTCGCTGCCCCAAACGTCTTTCTCTGTTCTATCGATTGTAAATTTTTTATCTTTTACTTTTTCATCGAATAAATCAGACAAACTCTTCCAAAAGGGCATATTCATAATTTCTCACCTCGCTATCTTTGTATGTATATTATATCAAACGTATAAAAAAAAGTCAAGCGATTTTACGCACTTGACTTTAAAATTTTTAAAGAAAATCTAAATATTTAATATCATATTCCAACTTTTCCATTCTTTCTTTTTGTGATGTGGTAAGTTTACCAATCGGAGTATTTTTCAAACCTTCGCAAGTTGTAATCCAATTTTCGCGTTGAGCGATAAAATCTTCTTTGAGTTTTTGCTGTTCTGTTGTCTTTGATTTTAAATACAACTCATTCCAACATCTATTTAATACTCTTTCTTTCAAATAGCCAAAAAGAACGGCAAGTATTAAACAAGGAAAACTTGCAAACAACAGGAACCAGGCTGTGATTTGCATCAGCGGCAACGTAAACAGAAACATCAAAATAAATACCCACATTATAGCTGCAAGGAGATCTGCTTTATCTTCATATTTCCAATCTCTATCACATCTTCTGTAAATACGCGGTCTGATTTCTCCGTTATCCACTTTTCTATATATACAAACTTCTTTTACTTTATCTTTCATAAATCAATTTCTCCAGCTGTTCCAGAAGCCAAACTATCACACTTTTGGAACTTCATTAATAAATTAAACAAATCTTCACCAAAAAGATTTTTATATTTATTTATAGCTTTCTCGGTATGAATTTCGTGTGCAAGCATGTGGTAATTTACTAAAAATATTACAAGAAGCGGATTTATATTTCTATCATAGTTGAAAAAATCACCGAAATGAGATATTATATAATACGCTCCTATGTTTGCATGATTATAATAATGAGCTATCCCGTTTTTATCGAAAGACTGTGAAAACATTTTACCGACATCGTGGATCAGAGCGGCATAATAGCAACTATCTTTGAAAGATGGGTTTTCTGTATCATTTAATGATTTTTCAAAAAGCTTTTTAGCAATTAAACAATGGTTTCCCAAAGTAAATTTATGATGTGGGTTTTTTTGATCAAAAACTTTCATGTTTTTAAGAATTTGTTCAATTGAAATTTTTGATACATTACTATATGAATTAATTATTGTTATTCCGCTGAAACCCTCAAAATCTTGCGGACACTGAAAATTCTTCAAAAATTTATCAATAACTTCCTTTCCGACGTGTCTCTCTCTTTTTAAATCATTTTCATAACAAATTTCAATGGGTGTTGCCATTACATAAAGAAATTTTTCACAATTTACTTTGCACTCCGAAAGAATTCTTTTTCTCGATTTCAAAGTAACATTTGTTGAATCAATAACGACATCTTTTCCTTCAGAAAGATATTGATTCATTCTTTGGTAATAATGTTCAAACACTTTTTGATTATTAGACTGACAACTTTCATCGCCATATAATTCTTTTCTGATTTCATCAGATGATACGTATTCCGCACCCTCTTCAGCAACGATTTCTTTAGCCTTGGTTGTCTTCCCCGACGCTGGCAGTCCACACATTATGTATAAAATAGGTATCCGCATCTTTTTTCTCCATCATTTTTTTATAGTCTTCGCGAACAAGGTTTAAAAGCCTATCCCCCTTCATTTCGAACAAATACTTTTCTTCATCTGTTTCGTTTTTGTATATTGCCCCAAATAGATAATCCTTCCATTTAGCATTGCTATTTATCTTTTCTGCAATTTCTCTCCGAGATAAAAATAAAGATTGCTCTTTAAACTCAGAATATTCCTTAGCCATCTCAAAATAATACTTTTTAAGAATTTGATCTACAATTTTAAATGCGTTCGTATATTCTGGAAAATAAGAAAGAAATTCGCTACATTCATTAATTTTAATCATCTCAAGAATATTTTTGATACTCAAAGAATTATTACTTGCCATTCTGTGCATCATCAGATATTTTGGGTTTTTGATTTTAATACGATTGTAATTCTTATCTACAACAACAAAACCCTCGTAATCGGAAGAAAGTTTTTCAGCCGCAAGCACACAATCATCAATGGTTGAAATATCATAAGATTTCGGTTTCTCAACACCGATGTCCGTTTCGAGTTCTTCGAACGTATTGTTATCACGAGTAGCCAGATGATAAAGTTTTGTTTCTGAATATGGAATTACGATTTTCGTATACGGAGATACCAACTCAAACATATACGTAAAATTTTTATTTAGATTATTAAAATCTAAATCTTTATAATTTACAGCCGTACGAATTAATTCTCCGAAAGTTTTACAAAGACAATACATCTGCGATAAGTCATTTATTGCAAACTCTGTTTTATCAGCATCGATATTTCCGTTTGTGGACCAATGCCAATCTCCATTATCGAACCAAAGCTTCGTCAACGAGCCGTCTTTTTTATCAAGAACTCGTGCACCATTCCAATCTATATCGGCAGCGTTTGGCTCGTGATAGTTGAAAAACTTTTTAAAAGGAAAACAAACAACTTTTAAATCTGATTTACGCAAAATTATTCCACGACATTCCTGAACAATTGAATTCGACAAATCAGATTCCAACTGATTATATTTTAACAGAATATAATCATCGTCCTCTTTTACAATAAGAGAATACGGTGGTTGTTGTAAAACTTCTTTCCAATTCTCTTTATTCTGTCTTTATTCTGTTTGATAAAATCTAACAGTTGTAATTTCATATCAATCCTCAAAGTTTTCTTTAATCAAATAATCATAAAGTTCTTCTGGTGTCCTCATTGGAATCAACGCGCCATGTTCATCGTAAGCACTGTATTCTGGCCATTTCTTTCCGAAGTCAAGCTCGTAGATAAAATAATCAATATCGTTCGTCCCATACGCGTCTATGTCTTTACAGTGCATTATTTTCGATAATAAACTGACAATTTTATCAATACATTTTCCATAAGGCATAAAAATGCTATCGGTAAACTCTTCGGTGAACAAATCATTAATCTTATCTTCCGCTTCAATGCGAGCTTTGATAAAGTTAATGTATTTGCAAAATTCTTCTTTTGTCAGCAAGCACTCACTCTTCTTCGACATCTTCTTCTTTCTCCTGTTTGTTGTTATTCAATATATAAAAATAAATATCAGACGGGTTTTCATCAGTGTCGAAGATTTTATCAAAAACTTCATCTTCCCAAACACCACAATCCATTTCGTATTCAAGTACATCAATAACATCCGTCATCGGTTTCCAAGCATCTTCAAGAATTACGCCGAGCGCATTTTCAATCTTACCGATATATTTATCCTGCGCTCTAACAGCCTTTACAATTTCACAAAAAGCATGATTGCTAATCATTTTCTTTTCTCCTTATATTTTAAATCCTGATGAATACAACAATTTCCTTCATATAAATCCATTCTTAAATCGTAAATATATTTTTTAAACGATTTAAGCGTGAATTTTCTATTGGTTATAAATTTTTCATAATCTTTTTCGCCGCACTTTTTAATCTTCCAACAATACATTTTGTTTACTCTCCGAAATATCTTCTGCAAATTTTAAAAGTCTTACCATAAAGTCAACGATATTATCGCTATCGAGTACCCCGATTTCCCACATATCAACTTTATTACCAACAGCATCCTTATAGTAGCACTGAACAAACATATAAGAATCTTTTTCACAATAATAAACACGAATTATGTTTTCAGAACCTTCGTACTCGTCATTAAATTCCAGTGTTTTTATACTATCTGTATTTTCTTCTTCTTCAAAGAACAAATACATCTGATATACGGAATGACAAAAGCGAACCATATTTTCAACAGACATAGTAAACTCTGTTCCATAAGAAGTAGCATAATCATCTTCCAGATTATTTAAAAGTCCATAATATTTAATCTTGCAAACCTGCTCATTGTCTGAGTCTTTGATGTGTTGAAATTCAATAATCTCGCCGCCACAAGAACACTTTACAAACAAATTGTTTAATATTTCTTCTTTACAATTTACAACTTCATTTTTCATAAATTACCCCAAAATAACTGTCTTAACAAATCCAAAATCAATAATCGCAGCCAAAACAATGATTGCGCAAATAACAACACGATACTTTGTGCTAATCATCTTCACCTGCGGAAATCCAAGTTTATCTCCAAAGATAAACACCGTAAGGAGTGCAAGTGCCAAAGCAATAATCATAATTAAATAAACCATCTGTAATACCTCTCTAAATTTTGTATTTAGATTATACCACAGATGGTTTTAAAAGTCAACTGATTTTATATTATTTTTCAAAACTTTTTCTAATTTTATCGCAAGATTCAGAAATTGCGTCTAATACGAACAATTTAACATTCGGATCGAATTGTTTGCCAGAAATGTTTTTCACCATTTCAACGTAAACATTATTCACCGCAGCGACCTATTCATCTTTTGTATCCAACGAATTAATAATATCAGAAAGCGTATCAATTACACCTTCATAATATTCTGCAACTAATCCATTGCCACGCTCACACGCTTCTGCGTGCATTTTCTTTGCTTCATCTAATTTTTTAACAAGCTCTTTTTTGTCAATCATAATTTATTCCTCTTTCACATAAAATTCTGGATGTTCGCTTTCTTTTTGAATACTGTAAATATAATTATCGGCATAATGTGCATCAACAGCTGGATAATTTCTATGAACGTTTTTCAAATCTGAATTTTCCAATTCAACAACTTTATGAACGTGTCTAAAGCCGAAGAGTACTGGCGGAACGTGTGTGACCAAATCATTGATATTTCTGATTGGATAGAAATTTTCCCAACGCTCCTTTAAAGATTTTTTAACTCTGAACCCCCAATAACATCTGGGACAACCAAACCCAAATCCCCTCATATTGCTACGAAGATCTGGACGATTAAACCAAACATATTCATGTGCAAGCATAGCGATTGCGGATCCATGGGAATAACCAACAATATATACACCTTTAATACTTTCATCCATAATGACATCTTTCAAAAATGGTTTGATTGATTTCCAAACGCGAAGAAAACCGCGATGACATCTCCATTTAATGCCCATATCGGAATACGGTGTAGCAGGAAAGTCGAAGTTATTTTTCCAATCATCTCCGCCATGCGTACACTGAAAATACAAATAAAGAATATTATTTTTAATTTCGTAAAAATAATCTCCATCGTTTTCTGTGTGAATATACGGAGCATTTAAACAGCGTAAGTATAAATCTTCAAGTAATTTCATAAACACCTCTATAAACGAAAATTTGGGGCACTGCCATACCCCATTTTGTTTTTTGAACTTTTAAAGCAAGAACTGGTTAATCAGATATTCAAAAAAGTTTGAGAAGCTGCGATCAGAATCTTTAAAGGTATAATGGAATGAACCATATTTCTTTGTAAATTCATTCATCAAAGTGTCAATTTCCTTATCGAGTTTAGCTCTTTCGGCAATTTTCTCTTCAATTTTCTTTGCTTCTTCTTTTCTCAAAGCGACAGCCTTCTCCTTTTCTGCTTTCGCAAGGGCGGCCGCCTCTTCCTTTTGAGCCAATTCTTTATCGAATTTAGCTTCGTCGGCAACACAATCGTCTGCCTTATCGTAATACTTCTTCGTCTTTTCACTATAAAACTTCATAATAATCACCTCTAATCTTTGGATTATATAAATACGCTTTTCCTTTTGGCAGAAAGAAAGGTTTGATTCGGCTTAATCTTCCTCTCCAAACCAGCGGTATTTGAAAAATTTATCTTCTTCTGTTTTTGGAACAGAAAGAATCAGCGGCATTGAAAGATCGAGGGAATAAATACCAAGAATACTTTTTCCATCTACTCGATACTTTCTATCTTCGCTTTCAACAACAACTTCGCAATCTAGATTTTCAGTAATTTTTGCGAAATCATTTACATCTTTAAAAGTGCGTAAGTAAATTTTCATAAGAACTCCATTTTATTATTTTTACGGTTCAGAATATAATACTTCAAAATATAGGTATGTCGATTTCAACGACTTCACCGAAAGCCTCATTCCTTATAAAGCCTAAACACTATATAATATCTATTATATTCCATGTTAATTGGAAAACCGTCTTGCAAAACGATCTCCTATAATGGCAATTAACTGGTGCCACCTCGAACGTCAGGTGTCCGTCGGACTTCCGATATTCTACCAGCGTATCTTTGATAGATATCGCACCTTGTACTATCGCAACTAACGCGGAAACAATTTTTGGATACGCCCAAGGCAATGTTCGGCCTATGGTGGAAGTTATAGGGATCGAACCTATGACCCTCTGCTTGTAAGGCAGATGCTCTCCCAGCTGAGCTAAACTTCCAAAACGCATAATCTTAAGTTTAACCAGAGTAATTATGCCGATGTAATGATTTTACAAACTCCGCTTTCTCTTCTTTCTTCCCAGAGGTATGAAAGTATACTCTGCATAATGGCTTGGGAAACAGGGTATGATCCTGTAATATTTGAATCAAATTCAAAGGTTTACCAATTAGCCTACTCCCAAATAAAAAATTACGTTTTTCTAGATTTATTTCGTCCATTCGTTGTTGGTAATTGCATATTGCAATTTGGACAAACCCAGCGCAAATTCTCCAATCTATCATCATTGCTGCAGCCATTTATATGATCTAAAATTAAAATTAATGGCTAACCCTACCAGATTGGCTGCATACCACATATCGAACATTTATAATCGCTATAATTACCTTTTGTATACCAATGTCTTAATACTTTCTATGTAGCCGTAGAATTTTCTATAAAAACATTTTCAACACTTCTTTCGATAGAATTTAAACAACTTCCAAAATGACTATAATCAATATTATATTTGTCCAATCTACTTCTTATAGTATTATGATTACTACCACTTCTAGTTGTATAACCTAATTTCAAAATCAAATCATTAAAAGAATTACTTTCTTTTGTTAGTTTTGTTAATTCTTCGATGGAAAAATTATCAATCTATGCCATATTATTTCTCCTTTTTCTAATAATATAACAATGCTTATGCTATTTAATTGATGGCAGCGATTGCAGGTTATGCTCCTACGCCCCAAGAGTCAAATTCTTGTATCCTACTATTAGACTAAATCGCTATATAAGAGAGGTTCTTATGTCGAGCGTGACCTCCCACGTTATACCGATCGTGTATAAATTCTCTATCCGCCAATAGCTTCGGACTGCGCGTATGTATACCTACCGCAGGGTTCTGGCACACCCTCTAAGATTCGAACTCAGATCCCATGGTTTTGGAGACCAGGATAATAACCGTTATACCAAAGGTGTATAAAGTGCGAGTTTTATTCACCGAAAAACTCGCAAAAACGTAACAATCTTACGCCTAACCGAAGTAATTGTCTCGATGGGTGCCGACTTGTGCGCACGATCCCAAACTCCGCCTTCTCTTCCTTCTTCCCCGCCGTATGAAGGTATATGCGGCATAATGGCTGCCAATGCAGGTGCTGCCCCTACGCAAATCGGTTCAAAGCCGACTACACTACTGTTATGTTAATTGGCAATGTTGAAGAATGCAAGATAAATCCTACATTCTTCCCTTGGTCATTCCACGTGGTCCGCTTCTGTGAGAGGCGTGTGAAATTTAAGCTTGCAAGCCCGCTATACAGCGACCATCCGTATAACGTCTTTGGCTGCTCCTCAGAGATTCGAACTCTGGACATCGTGATTAACAGTCACGCGCTCTACCGACTGAGCTAAGAAGCAATATTTGTACAGCTTTGAGATTTTCCGATTCTCAGTAATCTGTCAGTCCTTTGCATAACTGCATTGATTTCCGTTACTTGCTACGGCAGCCTTATCTATAATCCGCTATGCAATTATAGAGTTTCTCATCTCTTCGACTCTTTTTTACCTGCCCTTGCTATATTTACGCAGGATTTCGCGCTCAAGGTGATCATATTCCTCGTAAGTTTAATTTTGAGGGATTTCTGCTTTCTCTTGAGTCTTTTTTGACAAATCGTTGCAACAATTGCCAAATTCTACATTGAGATGAGTTGAATTATTCATATAAAACAAATAATTCGCAGTCCTTATTTCTAAGGATCTTTCCATCATTGATTTAGGTTGTTCATATAAATAAAATGAAACTTATTAGCACCTAACTCAACTTTGTACTTATATTATATCATATTTTTAAAATAAAGTCAACTAATTTTAAACGGTTTTTCAAACTTTTTCGAAAATAGATTTTGCTTTATCGTTGAAATATTTTAAATCTACTGTGTTCTCATATTCGCACCAAGGACAACATACTTTAAATACACGTACATTAGCCTTGGCAATATCTGTCCACGCAATACGACAGCTATTATAGCACTTAGAACACGGCATAACGGCGTATGCTTTGATCTTGTCTGCAAATAAAATTGGTGTTTCATTTTCGTCTTTCGCGTGCATAATGCCATTTTCATCAACAGTATACGGGTGTTCTTCCCCAAAAATATCCTGCTGGTATACGATCTTCTTCTTCATCTTCTTTCGCCTCTCTCCATTTTGCTCTTTTACCGAAATACTTTGAATCAATTCCGATTACAGTAATTCCAACACAATCATCTCCAAAAAGATAAATTCTGTTTCCCATAACTCGAATAAATCTTACACCTTCGGAAGAATGTGCATCTCGAACGTTTTTCAAATACTTTTTCTGGTTATGGTCCTTAAAATCTTCAATCGTCTTTCCACAACTCCAAGCTTTATCAAAAGCGTTTTGAATTTTCTGATGACTTTTGGAATATCCTCTTTCCTTAAATCTCTGATGTGCGTGGTTTGTGATTTGAACTTCCATTTTTTATCTCCTTAAATTTATTTTGTAACTATATTATATCATAAACACAAAATAAAGTCAAGGAGATTTAAATGGTTTTTAAAATTTTTTAGATACTATCTGCCCACTGCGAGAATTTACCACGATAATCTTTGGTAAGTTCAACGACTTCTATGAAATCCTGTTTTTTAGCTGCTTCAATATATTTAAAGAAACCAGAATCCTGCGGGAATTTCAAATCGATCTGTCCAGTATGCCCAAGACAGATAATTTTACAATTATCATGACAACGACTTAAAATCTTTTTGATTTCGTGCGTTGTCGCATTTTGAATTTCATCAATAATAACAAACGCGTTTTGGAAGTTTCTTCCCCGAAGAAACGTTGACGGAATAGCATTTATTGTTGCCGTTCCATTTTTTACATTTTCCATATTATTTTCAGAAACAATAAGTTTTTCTGGATCATATCCACAAGTGGTAATTGCATCAATTAATGGATCAATGTAATAAGAAATTTTGTCATCTACATTCCCAGGTAAATAACCCAATGTTGACTCTTGACAAGGAGAAACGATATAATAAATAGATTCATATAATTTAAACTCATTTGTCATAAGCAGTGCCATTGCTGTTGCAAGCGTTGTCTTACTTGAACCAGCGCAAGCATTACAAAATACACCAATATTGTTTTTATTCCAAATTGCTTCTATAAATTTCCATTGCTCTTCATCAAGTTTAAACGGAAGCCTTTTAAAAAAGATATAATCTTTGATATTTTCTGGTACATTAATTTTCCTAACTGTTGTTTCTGTTGAATTTTTTTTAGCTGCCATATATAAATCCTTAATTTAAATTATTTAAATATTCAATAGCTGAGGTTGCCGCAATTGCACCGTCATTTATTGCTGTCGCAATTTGACGAATTTTTTTCGCCGTTATATCACCGCAAGCAAAAATACCTTTTTTCGAAGTCTCTTTCGCTTCATTAACAATAATATACCCCTTTGTGTCTTTTTCTGCTAAATCAGTAAACGTTTCGTTGGGAACTTGCCCGATAGCAACAAAAACACCATCAGTCGGAATCATTTCTTTGTCAGTAACAACAGCGGTAATTTTACCTTTTCCGTTATTTCTCTCCGTCAAAAATCCTTTTGTCGAAGAATTTTTTACCCATTTTATATAAGTATTGTTTAAAATTCTATCTTGCAAAACTTTTTCACAAAAGAACTTGTCAAAAAGTGTAATTATCGTAACACTCTTGCAATAATTTGCAAGAAGAAGAGCATATTGAGCGGCGGTATTACCATCCCCGATAACGCAAACATCTTTCCCTTTATAAAAAGGTCCGTCGCAAATAGCACAATAATTCGCCAAATCTTCCCCAGCAACACCAAGTTTTTTATGCTCTACGCCGTTTGCAAGAATAACGGTTTTCGCAAGATAGTCACAAACCTCATCGTTTATTTTGGCACGAACAATATACTCCGAAGAATTATCTACTATCTTTACGACTTCTCCGAAAATAATTTCTACACCAAGATCTTCAACTTGTTCCTGCATTCTGAAACCAAGCTCTTCTCCAGAAATCTTCTCAAATCCAGGGTAATTTTCTACTAACGGCGAATTTACCATTTGACCGCCGATAATGTCCTTTTCAAATAAAACAACTTTTTTATCGGCTCTCGCTGCATATATGGCAGCGGTCATTCCTGCTGGACCGCCGCCAACAATAGCAATATCATACAAATCTTTTTCCATCAATAAAGCTCCGAAATATCATCAATGAGTTTATCTACGATACCATATTCAACCTGTTCCGCACCATTGATAAACCACTCCGTCTTTTTCTTCCGACCATAAAGTTCTTTAGAAATCTTTGTTCTATCAATAACAAAATCAGACAAAAGTTTAAGCTGCTTCGTATACTGTGCCTGATGAGTGCGAACCTGCTCTGCAGTTCCTTCCATTGCGCCGCTTCCCTCGTGAATTAAAGCCTGTGAGTTTTTCAGAGCAAATCTCTTGTGCCCAGCAAGCAAAACATAAAGCCCGCCGCTCATTGCAACGCCGAAGTTAATCGTATATACTGGTGTTTTTGAAATAGCAATCATATCGAGCAAATGCTGCGTTGCATCAATTTCGCCACCGTAAGAAAAAACAAGAATTTTAATTGGCTTTCTTTTCTCAACAGGAATTTTCTTTTCATCATCTTCTCTGTTGAAAGCAATAATCATTTTTGAAAAATCAATTAAATATTCTCTATCGATTTCATCTTCAAGATACAAAGTACGATTTTTCAATCCATCATAATACATCAATCTTCTTGGATCGGGAAGAGTACTATCTTCTGGAAGTGCAACCGCGAGGGGAATTCCCTCAAGGAAATCAAGATCTTCAATTTTCTTATTATTATTTTTAACCATTCTTTACCTCTTCTTCATTATCAATATAATTCAACGTTAAATATTTATTAGCCAATTCTTCATTGACAAACAAATTATCTACCGTCTTATCCATAATCATATAAGGTTTCTCAACACCTTCTACAAAATATCCGCAGAAATGATCTGGTGTAAGATTATACATTGTAAGATAATCTGACAACCATTTATCATCGGTTGCTTCTCTTTTTACAAACTTTGTATCGATAGCGTCTTCAAAAATCTCTATCGCCTCATCGTTTTCTGTTTCAACAATTACATATCTTTCATCAACTTCTTGCATATATTTATCTCCTTTATGCAAATTTCTATAACCATTATATCACAAAAATACTGAAATGTCAACTAATTTTAAGTGGCTGCAAGCATTTCCCCAAGATAAGTTTGCTTTTTTACAACACGAGTTGTCTTAATTGCGGTTGTAATCGCTTTCGGAGTTCCTATAAGCGCACAATACTTTTTAGCACGCGTTATTTCAGTATAAAGATGTTCCTTACTCAAAAGATTAAAAGAACCTTGATCGCAAACGGCAATTACATAAGGGTAACCAGTGCCTTGAAGTTTGTGCGTGGTAACTGCGTATCCGAGCTGTAAATCTCCTATTTCCCCTGGACCGTAAAGCATAATTTTATCGTCTATTTTTAGCAATAACGTATCTCCGCAAATATCATATACAGTACCAATATTGCCATTGAATATCGGATAATTTATACCTTCGATTGTTTCTGCTTTATAATTATTCTTTGTAACAAGAACCTTATCGCCTACATGAAACGTTATTTCATAAAGAACTTGATCACTATATTTATGTGTAAGTACTTTATTTTTCGGAAGTTCCAACAAGTTTTGAATAATCTGATTTACACACCTTGCAGAAAGCGGACCAACGGCTCTTTTTGCAACAGCAATAATGATATCGTCAATTGAAATTTTGTCTTCGTAATAAAGCTTTTTAAACTTTTTGATAATCTCATTTAAACAATCTTGCGTAGTGTTTTTTGAAATTATCTCAAAATCTTTCAATTCTCCGTGAATTTCATTCCCTATAAAACCGTTGCTTGGCAATATCTGTTCTTGGTGATATACTTTTAAAGAATCTGTAATAATGCCAGATTTTTGTGCCTGTCTGAAAATCTTTGTCAAATATGCTTGCGCAATTTTTCCAGAACCTTTGATATCGCTGATTAAATTACACAAACCAATCGATTCGAGCTGCCCTGGATCGCCTATCATTATGAGCTTTGTTCCAGTTTTCATGGCTCTCAATAAATGCAAAAACAAATCGCCGCCTACCATACTTACTTCGTCCAAAATCACAACATTTTGTTCCAACGGATTATTCACATCTCTGTCAAATTGTGTCGTAAACCCGTTGAACTCCAAAAGGCGATGAATTGTTTTTCCTTCCTCTCCGATGGTTTCTGAAAGGTTTAAACTCGCTTTTCCAGACAATGCGCAAGAAGCAAAGCTATATCCGTTTCTTCGAAGTATGCGAGCAACTGGATACATAATTGTTGTTTTTCCGCAGTTATGCGTAACAAAAATACAATTATTCCTACGCAAAACAAGCATTGTTGATTCTACCATAAAACAGTATTTATAACCGTCTTCTGATTTCACTTCTTCGATTTTTGTCTTTTTATGACAAACTCTGTTATCATTTCCAAAACCAACAAACACATTGTTTGAAATAAACACTGCATAGTAAACACTTTTTCTAATATATTGTTTTCCAGAAATGAAATATCTCCTTCCTTTTCTGTCATCAATTTTTATTGTCGCTCGATACCCACAGGACGTAAATGCAAACTGAACAAAATCGGCATTTTCTTTTACAGTAGTTGAAAACTTCTTTTTCTCTTTATTATTTTTGGTTTTCGTAATACTGCCGTCCCAATAAAGAATTTCATCGCATATAATCTGCAGCTGTTTATTTGTGCAATGATACCAAAACTCATCAAATATTTTAGTTCTCATTGGTGCTTTGATATAAAAATCGGTATATCCTTTTGCAGCAGAATTATGCTCTTTAAAATCTATCTTCGCATCTAAAAACAGTTTTCTTATACGTTCTTTTTTTCTGTCTTTTTTAATATGAAATCTGCAATACTTATAAGAGTGTGAATTTGTTTTAAACTCAACAGAAGAATCAAAAGAACCGTCGCAGATAACTGCGCACATAACGCGAATTTCCTCATCTGTTAAATTTATTCCATTTCCGCTATAACTAAAACCAGCTTTAATTTTTCCAGAAAAACCAGAACGACATAACTCTTGCTTTTCTTTTATCTCTTTGATCTTACAAGAATCGTGTGTTTTTTCGTTCTTCCAATATAACACATCGTGTTCTTCGCAAACCGTTTGATTGATACCATATTTTGTTTCAAAATGATATAATTTGTCGCAAGGTTTTTTAAAATACATCAGCGGTTTTGTCAAACTCGCGCTACCGTCTTCATTATATTGTAATACCCTTTCGCCGCTTTTATATTCTGAAATCTTTTTCCATTTTTCACCATTGAAAAATTCAGTATCTTTGTCTACACAACCAGCGTTTGCAGTCAAAAGGAATACGTTGTTTTTAAATATTTTATAAATCGCATCTTTTTGTTCTTGCGTATACTCAAAACCAACCGTTTTTTCACAATCTGCAATCGTTTCGTCAATATGTTTCACAGGGAAAACTTCAGCATCTCGAAGACGAACAAGTTCATCGCAAATTCGTTTTTCAAGCCTATAATATTTATTCAAACCGATTCTTTTTGTTTGTTCTTCGTAGTGTAATTTTTCTTTGTCAACTAATTCACGAAGTATTGTTTTTGCTCTATCTTTAGTGATAACTTTAGAAAGACCAAGAATACTTGAAAGTAAATTCTGTAATGTAACCCAAGTATGTCCCTCTGTTTCGGCTATTTTCGTTAAAAAATAGTTTATATAAGCTTTAATTCTGAATTCCGAATCTTCTGCTACACCCATTTTTAACGCCAAATTATCTGCTTTTGACCAGCCAATTCCGTCGCATTTTTCAATTAAAATATACGGGTTTTTGTTAATATCTGCCATCAGGCTATCGGCAGATTTATACTGCTCAATCAAATCGTCTGCTAATCTCTTTGACAAACCAAGCTTTGTGAAAATTGAATACACCTCTGCGCGGTCATCTACTCCTTTGAATTTTGCGACAATATCTTTAGCTCTAGTAAACCCGATACCTTTTATGTTACACATTTCGCTAATATCGCCAGATTTAATAAGACCGATTGGATCTTTGGTATATTCCATAAAATTCTCAACTGTCTTTTGTGGTAAAATAGTAAGAAGGAAATTCCTTACATCTTCTTCTGTTTTCAAAGATACAATCGAACTCATATAGCATACTTGATATGTGTGCCCATATTTTTTGCTCATTTCATACTTTGCATATACACGATATCTTATATTTTCTTTAGCAAGTGGCGCGTATCCACACAAAGGTATGATGCCGTTTTTGATAGTGTTTTTCCGAATTTCTCCAACAAAAACGGAATCAACTTGAAAATCGAAAGCACACCAACCGTTATAATCTTTTTGCGCCTTCGGAAAACGTACTTTAGTTACATACCCTTCAAATCCAACATCGGCGTCTTCAATTTCATATTGCATAAAACTCACCTCTTACTTTTAGATAGATATATTATACCACAAATAATAATTCCAGTCAAGTAATTTTGACTGGAATTTTAAAATTATTCTGCTTCATTTCCTTCTTCTATACCATCATCGTATCCAGCGTACCACACTTTTTCATAAAGTGCGCCGAGATCCAAAATTTCTATAAAATCAAATTCTCGATTAATCTTTAAAATTTTTTTAATTTCTTCAATAAATTCATCATTTTTCATATAATTTTCCTCTTAAATTGCATAAAATTTAGATTTCATCGTCTTCATCATCCGATAAATTTTCTAACATAATAAGTTTATTTCGCTGCATTTCATCAGATTCCATATTAATCCACGGCAATTTTGTGGCAAAACTCTTTGCTTCTGGCTTCCATAGTGAATAATATGGGCAACAATTTCTTCCCTCTTTTGGCTGATCTGGGTTATTATTGCAAAATTCACACCAATAACAAAGTGGTGTTGGATGTGGAACGTAATCTTCGGCTTCAATTGAATCGAGTAAAGTATTGATTTTTTTCATCCCTCTATCAACAAAACCTTTTGTTCCAGCGTGTTTAATTGCTTCTGCAATCGGAAACTCATAAAAACAATCTACTTCAGTTTGCTCCCCATACATCTGTTTTAATGCTTTCACATATACAACAAATTGTAACGGCGTAATACATTTGTCATCTGAATAAGCTTCAGACGATGTTTTTAAATCATGAATAATATATTTACCAGTATCTTTTTCCTTTAAAACCCTATCTATAAAACCGTGAAATTCATACTTTCTATGTTTAAATTTAAACGGTAATTCCGCAGCAACGAGTTCAAGATTTGGATTTTCTTTTAAATAATTTTCTAATCTATAAATACCACTTTCCAAAAACTGCTGTGATTTCATCGCAAAAGATTTACCATATTTATCTAATTCTACCCATTTATATCCAAATTTTTGCGACAAAATATTCGTCCCAAACATATCACCATCGCGGTCTCTTGAATTCTTTTTTGGCAAATTTACGTTCAAAAAATAATCTTTAAGCATATCGTAATCTATTTTCTGACCACCGAGAATCTGCGAGGTAATAATTTCATTTACCTTATGAATAAGTAAACCCATTGCAATTGCTGGAGTATCCTGACTTAAAAACTTTTTGTCTTTATATTTCAATTTGAATTTATAATGACATTGCTCATAAGTTTCGATTTTCGAATAACTATAATTTTCCAATCTTTCTTTTACTTTCTTTTCATCTTCCATATACACCTCTATTTACACAACGGAATAATATTTAATCCACTCTTCTTTTTCTTCGAGTTTTACCCAGTCTCCGTTTTCATCTTTTTTACATTTATTCTTCATTTCAAAAGTTGCTCTCAAACAAACATCTTTATCGAACGGTGCCATTTGATATTTTCTTTTCTCAATTTTAACAACTTTTTCTTCGCCAGTTCCAACGTTATATAAAGATACTTTCGGAGAATACTTTGTGTTTATATCGGTTACATACCAAGTACTTGATTTTCCTTCGATTTTTAACGATATATAACCCAAATATTCTTTTTCGTCTTTGATTCTTTGTGCAATCGGATATTCTTTATAAGTAATATTTTCCAAAAGATAATTTATGAAACCATCTTTATCTTTCAAACGATATTGTTTTTCTGTTTCCGTTGCATATTGCAACATAATATCTCTATCAATCACACATTGATCTTTTTTAATTATTGTCTTCGAACCATATTGATTGTAAATTTCCACAATCTTTAAAAGTTTTCCGATACTTCCAAAATCAGAAAAATAACCAAGTTTAATCAAAATATCTAACTGCCTCGAATCGCCGGGAAAATCTTTAAGAATTTCTACAAATGAATTATATTGTTTCGATTGTGATAATTCATAAAGTTTATCGGAAACGTCAGCGTTTAAATATTTAATAGATTCCATTCCTTTATAAATAAATTTATTTTCTTTGTCGAAACTGTAATCCGCTTTTGAGTGTCCAAATCGAATATCTCTAATCGTGATTCCAATTTTTTTAGCATAATTCGTAATCGCAGTTATTTTATCTTTCTTCCCAGTAAAAATATTAAATGCTGCAGTCAAAAATTCGAACGGATAATAATACCGTAAATATCCAGAGATATAACCAATACAGCTGTAAGCATCCGAATGATTCCAACTAAAAGCATATGCAGACGCATCAAGTATACCTTGTTTAATCGGAGGAAAAATTTCTTCCAATTTATTCTTATCAACACCATACGTTTTATTAGAATACTCAAGGAATCTGTCATGCAATTCATCAAGCAGTCCCGCAGTTCCTTTCTTTTTTGCAATAGCACGACGAACGTTGTCAGATTCAGCATCGCTGTACCCACAAAATTGTTTACAAAAACGCATGATATCTTCTTGCATAGTTACTCGACCAAACGTAATAGCGAGAAATTCATCTAATTCTTTAAATCCACTAATAAGAATATCACCATTAGCAACATCATCTCTAAAGCTGGCACAACCAGGACGAATCAGTCCGTTCCCAAAACTAAACCATTTAATATAGGAAAAATCTTTATTATGTTCTTTTGCGATTTTAATTGTTTCATCGGACATAAACTTCTTTAAATAAGATTGTGCAGAACTAGATTCCCATTGGAAAATCAGCGTTGTGTCATCTCGAATATCTCTCCACACCTTTTCATCGTTTAAGTCTACATTGTCTGGAGTAAGTCTTTCAATTCCAGCAAGCTTACATGTTTCGTTAATAACACCTATATTATCAAGACCTAAAATGTCTCCATATGTTCGGTTAGTTAGAATTGTCTTTGTATTTCCAAATATATCCACCAGATGTTTTAGTAAGACCGCGACAACAATTTGATATAGCAACTTTACATATATTATTGTCTTTCGCAGCACTTACAATCGAATTATATTCTCGAATTAAATTACCGTCCAAATCGAACATCAACACCGCTCGACTTTGAGCTTTGGATATAATTTGTTTAGTTTGTTCTGTATGATGCTTGCCATAAAATGAATTTAACTCTCCAATTCTTTTTGAAGCGTTTTCGGACATTTTCTTTAATGTTTCTGACGAAAGATTTTCTCTTTTATGGGTAATGGATGCTTCTTTGCGTTGTTCTTCAGACCATTTGTGTCCATAATTTGGATTCCTCTCGCCAGACCTTTCCAACTGTCTTGCTTTTTCTGACAGTTTTGCCCTTGAAGCCTCAGAATGCTTAAAACCTCTAATGCCATCACCACCGGCGGTTACATTGTAACCATATCTATCATCTGTGGTATTAAAAGATTTTATTAGTTCTTGCTCCATCTTTTTAGCATCATCTTCGTCTAAATTATCTGCAACAATTTCGTGTTCGAAGTTTTCCCAACCATACTTCCTTATTGCTCTCCCGATTGGCAAGTTTTCGGAGTAACCATATCCATTTCTCCATCTCTTCTTTACAAAATTAGAGGTAATTCCGACGTATTTTTTACCATTTATAAGGTTTGTGTGTATATAAACCGTCCACAAATCTATCACCCCCAACTATTATTATTTTATTGATGGGTATATTTGGTAAGACAATTTTAACATTAAGTTCGCTACTCTTAACCTGCGCCATTACGCGCATCTATATATTTCTATATAGTGCAGACTATATCTTCACCCACCGTTTTACGGTTTGGGGTTCTCCACTTCGGGGTGCTTACCCCTACTCCCATTTGGGATAGTCGTTGAGCCTTTTCCTTTTAAGGAACTTGGTTGCTGATTACCAATTTTTGGTTCGATCCTTAGAATTTTTTCATAGACCATCTTGTATATTTTTTCTGCTTTCGCTCCATCACGCTTACCCTTTCGAGTTACGTTGTGGCATACAAGCTTTAAGGTTTTCCAGCAATTCAGAGAATTATTATTGCGCACCATCTCTGGGACGCCAGCCTATTCATTTTAGTTTAAGCTTTACATACATTTGCCCGTCCAACCCGTGCATATCAAGCATTGAAACTGGATATGGAGATGTTGCTATCGAACACAAGCCAATATCTTCTTCGATATTTCTATCACTTACCAACACGCCGCTTGGGTGTGTTCCTAATGAAACAATCGTTCCGCTGATAATATCAACATATTTGAAAACATCTGGATATTGCTTTCGCATTTCTTCTTCGCGACCAGCATCAATACTTTTGCTTATGAAATCAGAAATTGGTAAATATCCTTTATCTTCCTTATCTTTTCTATATAAAGCTCGGCAAATATCTTTAACTGCACCTTTTGTATCGGCTGTATTGAACGTAATAATTTCAGTAGTACGAATATTAGGATTAATATCAAGAAGATCCATTTTGTCATGTAATAGGAAATATTTAATTTTATCTCTATCTTTTGAACAATAGTCGGTATCAATATCTGCGTTAGTTACACGGGAAGGATTCATAAATCTGAAAAAATTCAAATGGAACTTTAAACTATCCATTTGAGTAATCCCCAAAGCATACGCGATAAGGCTTCCAGACACGGAACCTCTACTATATCCAGATTGAACACCGTTGTTTCTTTCCCATTCTCTTATATAACTTTCAAGAAGCATAAAGTCAATCGCGCCAACTTTTTTATAGACCTCAAATTCCTCTTTAATTCTCGAAACGACTTCTTCTTTTGTATATCTTTCGTGTAAATATTTATTGTTTTTATACCCTTCATTAATCTTTTGTTTAAATGTCTTTTCGGGATCTTTATAAATTTTTGGATATTTTGTATGTCTATCAATTTCAAACGGTTCAATCATATTAGCCATAACATTTGTATTTTCTATGGCTTCCATATACGCCTGTTCTGGAATTGAATTTTGTTTACGATATGCTTCTACAAGTTCATCATAAGTTTTAAAAATTAAGTCCCAACCCTCTTCATCTCCGAAAAAGATGTCTTTACCTCTTTGCAACACAGATCTACCTTCTGCTTTTTCTGCGTTCAACGAGTGTGTATCGGTACCAGCGATAAGTCTAATTCCAGTTTCAAGACTGATTCGATAAAGTTTCCTATTATAAGCAATTTGATCGCCTACGTTGTGATGTTGAACTTCCAAAAAACAACGATCTTTATGCTCGCAGAAAAATTTCAAAAATTTTCCCTGTACATTATTCGTTCCGTGGTTAAGCGGACCACCAAGACAAGCACTTGTAACAATAATATTATCCGATGTGTTAATAACGTCATCAATCGTAATCCTTGGAACATAATAAAAATGGTTATCCGATCTATTAAATGATTTTGTCGAAAGAAGATTTAATTCTTTAACACCTTTAATATTTTTGGCTATCAAAACACAGTGATAGTTATCTCTTACTTTTTCGTCCAACGTTTCCGTAAGATAAAACTCTTCGGCATGAATATATTTCATTCCAGCCTTTTCAATATCTTCTTTTTTTAAATCCCAAGCAAAAACAGAACCGTGCTCGCTAAATCCGAGCGCAGACATACCACATTCTTTTGCTCGCTCGATATAGCTTTGATACTTCGTTACGCTATCAATATTAGTAACGCCATTTGACATATCGCTATGAAGATGATATATTGTATAATTTCCCATTACACTTCCTCTAATTCATTCTCTAAAACTTTTTCAAAAATCGCTTTACCACAATCTATCGGTGCGCCCTTTGGCGGTATCGTTTTATTTTTCTTCCAATTCCAATATTTAATATTTAAAGTTTGCATTACCGCATAATCTTTTAACGTTTCAATATCATTCATCGTTTCTTCTATTTCCAAATCTTTGTCAAGAAGAAAAACAATTTCTTTTGGATTCGCCTGAATAATCAACTTCGCTTGTTGTGTTGAAAGGTTATGCGAACCAAGTGCGACGGAAGAACCGTAACCGTATTTATCAGCAAGCATACACGATTTTTCACCTTCGAAAATAAATAGTCTATCGCAACCGTTTATGCTCTCATAATTCTCTGCGTAGTTGAACAAAGACAAGCTTACGTTTCCAGGCAGTGGGTATATATACTTTGGAACACCTTCTGGCGGAGTTCCGTTATATCGCCCTTTGATTGCCATTATTCTTCCTGTGTTTGCATCGCGCCAAGGAAACACAATTCGATTATCATCTATATCAAAACGGACATCATATTTTCTCTGTGTGTTTATATCAATGCCATCTTTTATCCAAAGTAGGTTTGTAACATTTATATAATCATCAAGAACGGTTTCATCGTAAGTTTTAATCTCTGGCGATTTATCTTCCCCTATCCGATCATAAAAGCCTCCGAACAAAGTTTGCTTCTCTTTCGGTTGCCAATCTTCTCCAAGCCCCAAAACAGATTTGATTGATGATAGCACAGTGCGAAAATCAACATCGCGATTTTTCATAATATAAGCGATAACATCGCCGTTGAATTTATAAACATAATCGGTTACGAAAATGTTCGGATTGTTGTTGAGATGAATTGAAATATTTAAACCGCTCTCCGAATCATCGGAGCGCGCAAAACGAACTTCTTTTGAATTGACTTTGAATTTTGCGTAGTCATATTTTTCAAGAAGTTCGACCAATTTATTCGGTTGTTCCATCAACATTTCTTTAAGATCCGAAAGCATATTTTTGTCCTTTTATTCTTTATATGAAAATTATACCACAAAACTAGTTATTTGTCAACTAATTTTGCGGCATAAAATCGGTCTTTTATTTACATTTTTTTATTGCCCAATACGCTTGTGTTTCGGTCTGCATTTACAAGTTTCAGAAAACTTTGCATGATCCCCGTCATATTTAAAAATATAACCAACGCCAGTATCAGAACTGTCGGCTCCGCTTCTCGTTTTATTGAGAAGCACACAGCGATAAGTTTTATCTTCTTCTGGAACAAAATCTTCTTCCTTCCAAGTTCCGTCCTCTTGCAACTGCGAGCGGAACGGCTTACAATCATAAGGACTTCCTGGCTCAAACTCTTCGGGGTACATCTTTCTCATAATAATCAAATTCGAAAGAACTTCCTTTATCTGCTTTGAATTGCTCAAAGCACTTTCCGTTAAAAACAAATCTCCGATACTCGTTGCTGTCAACTGAATCGTATAAAGACCAATCATATTTTGTTTCTTCGCAATCGAGTCCAAAGCGCGAGCATCTTTAATAAGGTTGATCCAGAAATTATCATTTGTATTTCCTTCGCCCAAACTTAATTTAAAAGTATCAACAACAAAGAAATCAATCCCGTTTCTTAAAGCTTCCTTTCGAATAAGCTGATTACTTAAATTCGCATCCGAGTCAGACATTGAAACAATCTTTAACGCGTCTGCCATATTCTCTTTCCAGTATTGATTTGCTTTTCTAATCATATCTCTATCTTCATCTGTAAGATCGCCTGTCTTCAACTTTTTCTTAGTAATCTTCCAATAACAAAAATATCTTGTCAATATGATTAAAAGCATAATAACTTTCAAATCTTTAATCGTCATTTCATTGGTAACAAAAATTCCTCTTTGTCCATGAGATATCAATGAAAATACAATATTTAATATAAGCGTTGTTTTGCCATTGCCAGAATGGCTTGCCAAAGCCGTTGTTGTTCCTCGCGCTAAACCAAGAATGTTTTTAGATAAAAACGGGTACATATAAATATCATCGCCATTTATATCTTTCCCAGCATCGCCGAAAGAAATTCCTGCACCCTCACCTTTCATTAGATCGGCTACAAAATCATCATCGAAACTAACATACTCTTCGCCAGTAATTTTGCTCGACGAATTATTATTATCAATGGAAATTTTGGAAAGTCTTTCTTCGTACCAATCAATTACGTTTTGGCACTCGAAGTTCTTAAACAACTTAATCGGAGTTATTTCCTTACCTTTATCGAGCGTTACCTTTTCGAAAAGATTGAATCCGTTGTCGTATAATTTTAGAATTACATTACTCTTGTTGAACTTATCTGCAATTGCATCCCAGTTTTTAATATCAACAACACTCATCAATTTCTGAATTGCTCTAAAGCCACCCATTCCATCGAGGCGGTCTTTAACAGTTTCTTCGCAGTTAGACAAGATCGTTACTTCGTCCGTTACCGAGAAACCTTTTTCGCGCAAACTGCGAATTAAGCAAAATAAAAATCTACCCTGCTGCGTAATGAAATTATTTTCTGTTACGCATTGTTTAATATCGTCATAATAAGTTAAATCAGAAAACAAACACGCAAGATAATTCCCTTCGATTGTCATTCTCCCTTCGAGTAACTCTTCAGGGTATTTTTCTGTGATACCAACAACAAACTGCTCTTTATTTAACATTCAGCCTCTTCCTCCAGTTCAGCAAGTGATTTTTTGCGTTTAGAATTAGTTTCTGCATAACTTCCCTTATTCTCTTTTACATCCATATCATCTTGCTTGGGAGCGAGTGCCTCTGCTTCTACTTTGTAATTCGGTAAATTATTATTAATAATTCCGTTCAAATATTGCAAACTCGCATAAGCAGTATAAATGTCTTTCTTTTGGAATATTTTCTGCAAATTCCACTTTTCAGATTTAAGATAATAAAGCAACGTGTCTTTATCTGCAACTTTTTTCCATTGCACATAATATTTCCACAACATTGTTTTGGTATCTAATTTTTTGCCAATAATATCTGTAACTAAATCATAAATCGGAGAAAGCTCTTCTTCATTAACTTTTGTTTTTCCGACCGCGGCGTTTTCTTTCCATTTTCCATAATGATCCGCATTTACAAAATAAAGTTTTTTATTTGTGGGTAATTTAATCGAATAACTCGTTGTTGTTTCCAACATTTGCCCACAGCCACATTTACAATAACTAAGTGCCATATTCTCTCCGATGTTTATTACAGGGCGAGAAAAATCTCGCCCTTATAATTGTTCTAATTACAGACCAAGGATGGCCTCTACTTTTGCAAGCTCTTCAACAGGAAGATTGTCAAGCTTTGCTTTTTCCTGACCATTGCCATTCGCGATAAGAATTGCCTTAACTTGATCTTTTAATTCTTTACCAGCGTTTTTAAACGCTTCGCGAACTGCCGCAAGTCTTTCTGCCAGCGAATAAACCTCTTCATCTTCGCTTTCCGAACTATCGACATCAAAAGGGGGTTCATCTTCTTCAACTTCATCCGCCGTGTTCACAACTGGTTTAACAACTGGCTTTTCCTCAACAACTGGTTTGTCTTCTAATTTTGCCTTTACTTTAAAACCAGAAAGTTTTGACTTTTCCATACCGCCTTCAACAGTCTTAATAAAGTCTGCTGCCATATTATCTTTGTCGAACACCATATATTCGGGAACAGTACCAGCTGCAAATCTACCGCCAGCATCGATCATTGGAGTTCCACGGAAATAAAGTCTACGTTCCGTATCGGTAACAACATTCTTCTTATCATTGCCGACCTGCTTTGTTTCGAGCGTTCTGTCAATAACGCCAGTAAGACATACGTCGAATACATCGCCGAACGCGGCTTCATAATCGGCGGAAAGATTGGAAGTCAACTGCTGATATCCATCTTCTTCGAGCGCACCTTTATCTTTAATCGTCTTCAACTTCGTGTGCGCAATTACCCACGTTGCAAAACCGTGCTGTTGCAAATCGGAAAGATAAGGCTTAATTAAATTGTTCGCGGAATACTTTTCGCCAGCGGTATAGCCGCCCATTGCCGCCTTAATCGAACGGCAAGGTTTCTGAGGGTTTTCCTTATTGCTAATCGCAATCGTTTTCTTGTCTGCAAGCAAAACAAGTTCATCGCCAGTATCGAACGCGACAATTTTAATATGATGTTCTACACCGTTGGTTTCGATAAGCCACTTTTTAAGTTCTACCAAATCTTCCCAACTCGTAACTTGAACACAGTTCAAATTGTCGAGAAGTTTATAACCAACTTCTGCTCCGCAACCAACAAGAAGACCATAAGAAGGATCTCCGTACTTTTCGAGAATTACATCTCTGAAAAGTGTGGTTTTACCGAATTTCTTCGTTGAACGAAGATAAATCGAAATGTTTGCAATATCAGCTTTAATCGTATTAATTTGAGGTTTAACAAATGCCATTATTTTTTATCTCCACTTAAATTTCATCGTCTTCGAAAATGTCATCGGATTTCTCTTCATCATCGTGATGAGGCGGAAGAAGATCTTCATCTTGATAAACAGTGTCTTCGCTCGGAGAACCCCAGTTATTGAATCTGTACTCTGTAATACGAGGTCCATAAGTCGTTCCACCAGCTTTCTTCAACTCTTCTTCCAAAGTCGAGAAACCATACTCAATATTTTCTTTCGCTTCTTCGCCGAGCATATCTTCTGTAACGCGCACAATTTCCTGTCCGTCAATTACATCAATAACCATACCGATTTCTCTGTATTCGCTGGAATCGGTTTCGAATTCACGGAATCTCTTAACGAACAAATCTTTCTGCTTTTCATTCTTTGGAACAATATTTACTTCTACAGGGCAGAAGCAATATCCCTTGCAGTTATCGCCTCTGTAAGAATTATCATAATATCTGGAGTATGCGTTCAGCACAAAATTATCAGTTCCTGCAACATCTTCGAGGCTGGTTCTTCCATAAATAAGCTTTGCGTTGATCTGCATCTTATCTTCTTCGGTGTCCTTCGCAAGATAAATTTTCTTCGGAACAAACGTTTTATAAAAATTTCCTTTGCTCTCGGAATAAGTAATTTCTACTTCGCCAAGAACTCGAAATCTTACATCTGACACTCTTGTGTTTTCGAGAATGTGTTTCTTAACATCATCGATAAAATCTTTTTCAAAGATATATTCCTTATAACCAGCTGGATTTTCGTCCGTGCGAAGATCAAGAACATATTTACCGCCCTTGCTGACAGACTTCAAAACACTTTCATCTTCCCTGTCCACATAAGCAATTTTGGTTCTCGTTGTCTTGTGCGTTTCTTCGTTTGTTACTGGTGCGTAAATTACGGTTTTGCTCTCATTAACATTACCGTTCTTATCACCCCAATAACCAGCTTTAATCTGAAACATGTGGCGATTGTTCCCGTTCATCGCATTAAATTTCAAATTCGTCTGCACCCAACCAGATTCAAAAGTTCTTACTTCATAACCTTTAAACTTCTCATTGTCTTTGACTGCTTTCAGTTTACCTACAAAGGTAAAATTCATTGCCATAAATTTCTTCTCCTTATAATCTTGCAATCTTTCGGATTGCATTTTTTTTCTTTATTATATCACTTTAAAATCTTTTTGTCAAATATTTTTAATCGCTTTTCTTATTTTTTTCTAAAAATTTTCTCTCAAACTCGTACGCTGGTATCCAATCATTATTTTCATCTTTTACTAGCAAATCTGAAAGCATATCAAACAAAAACTTTGGACAATCAACTTCTCTTCCATCGAGAATGGTTTTTCTTTTATCTTCTTCTAGTGCAACTAACCCTGTATCTTCGTCCTCTCTGATTAGATGAAATTCATTGTCTTTGTTTTCTTCGACAAACTTTTTATAATCTTCTGTCAAATCATTTTGATTTCGTTGTTTAATTTTTTCATAATTAAATTTGACCAACATTCCATTCGGAAATAACTCTGGATTATCATAATGTTTTAGACTCGGAAAACCTAGTTCCATATCTTTCGACAATTTACCCTGCATAATATTCGTCAGTGCAATCATCGTTTGAATATCCTGTTTGGAATAATTGCTCTTATTGATTCTGTTAAAATTTCTCACAAACTCTCTGTTCATTTTTATCAAATTCCTCAATATATCTTTCTAATGTTTATAATACTGTCTTCGCCAAAATATCTATTCGCCACATCGGCAATCGCATCATTTTCACAAACAAAAATAGTTTCATCTGGCCTCTGATATAAATCGAAATAAATCGCTTTGGCTAAATCTTCTTTGTCTGAATAAGAAACGTCTATATTATATTCGTTTGCCAAATTCAAACTTCTGCATAAACACGATTGATACTTGTCATCGTCCAAAGGATAAAAATCTTCAGAAAATACAACGAAAACGACGGGATTGTGTTTAACTTCATAATCTCCGCCCTTGATATAAGATTCTGCTTTCTAAGTATAAAAATAACAAGGTTCACGTATCTACGACATAAGTACTACCTCCATTTTATTTTTAATCGTTACTGGCGGGGGAAGTCGGGCTCGAACCGACACAGAGTGCTTTTAGAGAGCACCGCACTACCATTATGCTATTCCCCACTATGCAGTAATTTTATATAATCACGTTTTGTCAAATTTAGATTTGACATCACGCGTTTATAACATATATATTATATCACATTAGTTTTGATTTGTCAAGCGATTTTGCGTCCATTCACATTGTTTTTTAGAAATTTCACAACCGAAACAATTTATATCCATTTCTTTGCAAGCAACCAAAGTTGTTCCTGTTCCCATAAAAGGATCATAAACAACAAAGTCCTTATCTTCTGGATTTGCATAAATTCGAAGCAACTGCTTACACAAATCGGTTGAATAAGTTGCTTTATTCAACGGGCACGGACCGTCATTATTCTTCGCTTCAATGAAATTAAAGATATTTTCATACGATTTCTGCCCTGTTGCGCGTAATGAAATCACCCTTTTATTTGCATAAAAGGTCTTTTCTTCTCCTTTTCTGCAAAATACAAAAACAAATTCGAAAATACGAGTTAGACGGTTTGACGAGCAGTTGTTCGGCAAGGCACTTTTCTTTTTCCAAACAATTATATCAGCAATTGTCCAATTCGTTTCTTCGCAAATCATGTCAACCAAGGAAAACAAATTCGCTGGATTTTCGTTGCTATAAGAAAGATTATAAAGAACAACTCCGTTGTTCACAACAATTCTGTCGAATTCATTAAACAATCTTTTTGTAAAATCTTCATATTCTTCGTCCGTCATATTATCAACGTGTTCATCATATCTAATATAAGAATATGTTCCTTTTTTGATTTCTGTGTTTTCAAGTGTATTTTTCTTCCCCGCTTTTTTGTTCGTATTATAAAACGGCGAAGTTAAAATAAGGTTTATTGATTTATCTTTAAACCCTTTCATATTTACAAAACAATCTTCGTTATAAAATTCACGAAATGACATAATTTTCAACCTTCTAAAGCTTCTAAAGGCGGACGGGTGAATCTACAAGTTACACGCCCAAGTTTGGCCATAAACATTTGCCCGTATTCTTTGTTTCCCACGGTGAAACGAATTTCTACATTTACAAGACCTCCAGTGCAAGGCCACTCTTCAGCTTTATCAACAGTACAAACTACGTCGTTTGGAATTTCTTCTCCGTTCGGTAGTAATTCATGTTCTCCTGGATCGATTTCCAGAATCTCTCTGATTTCCCCATAAGTCTTTCCGTTCAACGTATTTTTAACATGTTTAGCCGTTATAAATACAGGTTTTTCTTTTAATTGTTCCATTTAATTCTCTCCTAAATCAATATGATTTTTACGAATTTTATATTCAATATCTTTTAACTGATCTTTAAATTTCTTATTCGTTTTAACTTGCATAACATCTTTTGAAATCGAGGCGCAAAATTGTTTTGTATACTCTCTTTTTTTTAATATAATCAAAGCTTCCAAGGCGTTTTCCGCTATCGGCGTTCCGCTTTCAAAACATTCTGGATAATTGGTTTTTAGAAATTCAATAAAGTTTTCTTTGATTACTGACTTTGTTGTCATAGCATTCTCCTTGTGTTTTATTACAAAGATATTTTACCATAAAAAAAGAGGAATGTCAAGTAATTTTGACACTCCTCTTGAAAAAATTATATAATAATTGCAGAAATCACGTTTATTTTCTTAATTCGATATTTGTGATTCTTAATGACTATTTGTTGTCTCCTTAAAACGTAGTAATGAGATATATCGCGTCTAGATAAAATGCATAGGTATTTACAACATCTATTCGCTTATATGTCGAATTGTATTTTACGCCACCGTATGTAAGTTTTCCGTCGTAATACGCGCCAAGTCCATACACGTCACTTGATAAATCACGTATTGCAATTATGACAGTTGATTCATCGCCCATCGCGTTCGATACATTACACGCATACAAACCTGTACGTGTGATATTAGTCGGCATCAGCTGATCGACGTTGATTTTATCTGCGCTATCAGCTCTTGTTGCGCTATCAGCATTACCTTTAAATGATGCAGCAGTAAAGCTTCCTGCACTAATGTCTTTACCCGTTGCATTTTCATTAATTGCATCGATAATATTTTGTCCCTTTGTATCTGGAATAGTACTGCCCTCTTCTATTTTATTGCCAGTACCAATATAAATATCGCCCTTATGCGGAAGTTGGTTTCTGTTCTCTGTTGATTTTCTAACAACAGAGGCTGCGGTTTTATTTTGAATTATTATTGCCATAAACAATTCTCCTTTAATTTTTTCTTATTGATTCAAAGTAATCAGTTATAGCTTTCTTTTGTGCATCTGTTAAATTTGTATCATTCTTTATTCTTTCAACAGCTTCTTGATAGCTTTGATTAAAAATATCACCATAGTAAGTTTCACCATTGATTACTTGATTTGCTGGTGAACCCTTCGCCCCATCGCCCCAGCTATCATCGTTATTTGTTTTGCCAGTTCCATCTCCTTCTGGTCCAATTCCATCAGATTCACTGTCAGCAGATCCATCTTTATCTCCCGGCTCTTCTTGTTTATCTGGCATATTTTCACCTACGGAACTTACTTCATCAAACAGCGCAATCAAGTCAGAGGAATAATCGTCAATTTCTCTGAACGGAGAAACACATCCATCTGACCAACCAATAAACACATATCCTTTATAAGGAAGTGCCATTAAAATATGTGTTTCATCAGATTTGATTCTATAAGAAATATCTTCAAAGTTGGCACCGTCTAAAACCATAGTTGCATCAATATCTTCAAAACATCTATAATCAACAGAAATTCTATTTGAAAATGCAGTCGGGAATTGCTTTAATTCAACTATTTCTTTATTATTAATTTTATCAATCTGATCTTGCTCCTGTTTTTTAGAAACAGCATTTATCAAAGATTGATTTTCATATTTAGAATAATCGATTACAAAACCAAAACCTTCCGCAGATACTTCAATTGTATATTTTGGCTCTCCATGAGCAATAATTGTCTCTCTAATATTTGGAAACATTAAAGACAAAGTGATTACCAAAGATGCCAATGCAGTTGAAAATATCGAAAGAAACGATTGTTTTCTATATTTTCCTTTTAAATCATTCGCCTCTACGGTTTTCAGGACGTTCAACGTATCTTCTTTTTGCTTCTTTGCAATAAAAGAATTATTATCTTTTAATTCAATCATTGTCAAAACACGTTCTTCTAAACCGAGATCATCAATTTTCTTTGCTAATTGAATTTCTGTATATTTAAACTTTTTGAAATATAAAACTGGAAACAAAACGGAGATTCCGACAATAAAAATTCCAGCGCAAATTATAAATTTATATTTATAATCCATAATCCAAAAAGCTATCAAAAACGGAATATTAAATAACAAGGAGATTGCTACAGAACACAACCCTGCTTTAATAATATTTTGCTTTTTAGCCTTCTTTTTAAATTCAATCAATACGTTTTCCATAAACAACCTCCTTGTTTAAAATTAACTTATTCTTTTAGCATATTGATTTGGAGAAGCTAATTCCACTCCAAGAACTTCATCAAAATGCTTTTGGAAGTTCGGACGATAACGCCCGAACTTCACTATAATGTTTTTAAACTTTTGTAAAATAACTATTTTATCTTCAATTTCGTCTTCATTAAAACCTGTATATATAACAATATCGTCATCCGATTTTTCTCTAAAGTCTTTAATGAATTGCAAAGTATCTTCAAATGTATCAAGTGGTTCTAATCCACCAATAACAACGGCTTCCGTAATACCGTTATTTAAATATCTATCGATTAAAATCTTATTATCAATTTCAATTGTTTTGCTTTTAACAAGATCTGAATTTTGACACATTCCAATGCAATTAGCTTCTTTTTCGCATTTAAAACTACAAGCCGTAGTTAAAATAAACATAGAAGTTTTTTTATAATTAACGAAATCTTCATATATAATATTTTTTAATTTCATGATATAATATTATCCTTATTCAAAACATCATACCATTTTCTCGCATTAAATTCTTTCTTTCTTATTTTTTGATATCCACTTACTGGAGTATAGAAACCAACAACGCGAGCATATTGATCTGTCATTTGTTCACCGCAAACAGGGCACGTTTTAGTCCCAATAAAAGAATGTTTATGTTGACAAACATTAATCTTCGTTGTAAATGCAAAATAAATTACACCTTTGCTTGCAACATAATTCAACATTTTCCACGCTGTTTCTTCGTTGGGGAAACGATTTTCAATGTCGATATGGGCAATACAGCCGCCACCACATTTTGCATCAAACAAACTTCCCAATCTACATTTTTCTTGAATAGTACATTTTTCTGTTAATGGAATCCACTGGTTAGAATAAATATAATATTTATTTTGTTCATAAATCAAATTATCCGCTTGACAAATAACGCCCGCACAATTTTCCGCTGGAATCATCTCCACATTAAATGTAAAATCACATTCAAAATGATCTTTCACATCATTGATTGTATCAAGAATTTGTGTTGTAAATTCTACTGCTTCATCAGAATAAGATTTATTTCCAAACTCGTCAGATTCAATTAATCCGAATAAATCCATTACTTCATACATTCCGATACCACCGATTGTACAGAATTGCTTATCTAATTCGACAGCACCGTCTTGATAATTTGGAAGAAGACCTTTTTCAATGTTTCTCTTTAAAATATATCTCATAGAAGCTAATGCTTTACAATTAAGCAAAACTCTATCTTTTAATATTTCAATATATTTCTTTTTATTGAATTTAGACTCATAAGCAATACGAACTAAATTTATAGTGCTTACACGACAGGAACCAATACTTAACGCCGTACCACCAATACTATTAATAAACCCACTAATTTTTTTGGTATCGGAAAGAAGTCTACAGCAATTACTCAACACGCCAACATCACCGCTCACAAAGAAATTAGAATCCGACCATTCAATATTATGATTTGAAGACCAGCGAGCAAATTCTTCATCTTGGAACTTCCCATCTCTGTAAAGAAGAGAATATGTCAAAACCGGAAAAGTAAACATTTGTTCTTTTCTAACGTCACTTACAACTTCCATAAATACTTTTTGACATTTAATTAACTCTTCAATTTGGTCGATTACAAACGAGCCATCTGGGAATTCAATACCACCAAACAATGATTCGAGATAAGGTCTATCGAAAATACTAATATTTGTAAATGCACATTGATCAATTCTTAAAAATGGCTGATTTAATCTATAAATAAGCTTTTGGAAATTTTGTCTTAAATATGTATCTGGATCTTTAAGATAATATCCATTTTCAACATCATTTTTCCAAAAATAATATGCCCAAATAAGAATATTAGGAAGACCAACCGCGCCAGATTGTCTATTACTTAAAAACGATACAAACTCAATTACATCATCAAAAAACGTAGTTAAATGCTTCGGTGGCTGATTATTATAGTCAGAAATAAAGAAAAGTCCTTCAGTTGCTAATCTCGTCAAATCATTAGCCCAACAATAAGCGAAATAACTTGCCGTGGAAGAATCGTTCAAATATAATGCTTTACTGAACTCTGCTTCAAGCCATTGCTTCGCAGTTCTCAAACCCCACATTTCTTTAATTTCAAGGAAAATTTTATTCAAACCAAAAAGTTTATCTTCGCTTTTCCCTTTCTCTGTCATAAAGCTACGAATATCTTTATGTCTTGCATTGGCATTTGGATCAATTGTTGCATCCGCCATTGTATCGTTTTGAATAAATTTACTTAAAAATTCAGAAAAATCTAATTGACTTGAATGAACACCATTGATATATTCAAAATCTTCACCATATTTCTTTTTTAAATCTTCAAGGCAACGCTCAAAATCTTTATTTAATTTCAAACTTATTTCCATACACATCAACCCCCAATTTGTTCTTTAACCCATTGAACGGCTTCCTTAAATTCCATAATTCTACCGTCAACATCGAGAACTGGAGCCGTTTGAAATCCCTTTGCCAACATCAAATCCAAATCTTCACAAACATCATATTTGATTTTGGATTGTTCTAACTTCTTTTCTAAAATTTTACATTTTGGACAATGTACAGTATACAAAACAACTTTCATCATTTCACCTCGTCGGAAGAACCGAATCCGCCTTTTCTGCCATTATCTTTTTCTTTTCCATATACGTATTTATCGTCATCGGTAATATAATACTTCGTGAAAACACCCTGTGCAATACGATCGCCAACCTTTACAGAGTATGGCTCATCGCCTTTATTTTCAAGACAAACACCAATCCCCCCGTCATTTTTCTCATTACCGTAATAGGAGGCATCTATAATCCCGGTACAGTTCTTCGGAACTACACCGTATTTACAACCAAGCCCAGAACGGGCATATATATTAAGCACGTTATCAAAATACATTTGTGCTTTCACATCTGTCCAGAAAACGTGCGATTCTTTCGGATTGATAACATAATTTTCCTTGCTGTAAAAATCGTAACCCGCCGACTTTGCATCACTTCTTTCTGGCAAACGAGTTTTTACATTAGGAAACTTCATAAATTCTGGTTTTACTTCTTCAAAACTTCTCATATAAAATTGACCTCTTTTCTTAAAACTTTCTAAACCAAAGACCCTCACCCTTGGCTTTGGAATATATTATAACACATTATAACCCCAAAGTCAAGGGATTTCGCCTTATTTTCAAAAATAAAAAGTTACTTTTATTTTCTTTTTATTTTTTTTATTTTATTATATTTATATTATAATATTATATATAATATATATTATTTAAATTATA